AAAGTTACACGTCGTAATCTGATCGCGAAATGTCATGAATATCCAATTCTTAGCCGAGCTATCAGCTTCACTGCTAAGTACCATATGGGTAATCACATGATTGTTAAGAAGAGATTTGGCGAGATTAATCTCAAGAAATTTGCAGAACTTCCATTCTATATCAGAACGTCAGTCATTGTGAGTATGACTATTCCTTATCCTCATTACAATTTGAGAGAATTTGGTAATGATGAAATGGTTGGTACTCAGATGGATGCATGGTATGGTAACATGTTTACTGGTCTCGGAAATGGCTATGTTAGTCCTTGTAACGTAAATATTCTTCAAGAGATTATGCATAATCATGAACAAGGAACTATGCGTGGCGTTAAAGGATCTGTATATGATCCATGTCCCGGTAGAAAAGTGAAATAATTGAAGAGGTTCATTAATTATATATTAGGTATTGAGAGATATACCTAGTATATAATATAAAATCCATAACTCGGAGGTAACGTGGGTTTACAAGAAGAATTTTTAAATCTGGACTTGAACACCGATCCAGTCGATGTTCTAGGAGTGTATAATCTTACAACTCCTAATAAGGCTTCTGGTCCAAGATTACATCTTACTGGAAGCTACTATGAGCAATCGCTCATTCTGAATAATTCAGAAGTTCCACGAATGTTTACAGGGTTTGAGAAACAATTCGGTTCTTACAATGATTCGTTGCGTGTTGCTAAAACAAACTACGTAATCCTTAATAGAATTGAAAAATTCCCATCCCGTCCAGGATACCACTATACATTAGTTGTAAGAGATCTTATGACAGGTGTTATCGGTATCATTGAAAATAAACATTATGAATCCTTGGCTGAAGAGCATGGATATTTTAAACCTGGGTGTGCTGTAGACAATAAGCATATTGGCACTACTATTGCTCAAGGGGAAGTTATATCAAGAGCGAGTTCTCATGATGAGAACTTGAACTACAAGTATGGGGTAAATGCGAACGTTGCATACATTTCGAAGAAAGATAATATCGAAGATGGTATCATCATTTCTGAAGAATTTGCACAACGTGTGACATATGCTACAATTAAAACTGTAGAAATTACTCTTGGATTTAACGATATCCTTCTAAATATTTACGGAGATGATCTTATTTATAAATCATTCCCTGACGTATTTAGTGATGTTAAAGATGGAATATTCTGCGCAAAACGTAGTATTGACCATTTTAATACTGGTTGCAATACAACTGCTGCAGCTCTTTCCAAGATCGATACAAATGATGAGTTGTACCATGGTGATGGTAAAGTTCTCGATGTAGAAATCTTTATCAATTCTAATGCTGAATTGTATAAAGATAACCTGCATCGTCAACAAATCATCAACTATTACAACATCGTCAAAGATTATAAGACCAATGTGTATAAAGCTCTTGAAGTCCATATCAAGGATAAGAGTGCTAATATCACTGTTGAAGCGAATACTCGCTATGCTACATATAAAAATTACGTAGATGCGTGTAACATGCTTAGTACAGACGGTATTAAATTCAGTAACGGTAGTGGTTCATTCGAATTCGCGTACCTTAAGTTTACAATTGGTCGAACTGTTCCACTATCTCTTGGTTCTAAACTAACCAATAGATTCGGTGGTAAAGGTGTTGTGTGTGCAGTTCTGCCTAAGGAATTGATGCCATTTGATGAGTATGGAAATCATATTGATGTAATACTTAACCCAACTGGTACAATTGGTCGATCTAACAGTGGTCAACACTATGAACACGAATTGAACTTCATTGGAGATCACGTCGCAATTCAGATCGATAAATGTGAAGATCTTGCTTCTAAATACAAGAAGCTTCACACGTTCTATAAGATTGCTGATGCTGAAAGTTCTCAATACTTTGAAAAATATTACAAATCCCTTACAACTAAGCAAAAGCATGAATACTTTGCGAATGTAGTGAAGAATGGAATCTATGTTAGACAACATCCTTTCACGAATATTACATTTGAAAACATGAAAAAGCTTTATATGGAATTTGGAGTTAAACCTTCAAAGATTACCACTGGTGTCAAAGTTATGACTCCTGAGGGTGAGAAAATCCAATACTATAAATCTATATGTCCGGTTATTGTAGGTAAAGAATACATTATGGTTCTTAAGCACACTACCGAAAGTAAATTCTCTTCTGTAAGTGTTAGTGATGTGAATACTTTAGGTCTTCCTCACAAAAACACCTCTAACAGTAAGAGATTGCCATATAGAGCTACCCCTATTAAACTTGGTGAAATGGAAGTTAATATTGCAATTAACCGAACAGATCCACTGATTGTGAACAGACTTCTTGCTGCTGGAGGATCTAACCTTGCTCATAGAGATAAGGTTTCTAAGATGCTCCTTGAAGAAGATCCTCTTGAATATCATGATGTAAATATTAAAAGTGAAGATATCATGGATAGTATTGCATCTGATGCATTTGTTGCAATCATGACTCAACTCGGATACTCAGTATATTCCGACCAAGTATCAGAAACTGTCGAGATCGGTATTAAGAAATAACGATCTTTTAAAAGCTTCCTAAACGTATATATTTAATATTGTATAGGAAGCTAAATTCTACTAAAATTATTTTGGAGGGCTGTATGGCTATCAGTGAAACTAACGAATTCCTTTCCATTGAAATCGATGATCTCTTTGAAGAAGTTATCGAATCTGGCGACATTCGTGCAATCTCGTTGAAAAAGTTTGTTAAAACTTTGGAAAACACCCGCAATAAACGTACTGGCAATCTCGGTGACAGAGATGTAATCGTGTCCGTACAGTCCTTGGATAGTTTGAAATACACGTCTCAGGCGCTTAAAGCGTTTACAAAACGTGCTATTGAAAATGTCAAATCATATGGGAATCCTGAAACTGGTGAATGTTTGGCAGATATTTATATCGCGGCATTTAAAGAAGGTAAACCGACATCTGGTTACAAAGCTTCGATTTTCGATTTCATTAAAGAAATGGGAACTTACCAAGGTGACGAGTCTCTCACTGAAGATGATAATAATCGCTTCTATTTGAGAGACTTCCCTAAGAAGATTCTCGATTCAGAAAAGACCGATTTCTTCATCTTTGCTGAAGTTCAGAACCTTCCATCATTTGATAGAGCAATTATTTCTATCATTGGTGTGCCTGAAGATGAAATTGATGCGATTCGAAAAGCCGCAATTCTGAAAATGTTTGGTAAGTAATTAATAAATATTAATTTCTTATCCGGAACATATCAGTGAGAGAATGAGCTAAACCTCCGATTTAGCTCTTCACCACTAGAAGATTGGTTGCTCTTCTTCTAGTAATGCCGGTATTTAGAGATTAAACCTCTCTCGTTGTCCCGACGATACTATCTCTTAGACCGGCAATTTAATGGATGTGGGGGACGTTCCCCACATCTATCTTTATTTTTTGACTGTAAGTGGGAGTGCAATACATGTTAATCGATATCAATAACCTTCCTGGCGAGGAAGAAGTTGTAACTCGAGTAAAGGAAGATATATTTCTTTACGGTTTAGCTACATTTAGTCGAGCAATTCCATCTGCGTATGACGGTTTTAAGTTCATTAACAGACGTATTTTATACACCTGTTGGGAAAACAAAGTTCTCAAAGAGAAATTTACAAAAATCGTTAAACTTGGAGGACTGGTCGCGCAGTATCATCCACATGGAGATAGTAGTATTAATGAAACTATTATCGCTATGGCTCAAGATGCAATTCAAAATCACCCACTCCTTGAAGGAGATGGTAACTTTGGAAGCTTCGGAGATTTAGATACCGCAAGTCCTCGATATATCGCAGTAAGATGGTCTCCTTTTGGATGGGATGTTGTCGGTTCTATGATGGATACCAAGGTTATGGAAATGATGGATGCTGAAGCAGACATCGGATCTGGTTTGAAAGAACCTAAGTACCTTCCATCAAAAGTTCCACTGGTACTTATAAATGGTGCAACATCTATTGCAGAATCATTTGTTAGTAATATCCCTCAACATAATCTCCGTGATGTAGTTTCAATGGTTGTGAAGTTTATTCGTAACAAGAATATCTCACCGTATGATATTACTCTTGGGATATATCCAGACTATGTAAGTGGTGGAACTATCATCAATGGCGACGATGTCCATAAATATTACTATGATTCTTCAGAAGAATCTGGTCGAACTATCAAAGTTCGCGGTGATGTGGAAATCGATAATGTCAACAATCGTATTATCATAAAATCTATGCCTCATCTCTTTGACTTAGACTCTGTTAAGACTAAAGTTATCGAACTGATGAATGACAAAGATAAGAATGGTAATCCGAAGAATACGATTTTTGCAAACATCAAAGACCATGGTGAGATAAAGAATAAAGGTGAAAATCCTCAGTTCTTCATTGTTTGTAAGAATGGTACAAACCTTCTTGAACTACTCGAAAGTCTTTATAAGAATACGAATTTAGAATATTCTAATAGAGTACAATTGACTACAAATTCTGATGGTAGAATTAATCGTTCAACGATTAAAGATATGATTAAGAATTGGTATCATGCGAACTATGACATTCGTCGAAGAAAGCTTGTTCACTCTATAAATACTTTAAGTAACAAAATCCATATCCTTGAAGGACTTGTTCAAATATATGACGTTGTAGATGACGTTATTAAATTGATCACGAGTTCGAATGGTACAAAGGATGAAGTTATTCAGAGTATGTGTAGTAAGTTCAAACTTACACCTATACAGGCTAAAGCTATTCATGAAATGAACGTTGGTAGTCTGTCAAGAAAGTCTAAATCTGATTATATTGATAACATTGCTAAAACCAAAGAATTGATCATAGAGAATGAGAATAACCTTCTCAGAATCGATGAAATTATGGTTGATGAAGCTCTTGAAGTTGGAAAGAAATATGGTCGTAATAGACGTACCAAGATTATCGGAAAACTTAAAGAACGCAATGATGTCATTATTTCAAATGGAGCAATTCTTGCTACACGAAATTCTGTAGGTATTTTCGATTCTTCTAATGTCATTTCGGGTAAGAAGATTACGAATGGATTCAAAGGTGTTAAGATAAATGGTGTTTGGGTTAAAGAAATTGTATCCTCACATCGTATCGAAAACAATATTGAATCGATACTTGTATTCTATTCAAACGGAAGTATAAGTTCTATTAGTCCTAATGGGAATATAAACTGTTGGATTGGCGTTCAGAATACTGAAGAGAATGGGTACATCAAATCAATTTGTCCAATATACAAAGGTATAAAAGGTACAGTGGCTTGTATAACGGATGATGGTTCTCTCAAACGATTCGAATTGGATTCGATCACTAGTAGAATTGTAAATATTACTACGGTTGTCGAGGATTGTGTATTCATCCCTGATGGTAATGAAGATAAAACTATACTCTTGGTTAACAAGAATGGCGAATCTCTTCATATCAAAGTTGGAGACATTCCGTCTAAAGGCAGAACATCTCAAGGGGTTATGAGTAGTTTTACTTCTGGTAAAGGAGTTAAACTCGAATATTCAGGGTCTAATTCACATTTTGTACTGTTGCTTGAGAATACAAAACTCAAGGATGCGTATGTTTATATTCAGCCGATATCTGAGATTAAAGTTATGTCTAGAACTAATAAACTCAAAAAGATATTCGATTTCTATGAATTCGAATGCCTTGGAGTTAGTGTTGTAGATATGGCTGTCAAAGATCAGTTGGGGATATTTATATCTGACAATAGTACTACAAGTTTGAAAGTATCAAATCTTAAGAATCTGAATTCCCCAAGAAAGATTAACTGTACAAAGGCTTTTGACTTTATTAGTATCGAATTATCCTAAAGGGGTAGGAGGGTTTATGAGTGATTTGGAAAACACTAGACATTCTGATGAAAATCAGAATACCGGGTTATGGTTTATAACTGAACCCGGTCACGTTGAAACTCTTGCTGAACTGTGTAGAATCGGACAAGCTGAATCTATAGATGTTGATAGGATTTACTGGCTAGGGAAAACTAGCCGGAATCTCTATAAACAAAATCAAAAGATTCTGGATAAATTGGCCGTTGAAAAACTGTTTAATGCGGAACTTCGCGAAGCTGTTAACGATTTCAATCTTGCATTGATCGAAAATGGTCAGAATGTAAATGAGCATCTCGAGAAATCTGCAGAGGTTTTGATTGATAAGATTCTTCACCATATAGTTGGTAAGACTTATTCTACTAAGAAAGAGTCTATTATCAACATGATTAAACGGGTTTTATTTAGTAAATTATTTTAATTTTTAGGGGAGTCTAAAATGAATAATCCTACAGTATCTATGCTGCCTAATCAAGGTGGAGGAAATCCCGCATTCTCAAGTGGGTTTGACGGGATGAATGGTGCGCTCAAAAGTGGCGAATTGAAAAAAGTTCAGGGGATAATGGATATCAGTGAAGAGGCTCTCAACTCTGTACCTGATAAAAATTCAATATCTCTCGAATAAAAGAGTTGAACTGTGGGTCGAAAGACCCTCAGTTTTCTTTAAAAAGGAAATGTCATGGATATTAAAGAAGGTGGAATTCTAAGCTATATAACAAGTGTTGTAGATGGTTTTAGAATTCTTATTTCAGAAAACAAGAATGGTTGGGTTAAATTTATGTCAATACTATTGATTAGCATTTTCGCATTAATATCAATATTTTCGACAGTCGGATACTTCACAGAGAAACATAAAGTTACTAAAATTCAACACAAATTGGATAGCATTAACGAAGAGATTCGTAAAAACAATAAAGAAATTAAAGATGTTATTGATACTGCAGGTAAAGCTCTCGATACTATCGATGAGCACACTGATAGTGTTAAAACTATCATCAAATATATCAAAGATCGTAGTGATGGTCTGAAGAAAACTTCTGATGAGATTACTAAAGATATTGAAAAAATGCTAATACGTGAAGAATTTGAAGAAGCTGTATCAAGAGGGTAAGATGAATAAGTTTATAATTCTCATAATGTTTATGATTTTTGGTTGTGGAGTAACTGCTCACGCTGAAGATATGAATGTTACTATAAAGTTCAATGGAAAGGTTTATAATAGACCTATTCCTGATGACTATGTTAAAGCTGTTGAATTAATTCGAAGTCTTGAAAGAATTTCAAACCAACTTGCAGAATCTATTGGAGATTTAAGGGAAGGTATTTATATTGTAGATTCAATTATAGATACTTCTTCTTATAAAGTTGAAGGTCTTATGAAGACCATAAACGAGTTAACAAATCGTGTTGATAGTTTGAATAATGTTATTCTTGAAAAGAATGAAAAACTTGAAACAGATATTGGTAAGAAGATAGATGTTATTGATCGTAAACTCGAAAACACTAATCCTAGGCCGTTGTTTAACTTCGGTGGAAGTGTAATGTATACTATGGATTTGGATAAAAATAAAGTTCACGGTTTAACATTGAATCCTATATTCTCGGTTAATAAATTTTACTTTGGACCGAGTTTAGGAATTGCGGTGAATAGCGATCTGTCTATACCAAGGGTTGGTGGATATTTCGGTTTCTTCTTTAGATAATCATTGTATGGCGGGTTAATTCCCGTCATACATTTTGATTAGTTTTGCGACATTGTATTGTATTAATTATTAATTATCTCGGAGGGTTATTATGGTTTTAAGTTCAATCGACATCAATCAGACTGCAATCGGTGTTAAGCTTGTAAAATTTGAACCAATGAATGTTGACGATTTCGTTAGCACATTTGGAAGAATTGTCAACTCTACTGAAAAAGAAGGGTATGTTGTAAAATATCCTGATGGATACATTTCATGGAGTCCTAAGAAAGCTTTTGAAGAAGCATACTTCCCTATCGAAAATGATAGCTGTCTTGATGAAGAAGATGTCATAAACTTCTTGGGAACAATGGATTCCAAAATTATCGATGATCATACAACGTTTGTAAAGATCGATACTCGTACAGGTTGGACTGAATATGATCTGTCTCCTTGTGTGGATCCTGCAAAGTATGTACACGAGTTTGGCGTTGACGCATGTATGCGTCGGATAAAGGATCGCATTATCAAACATCTTGCTTTCGTTCTTAAATGGGCTAAAAATGGATTGAAGGTTGAAGAAGAGTCTTGTGACTGTTCAACTCCTTGTGAGAATTGTGGGTGTAAATAGTATGCTGACATATGTAACTAACTTTCTGATCTTAGCAGCTATATTTGGAATTATGTTTGCTATAACCAAACTGTATGCCAAGTATTATGTAAAACGATTTGGATTGTCCAAACCTGACAATTTCGCTTTGAACGAATATAACAGTGATATAATCAAAGATTTCATGACAGCTCATGAAGACGATGATGTTCCTGATCAGTTTGATTATGATACTGCTGAAGATCCTGATTTTGATCTCATATATAAATCCATGAGATGGAAGTATACTGTTTACAAGCATCTCAAAACTGGAAGTCTGTATGACGTAGTTGATACTGCTGAAAGATTGACATTTAGTCAGATATCTGATACAGAGTTTGAACTAATAAATATCAGCGATATTGATAAACCTAAGGATTGGATTCTTAGAGATGTCATATATAGTGGTCATAAAATAAAGATGTTGTATGTCAGAGAAGAGGTTGAGTTTTACGAAAGATTTGGTAAAATCTCTGGATCATCTGCTAAAGTTACAAATATTTTGCGCGACTACTCTGATAGTAAAATGAAGAGTGAAATTGAAAATCTTGATAAAGTTGTTAAGAATTCATATAAATGTAACGTTCCTGGAGGAATTCCGGATGTAGTATTGTATGGAATCGCAACTAATCAGAGTCCATCTCGTATATGTAATATCCCTAATGATCCTATAGTGATATTTAGATTTGTTGGAAACAATCAGATCTATACAATGCGTTGGGAGATTTTCAATGCAAGGTTCGAGTCAAACGAAAAATAATATAGGAGGGATACTCCCTCCTATATTTTAAACTTGTGTTCTGACTATATATTTAATATTGGTAGAGTTACACAATACGTGTGTATACTAACTCGATATATAAACAACAATTTGGAGGATTTCATGAAGGTACTTAACATTGGTATCGGTCTCGCTGGAACAAAATTTGCAAGTGCTCTCGCTGAGCATACTAAGGTTTCAAATCCTAAAGGGGTAAACCTTGTAGTAATGAATGTATCAAAAGAAGAACTTGATTCGACAACTACAAAGGTTCATGCTCAAAAATATCTTATCGGGGATCTTGATGGCGGCGCCGGAAAGAACCGTGAAACCGCTATCGAAGCCTTAACAGGATTTGATATTAAAGGTTTCGTTCATACCGTCGGAAGCACCGCTAAACGTGAAGGTGTCGACGTCATTACAGTGTCGTTCTCAACTGGTGGCGGATCTGGCTCGGGTATTGGGCCAGCATTGGTTAACATTCTACACGATCTTGTCGAAAATGCGATTGAAACTGTACGTGTTATCGGTATTGCGCTGTTGCCTGCATTCTCTGAAGGAATTGGCGTATTCAGAAATACACTTCTGTGTATCAATGATATCAAACGTACAATCAAGAAGGGGTGTCGATATACTGTAGTTGAAAACAACTATCGTAATATCCCTGGTGGCGGATCATTTATCGAACGTAGAAACTTTATCAATAACTATTCTGCAAATCTTATCGCAGATTATCTTATTGGTAATCATTCCAAAGTTTCACGCCTTGGCGTTCTGGACATGAATGATCGACGTCTTGGAATGTCTTATTCAGGACTTCATGGATTTGCACGGTTGAAAGAGTATGAAGTAGTTCCTTCAACTATGATTCTTCCTGGAACAAGTCATGTAAAACATATCATGGCTGAAATCCCTGAAGACTGTGCGGATAATTATGAGTCTGCTGTACATAATAGTCTGGCTCTTGATTCCAAATATGGGTATACAATTTCCGCAGAAGGGATTGTTGCATACCATGGATATTCATCTCTCGAAAAAGATACAGTTAATTACCGTAAACGTTTTGAAGATTTGAAAATCGCGGATAACGACGATGAAATTGATACAGGAGATCTCGCTCTTACAGGATTGAAATCTTCCGTATTCAATTATGACGTTGTTAAGTCTAAGTCCAATCATGAAGTTGCTTCGGAAAGTGAAGCTGCTCCTGATCAGGATTATGTATCTATTTTAAATTCTCTCTCAAAATTTGAAGAGTAATTTAAGAAGAGGGTGGGTAAATCCCCCTCTTTTTTTCTTCAAAACATCCTAATGTGAGCATAAAATAAATCTTTTTAGGAGAAAACTATGGCCGCGAATTTTACAGAAGTCACGGGTTTCTACGTACCAGTTGGTAGTTATGACTATCCTGGATCGTGGGGTCCTAATATGCCATTTGGATTTGATCCAAATCAGCAGCCTGATCCAGTATCTGGAAAGATGGTTCCAGTGTATGGAGCAAGTTTTTCGGACGTAATGAATGTATTTGATACACCTATTACCACTACAAAGAAATTTGTATCAAATAACACTCTCAATTATCTTTCAAGTCTTACTATTCAAAAACCATCGGATGAATTCGATAGCACTCTTGTTGGATCAGATTTACCATCAGATGTATGGATATCTGTATTTAAGATCATCGAATATCTTTACATTAATCAGGCTGATCCGAATCTCTTTGCCACATTCCATAATAACGTTGTTTCGCTTTTAGGCGTTACACCTCTTCCTTATGTGAACAACTCGCTCACTATTGGAGATCGTAATGGATGGCGTATTCAGGATGTATCATTTACAATGAACTTCGGTTCGGCGAATGATGATGTACCTTTCAAAATCTATTTCAATCCAGATAAATTGATTGAAAAAGAAACAAAAAATAGATATCAAGTATATCTGTATGAAGATCAAACGACTCCTGTCCCTGATAACCTTATCTCGGAAAATGAGTGGAGAGCTCAGATCGTTGAAAAACATCTTCAAATCTTCAATACTGGTCATTATAAGACTTATGAGTATAAATCTACAAAATACGTTTACAATGATGGTACTGGTGACAAGTTTACTCAACATCTGTTTATCGTATACTTGATCTCCAACGTGTTTACTACAGAAGAGGTTATCTTAAAGATTAAGGATTATCTCCTTACATCTATAAGACCTAGTCTTAATAGACCGTATACTTACCAGGAATGTGTATATCACTACCCTGAACTCTTTACTGAGCGTACGATCAATTTGTATCCTGTACACAACGTCGATGCTACTCAGAGATATATGTCGCCAGTAACTATGCAGATCATGTCTGATACTCTCGCAATTAAATGGGGTCTTGAACTTAAAGACAACAACTTTAAGAATGCTGAAGTTATTTACGTTGGTAATGAAACTATCAATTCTACGAATGTTGTACCATTCCCAATTATTGCAGCAAGTTCCAATAAATCTGATTCTCTCAGACCAATCGGAACGGTATTCCCAGAGTATGGTCCACTATACAAACCATTCCCAGGATATACGACTGCAAGAGGTCATGAGATCTTCCATAGACTTCTTTACATTGCAACAATGATTATTACAAATAATCTTGGTAAAGAAAATGCTATTGTTACATCTATCCCTAGCAGTTTCAGCTTCTTTGTTACTATGAATGGATCGACTATAAATTATATCAAATTTACACTCGATTCTACAGAGTACATCGTAAACCCAATGAAGTGAGGTATTTATGTCTTCTTCGATTAGAGGATTTTTCTACCTTATAGGTCATAAAGATCGACCGTTCTCTTATAATGATAATAACAATTTCGGACATGAATATCTGCCTCCTACTGTAGGGACTAAACCGGCATTATTGTATTATAATTGGCCTGTAAATCCTACACCTTCTTCAAAATATTCTATAAACGATATTCGCAATTTTATCAAGACATCTGTAGAGATTCCAGTTTCCCATATTGATGGGACAGAATCATCTTTGGGTAAAAACAAGTTTATATTTTCTTCAATACTTGATTCGTCGGTTAATCCTGATTTTGTCAATGTTGGAACAAGTATTGTAGAACTTGAAGCTCTTGGTTTAATTCAAGCGTATAGAGTTTTAGAATTTGCAGCATTGTATAAGATGGAAGAATTGTTAAAAGCATCTACCAATCCTACAATATATACAAATAAATTTGACGAGTTGTTGGTTACAACATTGCTTGTTGGGGATGTATATGTTAGAGGATCTATAACTGTATATCCTAGCAAATTTATATCAGATCGTATCGGAAGTGTTACATTTGAAATTAAACTTGCGGACGAATCTCGTAAAACTTGCGAGTTCTATATAACTCCGGATGATTATTTTGATAAGTATGCGATGAACTATGAAAACTGTACAGTTAAGCATGATGAGTATTTGAAATCAAACTCAAATAATTCGATAATGGAAGTGCTCAATAGTGTACCTTTCAAAGTTGAAGTAGATAATGATTATCAAAATGTCACATTCTTTAAAACTCTACATGTTATGTTTGACGCAAATGGTGTAAAGACTGGCGAATATCGTAGACAATTCTTCATATATAACCACTTGTATACAGGTTGTATTCCAGCTTTATACAAACAGATTATCAATGTGAAGAAGTATCTCGAGATACTTTACGATAGAGATTTTGAAAGACTTAAACGGGAATATCCTGAACTATTTACAGATACGAATATTGACATATATCCTCTGTTAAATAACGTTCAGAATGGTCTTGTAATTCTTCCAACAACTATTACAACTATCGTTGAAGAACTTGATAAACGTGGAATTCCTCTTTCTATTGAGGATAATAACTCTAATGTAGAACTTGTCATATTGGAAGGTTGCGGAAAATATGATAATGTAAATATGGGAGTTGCTGCGAATAATCAGTTTAGAATTCCGTTGATAGCTATAGACAAGAGTCCAACTGCTATTAAAGGTCCTATCGCTGATAAATATCCGAGATTTGGAATACGTTCAACTGGAATGATCAATACTGGTGATGATTGGGAAGTTCTTCATTTCTATATAAAATTATTCTCAAAGATAGTTTTACATATGATTCCTAATGAGAACTTTCACAATATGACTGATAGTCAGATAATTGAAATGTTAAATATTCCATCAAATTTTGATCTTGTAACAGAACGATATAGATTGTTTAATATTTCATATCTCAAGTCTATTTCATTTGGATTCCACGGTAATAGATATCGAATTTATGGATACAACTATGAGGTAATACATGGTCCAGAACAAATCATTTAGAATAGGTAAATATTATTCTGTAAAGTATAATATGCCTTGGACTGATCATGATATTAAAGATATTCGTGTAACATCTGTTACAACATATTCTGAGGCTAGTAAATTCGGGGTAGATTCAATCTATTCCGAATTCTTTGCAGCATACAATATGGGAATATCTACATACGTTAGTATGATGAATCAGCAGCCTGAAATATATGTATGCGAAATTGTAAAATATCGCGATCCTGTTGAAGTTTCTACAGGATTTGTACTTATACCTAAGGCTATTGTAGACTTTTCTGCGACTGAAGAACTTCTTGAATGTGATGATCTCGGTGTGACAATTAACGGTTTAGTATTCTTTGATGAGAATGCTTATAACCGTGGAAAGTTTCAAGAGAATCTTGCAGATCATTTATCTTTCAGTTTGAAAGAGATTGAAGAGTTTGGTGATGCAAATGTAAGCGTTGGAGTGAAAGAAGTTAAAAAGCTTATGCTTTTAACTGATTACAAAGCTTATGATGAGAATCGTCGTAGTTCATTTGAACTTGCTAAGAAAGCTGCTATATACAATAGATCTAGACATAACCGAGAGCTTAAGGATACTGTCAGCTTGAGAAATCAAATTGCTGTAACTAAGAAAGAACTCGAAGATAATAATTATCTTATCGAATCGCATCTTGAACAGATTGATATCGTTAAAGGTAAGTATGAAGATGGTGTCGAACAGATTGTAACTATGCGTGGAAAGCTTACACAACTCCTTACCGGAATTGAGAACGGCACGTTAGTGGTTGGTTCTACTGAGTATTTATCTCTTAAATCCGAAATAGAACGATTCACGAATTCCTTTTAAGGTAAAGAAAGTAGTGGGGAATAACCCCACTACTTATCTTTTATTTGTTGATAAAAAGAAGATTTTCTTTTTTCAATACATCCGCGATATCTTTCGCAACAGCATTGTCTGGTCCAGTAATTTCAACAACTTGTTTAATAGAACGGAAGATTTCCGCACGATTTTTGTTGTATGCACCTTGGAATTCAACATTGAGTTTGTCGATAAGATTAAGAATCGCATCAGCCTGTTCTTTACCAGCAGCATTGAGAGTTGCTTTAATTACAACTGCGGTTGCAGCATCTGGAGCTTTGAAAGTTTCAGATCCTTCAAAAAGTACAGCACCAGCAGCTTTTGCAGGAACAACTTCTTTTTCAGGAGCATTAACGTCAAGATCTTCATTTTCGTTAGATTTTCTATTCGCAATAGAATCCTGAAGCTGCATTCCAGTTTCAAAATCGATAGCATCCGCCATTACAAGAGCTTGAACGTCAGATTCGGTAGAGAGCATTGTTGGAGCGAGCTTCAAAAGAACCGCTGTCATTTCCATCTGTTTAGTCATGAAATTCTCCTTAAGAGATGAATTATTATAATTACACATTAATATGTTTTGGAAAATTTGTAGAATCATAGAAAAAAAAGAGCGGTATAAACCACTCTTTTTTACCCGTTATGAACTTCAACATCTCGAAGTTCAATGTTGAGTTGTAGCTTTATTGCTAGATGTATAATTTCAACACATCCTATAACATAAAATGCATTTTTCCAATCGAGTTTACCAGCCAGAATCACTGACAGTCCGATTCCGACTAAAGCGCATAATGCTTTAGTTGAGTTCCTTACCGCTTTGTGTTTCTTCGACTCTTTCGGAGTTGAGTTTCTTACTAACAGGTCTCTTACAAATTCGTCGTAAGAGAGTCTTGTAAGGGAATTTATTCCCGAGAGTATCGCAGAAATTAATCCAAATACTCTTGGGTCCGCATCTCCCAAGAACATCCACATTATTGATATAATGTGAAATGTTATCCCGACCTTTTCAGATGTACGTGCAGGTATCATGATGGCCAGACCGTCAAATAATGGGAACACTCTTCCCATACTTGATATCATCCCGATTACTTCGGGATTCATAAGTCCGACCATCATCGCGATGGTCGTTGATGCTAAACCTCCAGTGAAAGCGTTTGAACTTTCTCTGGCGATAACTTTTGACCGCACGCGTTTGATGCGTAGTGGGTCTAGAATAATTACTTCTTTCATTTGAAATCCTTTCGATATATTCCTGTTTACCAGTACTTAATATATACAAGAATAAATCGTTATTACAGAACCATAGAAAAAAAGAGGGATCACTCCCTCTCTTAATTTATTTCTTAATAGCCATCCACCATGGATGGTCCCACCATTCATCCCCTTCAAGACGATCCACAAGCTTATAACCAGCTTTATCAAGTTCTTCTTTGATAACTGCAATCTCAACAAATACTGCAGCACTCCATCCATTTCCACGACATACTGCTTCAACATATTCTGGATCATTCTGCCATGGCTGTGTAAAAGGTTTTACCCAATGCGGCTTATCAGGACCTTCAGAGAATATTTCAGGAAGAATTATATCGGTGTTATTATATAATACACCTCCAATTTTATACTGATTCCCATAAAGTCCAGTGTTTTCAAATACTTCAAGTTTCATTTATAGCTCCGAAACATTAATTGCATTTTTAAATTTTACAATTCCATCAATATTTCTGTAAAAGGTTTCTTCAATTTTGTGAGAATATGTATATTTAAAACTACCATTTGTAGAGATTTTATATTTCTTGTGATCAATTTTAATATTTGTAACTTCCCTTACACATTTTCCGCTACACTCATTATAGTTATCTTCATAACCAATTGAGTGAATTTTGAAGTTCGCATCAGTATCATATCCTTCAAGTTCCCGGTAAGTTCTTTTGAATGTGATAGGAAACCGTACAGTTCTCACATAATAACCATCACATTCTCCATCCGTGAATGATTTCTTAGACCTTTCATACCAAGGACAGATTAGTTTGTTCAATGATGGCATCCATTTTTCAATGAAATTGAAGCGTCTGTTAAGTTTAGAGTTATCTTCATCGGGATAATACATTATTCTGTCAAATTCTACAAATAGGCTCTGGAAGTAAATTCCTTTTCTAGAATACGTTTTTGTGAAAGCTTTAAGTGCCATACATAGCTCCTTTAATTTATTTTTTTAGATATCATACACTCGTATAATATCTCTATTACCATAATTAAATATATATTCTATTTAGGCTTTTATAATATCATATTCGCTCAAACACTATAATGTAATTAATGGGGAGAAGAAAAGATGATAGGTTTAATTCCGACCACAGATGAAGAATTTAACATTCGAGATATCGAAAATGTTTTACCTCAATCAGCAGGTATGACATTGAAAGATTTCTGGAAACTTAAGATGATGCAGACTGTTATCACCACATATGGTCAAGATGGTGTAAATCTCGACAAACTCTCAGATTTTCTCGATAATGTTATAGCTAAATCTCATAATCCTATTGCACGAATGCGAAACATTTATGAAGAACGTCAATGGACGATTCCTCTAAACAACATTCCAATCATGGTTCAAGATAATAAGCTTATTATCGGAGCAAATGGTACTTATACGGTTAATCAGTCTGTTAAGATTTCTGAGATGTCAGAACTTCTTATTAAATGGCTTGCTGACCGTAAGAAACTAAAACACATGGCAATTGGGTTTGAAGAAGCCGGTAACATGGCTGATGCTATGAAATATGACAACTTTCAGAATACAAAGAAAGAATTCATCAACTCATCTTATGGTGTAAGTGTGATGAAAGGTTATATTTTATACTCTCCAGACTCAGCATCTATGATTACTTCTCAAGCTAGAGAACTCATTTCAGAAATGTTATGGTCTCTCGAGAAACTTCTTGGAAGTAACCTTTGTTTCAAGAATCTTAATGAATTCTATTCGTTTGTGAATGAAATTACAAACATTAATCTAAATATGTCTATGGTTCGGAAGTATAATATAAAAGTTCCTACTTTTAAAATGCTTACCACACGCCTTAAACAGATGCTCGAACACGTTCCAGAAGTAGAGAAGAGCGATGTTGATAACAATAAATCTTTATTCTTGATGTTGAAAAATATCTCTAAAGATCCTATTAAATCGATCAACTTCTATTACAAATACAATATCTATGAGTTCTTTAGACACAATCCTAAAGTTATGGGTATCATTAACTGGATTATGGAATCTAAGAAGGAATTCAATACTCCTGATCTCAAGAAGATGAGAGATGGTGAATCATCTGTGTATATCGAACCTCTCGATGAGATGATTAAGATATTTGTACAATTCCTGGTTGCTCCTATACCAACATACGATCGTGTAGATAAGTATCAAACTCGTGGAAGATATATCATCCCAATCTCTGATACAGACTCTGTAATGGTTAGATTGGATGAATGGAATGAGTTTGTTAGTTCATTTGGAACTGTACAATTCGATACATTCTATGACGAAGATGCGATATTTAGATCAACAAACCTTATGAGTTACGTACTTACGGAAGTTCTTAACTATATGGGTAGAAATATGGCTCGTCATTGTTACGTGCCTATTGAATATCGTAGTCGAATCGATATCAAAAATGAATTCTTCTTTAAGAGTCTTCTTCTTTATCCAAATATCAAGAAGAATTACTCTGCATGGGTTCGTTTAAGAGAAGGTGCGATTGTAAACAAAATCTCTAATACAGGTTTGGCTCTCACTGGATCTAACATTAATCCATTTGTTGCGAAAACTCTTAAATCTATAATCTCTGACGAGATCCATAAGGTTAAAGATGTTTCTATCACTGGTATTATGAAACGAGTATATCAACTTGAAGCTGATATACGACATAAAGTATTGGTTGATAGAAATGCGACATTCGGTTCATTCAGTTCTTTCAAGAATAGTTTTAACCGAGAAGATGCGATGTCTGATGCGGTTATTCGTGGAGTTGAAGTATGGAACTCACTGTATCCTGATAAGAAGATTGAGAATTACAATAAAGTGTATGTATACAATACTATACTTGAAAGTGAAGATAAACTCTTTTTGATCAAAGATCCTGTTATGAGAGAAAAGATTAGACAATCGATCTTTCTTAAACCTAGAGATGCTAATATTTCTAGATATGGTTTGAGAACTATTGCTATTCCTGACGGAGATTTGAAGTATCCTGAATGGTTAACTCCTATCGTTGACGTTAATAAGCTCGTTGAGAAACATGTAAACTCAATGACAGCTCTTCTGCCAAGTATTGGAGTATTCGCTAATCGTATAAAATCTAACCGTGATCATATATCTCCTTTAATCAAATTGTAGTTTAAACTATATATTAGATTAGGAAATAGACTATTTAAAGAAACCATCGGAGGTAGTTTCGTGTATATTCCAATAGTCAAAGATGAGTATATCTATGACGAGGTTCTTGTAGATCTGTACAAGTCCAAGTTTAGAAATGCTCCAGATATTATTTCGTGTAAACGGAATATATTGATACATGGGGATCTCGATTTTAAACGTAGCGCATATGAAGGTTTGCATACGATTAAATGCACGATTATAAATCTTGCATATCTTGATGGTAGATATCACCAAGATACGTCGTATAATCCTGAAGAGGTTCTTGCGAAAACTGTGTATAATGGGTATATAATCATTCCTTATGAAGATATTAAAGATGGTGAGCTTAAAATCTCACCATCTCTTATCTCTAAGGCTAAGATAAAACTCATAAATGCATATACTAGTCATATGGGTTTGTGGTCGGCTCATTCAGAGTTTGATCATCATTCTCCATTTGGCGCGAGCGTCATGAATATGCAAGATCTACAATTTGCAATTATGAACTCCAGACACCATGTTAATATTGAGCATGGCGAATTATTATCAAAAGTTGAGGTAAGTTTCGATGGTTCGAACTATACTACAGTTCTACCACTCCCTTTCCCACAGTATTACTCTAGATTGCATAGCGAGGTTAACGGGGACAATCCGATAATCACCTATAACAAAAGACTTCAAGTTGAAGATATTTGTGATGAGTATACTAAAGTTAGTGTTTTGAAGTTCAAAGTTAGAGATCCGCAGCATGCTAGAGATTACCTTTATGATGGAGATGGTAATGCTAGAGTGTTGTATTATGGACCTAATGGAGAAGATTATAATCATCTGAAGATAGATGAAAAAGTACCATTGTTTGCAGCATGTGGAACATTGAGATCCATGGTTGATGAATTATTCTCTAAGATCTTTAGATTGTTTAACTTATATCAAGTTAGCTCTATGGATTTTATATATGATTCTGATAGGAAAATTATAACGGTACCATCGTTAACTTTTTCATGGAGTCCTGCTCCGAAAGATTTTGCTAAGAATTTTATACATGAGTTTATTGAAGAATCGATACTACTCAATGCATTAGATGAAATATCCGATTATCATGGAGAATCTATCATTGTAGGTAGAATTACAGATCTCAAGTATGATTTAGTTATCAGTTTCAAAGAAAATCATAGAATGTTGGAGAAATTAAAGACTATCAAATATAGTTCATCTGTATTCGATATACTTAACTCACTGACAACGTTTAGTACGAGTGTTAAAGAACCAATAACAATGCTTTAAAAGAGAGAGGTTGACATGGCTCAGCAATTCGACAAACCCCTTACAATGGGTGTTAATCTTGAAAACGGATTCTTCTCGGAGGATGGATCCACTGGATTCAATATGTCAGCGTATGCTGGACGTTTGAATATGAAGTTCTGGCAAAAAGGTCAGAAATCTGGCGAAAATCGCGACAACAGTGTTTCACTGAATATCGCTCATGTATCAGTTCTTAACCGTGTGGTTGGCGGAATTCTCCAAGCACGTGTTGCAGCATTCCGTTCAGGCGGCGTTGCAGCTTATCCTGAAATTAGTAATCTTGGAATTACTGTTGACGGATTCGTTAACAATCAGTATATGGTATTTGCAATTATCAAATTTGACACTGTTGAAATTGATGGCGTTCGTCGTGTTCGTATGACTGTAACTCGTAATGAGACTACAAACTACGTTACATTCTACGACAAAAATCTTGCAAATGCAATCACTGGCGGGACCGTTGACTTTGATCTTGGTGACACGAACTTCCTGAGATTCTGTACAGATATTAATAACTGGACAAACTTCTCATGGACTCAGGGCGCATTCAATAAACTTTTCAATGCAGTCGTTGGAAACAGTAATGGTGGCGGCTCAAAAGGACAATCTTCTTCATATAACCGCGGTGGAAATTCAGGTGGTGGTCAGTCTCATAGACCTTCTGCTCCTAAAAATGATGATGATGCATTTTTGAATTCCCCGATATTTGATGATGAAGACTTTTAATTAAGTTGTGGATAGGAGGTTTAAACCTCCTATCTTCTTTTTTTATTGGAGTGAATTATGTTTGGCGGAAAACGTGTTAAAGGTATAGACCTATTTGAAAATTACTTACATGATGAAGATAAGGTTACATTCCATAATGATTCAATAACCATGAAACAAGTTAGAGAATATGAAAAGAATTTTAAGCCTACTGAAAAAATGAGTAATAACCTGACCATCTTTTATGATGATATCGTTCAATTCACAACTCTTGGTCTATTAGAACTTCTTATAGATCACTTCGATGACATAGAAAATAAAGACTACAATGTGGAAGAGTTCTTCTACAGAGGATTTAAAAATAGTCATTATATCACGTTTATACAGAACTACTTTAAAGTCTATTATGATAAAGATCTCACTGAGGAATTTATTAGAGAATTCCATAAAGAGCATTACGCTGAAACACTTTTAAACTCGCCTGCAACAACAATGTTTCAAGTCATAGTTAAATGCGAATCTCTGTATCATACTATAAAAATTGTATTTAGACACAATTTTGAAGGTATTGAAAAATGGGGAGATGCTCTTAAAAATGATCACTTTACGATATTTAAAGGTACTATAACTTGCGATCATCTTGAGAGATTTAACAATGATGAGTGCGAATACCTACTAAACTCGAATACAGATCACGACATTATAATGATTCAGTATTTAATTAAGGCTTTCGAATATGTCGAAAATACTAAAATAAAAGGCTTGTCACTTGTTTCTCCCAATATACACAATGGGGTTGATCCAAATTATTTCAACAATGTCCTTTTTTTCTTAGGTTCGCATAGACGAGGTCCTCATAATTCTGAAGTTACATTATTTAATGAAGGAATTTCAGTATGTTAACATACGATTTATTCTCCGTATCGGAAGAGATGATTAAAGGTGAAAACTTAACTGAAGTTACATCATCTAAAATCTTTATACGGGAAGGTGAACCAGATCCGGAAGGACTAGCTTCCTACGAGATATTCGGTTATCCTGGAACTGCTGAGCGAAAGAAACATTTCGCATACATTGAACTTAATGATGTATTTGTACACCCTCATTGTCAATTCGAATTAAAATCTATTAAACGTCAGTTTATGGATCTTATAAATGGTGTTGGCGAATACTATATAAAGAATGGAGACCTTGTTAAGGTTGAAGGTGCTGTTCCTGCTGGGGCTGTAACTGGTACTGGAGCTCGGTTCTTGTTTGATAACTGGGAGAAACTTAAATTTGATGACCTTGGACAAACTTCTGGGGTAAGATTTAACCGTTTGAGATTTATTAAGTCTCTTGACAAGTCCCAGATATTCATGAATAAAATCCTTGTAATTCCTCCATTCTACCGTGATGTAGATATGAGCGGGGATAAGAAGAATGAAATCAATACGATTTATATAAGTTTGATGAATCTCGCATCAACTATTAAATCTACAGAAAATATTCTTGGTACATTTGATAACGTTTCAGATACATATCGGACAATGAATACTATACTTGTAGATTTTCATGAGATGATGATTAAGATGTATGGTGGTAGAAAAGGGTTTATCCATAAGTATATTATGGGAAAAGCTATCGACTACTCTGCACGTCTCGTTATTTCATGTTTAGATATATCGAAAGCTGATTCTCCAAATCTTATGGATGCAACTTTCAATAAATCTATGGTACCATTATTCGCGGTAATCAAATGTTTTGCACCATTTATTGTAAACGGAATTCGAGAAATCATCGAAGAATACATGAGTGGTGGAGAGTATGTATTTGTAAATAAGGATACAAATTCTTCAATTTTAAATTTTGGGAAAATGCATAATCGTGATGTATCTGATATGGATACTGAAAAATTAGATTCTGTAAATTCTGGTCTTAAAATTGAACGAGTTAAACTTGCCAGCGACTGGAAAGTTGTCCTTACATCTCAATACATATACAATCTTATCGAATTGTATCATGATGCTCCTGAACATCGACTTGATCCATTCAAACTTCCATTGGAAGATGGTGGAGAAGTTACTGTCCAATTCTATGTGAATGATGGTGCGGATATTGACATTGAACAAGATATCGCTAAAGCGAAAACTAAACTTGTTACAATGAGACTTATCCATCTCTTTTATATGGCGGCATACGATAAGGTTCGTAATAAACATGTGTATATTACGCGTTATCCGATTGAAGACCATAACAATACATATCCTTCTGGATTGAATATTGTTCCATACAATAGAGTTGGATCCATTATGATCGGTGATACAGTTTATCCAAACTTCCCAATCATCGATACTAAAAAAGATTTTGAAGTTGTAACATCAATGTTTACAGACTCATTGGTTATATTTCCAGCATTCCTTTCAGCTCTTGGAGGAGACTTCGATGGAGATATGGTATCCATGATTGGAGTATTTACAAAAGAAGCTAACGCTGATGCAAATACTCAAATTTTCAATGTCGGAAATATGACTGCTATTGATGGTGGAACAACTCGAAAATTAGGTACATTAGCCCAACATGTTATACATGCTATGACATATTAGGAGATATAAATGGCTGAGACTAAAAGCACCGACGTTACTCAAAAAGGGGATGAATTGTTAGAGGCAGTTAACATTGTTAACTCCGCACTAACAGGGTTATCTCCGGATTTTATACGACGAAATGAAAAGATTGTCGATAATACTCGTCAAGTTCTAGCTGATAAGTTGGCTAGTTCTAGACATAACGATTCTATTGGAGTTGGGAAAGGTTCTCAAGTAATAGAATACGTTAAGATTATCACAAGTGCATTACGCGATGAAGAAAAGGTTAACCTGTTAAAGGGTGTTAAACAGTCTAATGTAATGACCAATCCTTCCGGTTCTCATAGTATTTATGATCAGGAATTGAGCGATAATACACTTGACAGACTTAACGACCATTCTTCTGTAGAAGAGTTGATGGCTGAGAGTGCCAATAAATTCGCTCTCATGCCAGAATATGGTAAAATTGCAGATATTATTCCTGAACTTGGTAAAGCTGTCGAGATCATTGTTAAAGATGTGATAAACCGTGACGAATTTAGTCATAGATTTATTACAAATTTCTATGAAGATGATGATGATCAGCGCAAAACTGCTATCGAGGGTAAGATTAAAGATCTCCTCGATGAATACGATTTTGAATCTAAAATTCGTAGATGGTTGATGGTATCTGAAATTAGTGGAGTTAAACCTTTCAGTGTACTTCCTCAAGACGACGTATTATTCTTACTGAATCATGAGATTAAGAAACGTAAAGAAGGTGGAGCGTATACTAGAGAGAATTTGATTCCATATGACGTCACTAATCTTATTAGTATTGAATCATTCAAAATCAAATCTCCAATATCGCATGCTTACGATAGCTATGATAAGTTCTCTACAGAAAGCTTCTCAAGTGATATTGATAAATCTGAAACTACTCGGTCTGTTGAGAGTGAAATCGATCCATATGTGGATTCCATTATCACTGATGATCTCTTGGATGAGTATGAATCTGTTTGTCTTGAAGAAATTCGTGAAAACTTTATTGAATCTAAAATCAATAAAATGCATGATAGAGCTTCAATTTCTAAAATGGCAACTAGTATGGAATCATTTAATGAAGCTATATCTAAACCTGCTAATAGAAAAACTAGATCTACTGAGCTTAAGAAACAACTTCGTGAATTGGTAGTTGCTTTCGATAGAAGTGTTGAAGTTATGGATCCTAAAAAAGGACACCTTTACCAAGGTGCTAAAACCATTAAAAATACTTTCTATGCCAATAAAGCTCATGAAATTGATAAGGGTATCATTGAGGATTTCTATCGTCAAAACGATAGTATAAAAGCTGCTGGAAATGTTGCTGATTCTAAGCGTGCCATAAATATTAATGGGTTTGAAATCGAACTTGATATCGATCCAATTAAACCTGATGAATATGCGAAAGCTATCCATAACCGAAGAGCTATTCTTACTGAGTATGAACCAGAGCATGTTATTCCAATCGCTAATGGTGGAACACATTACGGGTATTACGTTGTAGAATATCTTAGAACGTCAATGGATGGTTTCACTGGTATGAAGAAAGATCGTGGTTCTTTCCTTGATATCGTTAAACGTTTGGGATATGGTGACGATGCTGCTGCAACTAGAGGTGGTGGTGTAGGTGGAGCAGATGGAGGAAATCCTTTCTCTTCTGGAGTATTCTCCCCATCTTCAGTAGTATCTCCCGTTCTTAACGGTAATGCGAATGGAAATATCTATGGTACTACAGGTCAAAGTAATAAAAAGGTTGAACTGCTCAAATCCGTTCTTATCAAAACTATTACAAAACGACTTGGGGACGATAGTCTTATCGATAATGGCACATTCCAAAGCGCTCTTATGAATCTTATAAGAGACGATGTACTCTTCAGAAATAACATTAGATTTACATTCATTCCTGAATCTCATATGGTATATATGAGTAGAGAATTGGATGCTGATGGTTATCCTGTTAGTGTATTCAATGGTACGCTTTTTACTTGTTATAGCTATATTTCATCTCTCGTTTCATCTCTTATGATGAAGGTTATGAAGTCTAGTAATGTTGAAGTTATGGAGATTAATGTCGGTAAGAGTAAAGAGATTGGAACTACTATCGGTAGTATCATTCGAAACTCTTCAACGCGTAATATCTCTGCAAGAACCTTGTTCGGTGGAACCGATAGTATTGTAAGATCTGTTGGTAACTTTAAGACGATTACAATTCCTGTAGTCGATGGTGAAAAATTGTTCGATATCACGAATGTTGAAAAAGTCAATGATGTTGAGATTGATGATGAATATACTGGAGATAGACTTAAATCTGCTGTAATGAAGATTGGTGTTCCTCCATCAAGTTTGGATATGTTGAGTCAAGATGAATATGTAGCATCTATGACGCAGCATCGAATTGACTTCCGAAATCTTATCGTAGATAGAGGTGTCAATTATTCTAAATTTGTTACAAAGGCTATTAAGCTTCTTGTAAACTATTCTGATATCAAGTTCCCTTCATTAGATGGAGCTGCTTCAGATACTGTTGACAAAAAAGTTAATCAAAATGAGATCAATATTGATATCAAAAAGATTAACTTTGCGTTTACGCCTCCTAAAGATCTTACAGTTAATAAGATTTCTGAAGAGATTTCATCTACTTCAGCTCTTGTTGACGATATTATCAAGATGTATTATGGTGATGATTCCCATGAGAATAAAGAGTGGCCTATCCTGATGATGGTAACTCGTAAACTTCTTATGAAAGATCTTTCATCTTCTACTGACTGGGAACGTATTGACAGAATCATTGATGAAGCTAGAGCACTTACTCCTAAAGTTACTGCAGAATTTGAGAAATTTAACCAGCCAACTATTGATGGCGAAGACGATTCTGGAAGTGGAGATAGTGATTATGGTAGCGACGATGATGGTGGCGACGATGATAGTGGTGGGGATTTTGACTTTGGTGGCGGCGATAGTGGTGGTGACTCTGATAACGGTGACGACTTTGGAGGAGATGAATCTTCCGGAGGAGATAACTCTGGAGGAGATGATCCTGACTCCAAACCTAAGGATGGAGAATATTTCTAACCACATGTGATATTAAGTATATAGTGGGGATATTCCCCACTATATTACTATATATTTTATTATTTATTACGCGTTGAACAAGCTACTGAGTTAAATTACCCCTATAAGCAGGAGTTATGCGTGAATACAAAGAAACCGGATCTAGCAGCATTTAAAGCTGCGCAAAGAAAACAGGAGACAGATAATGGAAATTCGTCAATGCCTGCAGATACTAATCCTGATAACACTCCTATTGCTATTGGCGAGATTGATCTTTCCGGAGGTCAAAGTATTCTTGGCGACGTTGGCGGAAGTGTGGAAGTCGTCGCTAAGAGCCCTGTCGTCAAAGCAAGTAGTACGAGAGGGCGAGCGACTGCGGAGAAAAAGAAGCCGTCTGCTGCGGTCCAAGAAATTTCCGCGGAACTCGAAAACACGGTAATCATCGATGAAGCAAAACCTACAGTAGTACCTGTAGAGGATGATTTCGGTGATGATGAAGACTTTGAAGTTCTTTCTGAAGATGACGTTATCGATGATGTTTTCAAAGATGATGGTGATCAGGACGATTCTCACGAACTCAGCGTTGAAGTTGAAGGTGAATTAGTTCCAATCGAAATGGAAACTGAAATCATTCAGGAACCTCTTAAAATCGGTACAATCGGTGAACGTAAAGGTGCTCGTGCATTGTCCGCGTTTAAACCATCTTCAAATGTTAAAGTTTTCGCAATTGATGACTCGGAATCTCAACAGGATATTATTGAACAATATTTCAATAAAACTGCTGCAGGTCCGTCATCTATCGTTGGTCCAAGAGGTATTAGTCGCGTAGTAATGCCATATTCTGGTATCTTCTATGATATCTCTACCTATACAAATAAAGACTTCCTTGATCTCAACCGTGAAGGTCATGAAGTAAGTTTCGTTGAACAGATTGAAATGGAACTTTACAGTGCATTTAAACACACTGTGAATAACTCGTTCAAGAAGAATCTTACTTTCAATGAATGGTTGAAAAACATTAAACTTCCTGATATATGGTGTATATACTGGGGAATGTACAATGTAAACTATCCTGGTATCAATTCATATTCTGCAACATGTGACAATGCGAAATGTAATCACCTTGTACGTGAAAAGCGCGAAAACACTGCAATTACATTCGTAGCTGATCCATCTGCTGATGATATCTCTGGTGCAACGATTTCTGATATCCGTAATGGTTATCCTAGAGAAAATATCAAAGCTTATGAAGTAGCTGAAAAGCTTATTCAAGTTGTAAACGGAAATCTTCCTGAAACTGATGATCTTCGTAATTTCCTTCCTGATTCCAAAATGCGTGTATTCCAAGGTATTCCTAACATGGATGAAGTGTTGGCATATCTTAAATACCTTAAACAGGAAAACGATGTCCCGGATAGTACTCTTCGTAGCGTATTGTATCCTATCTCCGATATGGCAGTTGAAGGTCTTTCTAAAAAAGAAGCCGCTCGCGTCCTTATCTACAAATATGGTATGTATGTGCGTAAGATTCACGTTCCTATCTTTAAAGAAGTTAAGAACCCTGACGGTAATAGTGCAAAAATTATTGCTCGTTATGGTGATGCGGATCCTAGATTTATTCCAGGACTTATCAATGATCTTACAGTTGACGATTTCAAAGTACTCTCGTCTGGTACAGAGATTCGCAAGTATATGATCAAAGAAGGTATTCAGTTCCGTGTAAGAAACAGTAAGTGTCCTAAGTGTGGTTCTACACAACGTGAAACTGCTCTTGACATGAGAGAGATACTTTTTTCGAGGGCCGCAGGTCTGGAAGATTTCGTAATGACTACATGACAGATGAAATGAAAGAAGCCAATACTGATGTAAGGCTATCTTTCGCATCTATGTTAGATTCAGTAGGAGAGTTGTTCAGTGGACGACTCTCTTTTAACGATATCTTGTATATGGACGTGCCGATGATGAGAGCTATGGTCAAAGCTAGACTCCAAAATATAGAGCGTAAGACCCTTAATACCGACGGTTTCGATAAATTGATAGGAGCATTCGCTCCCTAGAGGATAACATGAATAAAGAACAAAAACCAACATTAACTCAATTTGCGCAGGATGTCGTGAATGGTAGTGGAGGAAATAAAGAGATCCTTCACAGAAAATGTGTAGGAGATGTTACCGGAATGTTTAATGGGCTTTCTCATTTTCAGAAGGCAACAGATGCTGCGAATATAATCGTTCCTAAAGCTGTAGTGGATGAAAAGCACAATATTTCATTCGAAATACCTGGGGAATCTATTACTGACGCGAATAAGTTTAGAGAACTTATCACGGATAACTGTAAAGATCCTCACATTACTACAACGAATAAAACAATCGTTGTAGGATTTAAACATGAAGAAACAACTCCAAAGGAAAAGAAATAATGTCAAAACCAATGCGTGAAATCTCAGAAGTTCTTAACGATAAAAATATCGTAGGTAGTGAAAAATTCCATGAAGTTGTAGACTTTACTTTCAAACATATGGCTGAAAGTATTGCAAACACTCTTGGGCCTGGCGGCGGATATACTATGGTATCAAACATCGATGCCGCAGTTCCTGTATACCCTACGAAAGATGGATTTACTGTGGTTAGTGAATACAAATTCAATGACCAGTTGAAATTCTTCATCTCTCTTATCATTATGGATATCTCAAAACGTATGAATAATGAACTTGGTGACAGTACGACTTCCGGTATCATTATCGGTTACAGACTGTATGAGCTTCTTAAAAACTATGACATTCGTCAGGCTCATCCAAGTATCGGTTGTATCCTTCCTCCGATTTCTTTCATCTCTATCCTTGAAGAGATTCGTATCGTTCTTGAGAAAGTTCTTCTTACAAAAGAAGGTCTTTACATCCTTAAGAATATGACTCGTGAAAGAGAAAACGATCTTATCCGTCATGTTGCGAAAACATCTTCAAATAACAATCTTGAAATTGCAAACCGTGTTGCGGATTTGTATATTAAACGTGCAACAAACCACGTTTATATCACAGTTGAACAGGGAACTGGTGATGAAACTATTGTTGAAGAAGAAATGGGCTTCGAATTTGGTGCAGGATTCATTGATCCGGTCATGGCAAACCACGTTGACCGTATTACATGTCGACTTGAAAATCCTCACTTCTTCCTTGTAAACGGTCCACTGACAGAAAACGATCTTCCTAACCTCAATAAGATCATTGACTATGTAATCTATGACAAGAAAAAACCTCTTGTTATTGTTGCAAAAGACTATGATCAGCCTGTGCGTATGGAGATTCAGAAACGTTGTATCGATTATCCATTCACTGGTAACAATAACGTTCAGTATCAGCATGCGAAAGAACCTCTTGCGGCACTTATGATTGACACTGGTAGTGAAAAATCAAAAGATCGTCTTGAAGATCTTCGTATTATCCTTGGTTGTAACGTTGCGGATACTCGTAAAGGTAAAGTTCTTGAATTCAAAAACAACGTTGAATTCATTGAAAAATTCCTTGGTTCTGCCGCAGAGTTTAAAGGTACGCAGCTTAGTACCCGTATCCGTCGTGGTGCAGGTGATCAGACTGTTATCCATGAACGTATTAAACATATCGAAGAGCGTATCAAAGAGATCGAATCTAATGAAGGCATTCTTGCTTTCTCTAGCGTAGAATCTCACAAACGCCGTATTGCTATGCTTAATAGCGACATGAATATGATTAAAGTTGGTGGCGTAAGCGATAAAGAACGTCGTGCTAAGAAGCTTATTTATGATGACGTGAAAGCGGCATGTGAATCTGCAACTACTTACGGGTTCTCTCTCGGTGGTAACGTATCTGTTTCTCATGCGATCAAATTCCATAAGGATGAGATCATCAATGAAGTTGTAACTGCACTTATTGCTAAAGATAAACACGTTATCGTCGGAAATGATCCTGAAAATTTGAAGCGTATCATTTCTGATATTCTTGAATTTGTTGATGACGCATTCTCTACAGCATACCTTACTGCAGTCGGTAACATGGTTGGAAAAGATACATCTGTGTACAATGCAATCGTTAAATCTGTATATGAAGATTCTGTCGAGGAAGCTCCTGCGGTATTTAACCTTGTATCTGGAAAGATCTCTTCTTTGAGCGATGATGTTCCAACACCTATCGTTCCTGGAAATACTGATCTTGAGCTGATGTCTGCTGTATTTGGAACTGTTGGAAACCTTGTGGCTTCTAACCAATTCCTTAGTGTTATGCCTGGTGATAGTACCATTTATAATGCTGCCCGTAGTCGCTAAAGACAAAAAAAGATATGGGGAGAGATCCCCATATCTTTATGCACACTCTTCATATGCTTCACGCATTGAAGTTTTGTGCTCAATCTCATACGTCGCGAGACTGTTAACAATGCGATTTATATCGCATTGTCTAACATATTCTTCAATACTTACACATATGTCGTCCACAACATATATAGAAGCATCTTCGCCATGGATGTTTCTAATGTGTGTATCGCGAAACTCTTGCACAGATTTCCACATGTGCGCAATGTGGTTGTAGAATCTTATAAAAGATTCTTCGTCAACATTAATCTGAAACGTCTCATGAATTTGAGTTTTCAAATCCTCGACATCAATGTAATTCATCATGTTATCCCCCAAGATAAATGAAATTAGTTTATATCATTACTTAATATAGACATGATAAAATTTTTAAAATATTAAATGATAAGAATATGCAAGAGACATAATAATGTAAAATAATAAAAGGAAATATTATGAGTAGTGAAAACGAAAATAAACCTGTAATTGTGCCAAAAGTGTATAGTTACGAAGATTTACCATGTCCTTCATATGATGGTAAATATCGTGTACTTGATGAACCTCTTGTCAAGTATATAACTAATCGTGTACGTAAAACTATTGAATATCGCAATCTTATTGATTATATGAAAAAGACTATGAATATTAGTCATTGTTCATTCTATAAAGATTACTCTATGGAAAATGGTTTTACAATTGAATTGCATCATGCTCCTTTAACTCTCTTTGATATAACATACGCTGTAGCTAGAAAATTCTATGCTATGGATACTGAAGATCCTCATATCGAACCTTGGAGAGTTGAAGAAGAAGTAAATCTATTACATTACGAATTTCTTGTAGGATTAGTACCAGTTAACCCTACAGCGCATCAGCTTATTCATTCCGGAGAACTTAGAGTACATGCTCGAATGGTTGAAGGAAATTGGAGACGATTCATGACAGAATACGCTGAATGGGTTGATGACGAAGTTCGTGGTAAAATAGAAGAGTTTGTAGTATTCGGAAAAACAGATCCTGATAAGGTTCCTGAGCTTGTCAAATATACTCCAGTACTTATATCTAATCTGAAGATAAAATCTTTAGGAGATATCAATTTACAGGAACTTATAGTTGAGAAACTTAAGGAACGTTTCATGATAAATCAGAAATAATAAAGGTATAGTATGGGTAAGGTAGACGACGAATTCGATGATCTTGGAGATGATTTTGATCTCGGGATGGACGAATTTTTCCCCATGGGGGATGATTTCGGTTCCGATCCGCAAACTGATTCCGATGGGAAAGTTACATTCAAAAGCTATGCCAAAAACCTTCTTGGATCTGCTAAAAAAGCTGTAACTGGAACGGTTGACATGTTCCTGCCAGAAATGACGGGAATTGTTAGAGAACTTGGAGTTGCTAAGGATGAACTCAAGGAACAAGCTGCGGCTAAACTTGATGTTGCAACAAAGTTTGCTAAAGATAAGATGGGCGATAAGACTTTTAAAGATAGTGTAAAACAATTCCAAAAAGAATTCTTTACAGATATGAAGAAGGCTATCACCAGTGGAGATTTGACATTTGGAGCTAACAAAGGGTTTTCGTTCGATATGGGAATGGAAGACTTTGACGATGATTCATCTGGTTCAGATGAAGGCGCATTTGTAGATGCAAATAATGCTAGTGCCAAGAAAATGGTCAATGCTACAGTTGCTTCAACCAATGCTCTTACTGATGTAAATCTCAATATATTTAGAGCAAATACTAAACAGACTACGAAGATGTATGCTGGCAAAGAGAATCGAGATACTGCGAGACATATGCAGAGTGTCGGTTACTTGGCTAGTATTGATTCCAACGTTGCGAAAATTACCGCATTCATTGGAGATATTGGAGTAAAATCTGCTGCTGCTCAAATGGAGTATAGTGAGAAATCTCTCGCTATGCAACAGGATACAGTGTCATTATTGAATATAATCAAAGAGCAAACTTTCACTCCATCAAACGAACGAGTTGATAGGGAAAGATCTGTTCTTGGTCAGATATTCGGCGGTGGGTTTGATGGTGGAGAATATGGTAAGGGTGTAGGAAAAAACATTGGCGATATGATCATGTCATCTCCTATAGGGATGATAATGAGTTCTTTAGGAACTATGTCGATGTTAGACGGAATGGGTCCTAAGAAATCTGCTGGTGAGCAGGTTATGAGCACTCTTTTGCCTATGATTCCAGGTCTATTCCTCAATCAGCAAGCTAAAACCTCATTAGATACATTGAATGATTCATTCGGTGGATTAATGGGGGCCATGAATAACAAATTTGTTACAATGGCGATGAATAGTGAAAATCCTATTTTGAATATGATTGGATCTACTCTTGGTATACGAGAATCTTCTGCTGTAAATGTAGATCTCGGCGTTAAAGATCTTAATGCTAAAGCTACATTTGACCAGAAATTCTACAGTACAGTTACTAAAGCTATTCCAGGATTCCTTGGAAAGATATTGTCTGCTGTAGGTGGTAAGGGTGAGGAATATTTCGATCATAAAACCGGTATATTTAAATCTGCTAAACATGCGGAATTAGAGTTTGACAACCGTAAGAAAACTGCATTCAGTAGTTCGAATAAATGGAATAAAGTTAAGGAGAAATTCTTAGTAAGAGTTCCAGAGCTAGCTGAAAAGTTTAAAATTGATCGTAATACTTTAAGTCTCGATTTTGAAACAATATTTAACAATATTGCAACTGGTACTGGCGAATTTACTCCTGGTCGTGTTGAAAAAGATGAGGGATATAAGAAGGCTCTCCTTACTGGCGTTCAAGATGAAAGATCATTAAAAATCTTCCAATTTGCATTCCAGGATAAAGGTAAGAATGGTATGGCCCAGGTCGACCAGAATTACTTTGCGTTAAGTCTTGGAGATGTACAAACTAAGGTTAAGAAATTTTATAAAGAAGAAGTTCCTGAAATGTACGATAATGCTGCTGGAGGATCATTCCTTGCAGATAAAGCATATCGTGAACAAGAAGAAGCTGCAGTTCGAAATATTGATACTTTGGACCTTAGTTATAAGTATATCGATAAAGATGGAAATATTACCAACCAGTTTGCGTATAATCAGAATAAGATTAAACGTCGTAAAATGGAAGAAGAACACGCCCTTAAATATGGCGGACGTTCAAAGGTAATGGAAGATTTCCAGACTACTGATGTTGGTCAAGAAGCCGCAGATGGTAGATCTGGTGCGAGTCCTTTAAACGTTTTATCAAATATCTATGAGTTGATGCTTGAAGGGATTATAGTATATCCTAAAAAAGGCGTTGCGGAATTTGCTGAAACTAAAAAGGTTTCCCATAAAGAAGCTGCTAGAAAATCTAAAGAAGATTCCGCAATTCGTGATGCTGAGATTCAAGATAAACTTGATGAGTTGATGAAACAAAAACTCGAAGCTCAGTTATATCAATACACCAGCGGATTATCTTCAAAAGCATTGTTGTCTCAGCTGGATAAAAAAGGTGGCGACAAAGGTCTTAAAGGTAAGGTTAGTAGAGGAGTTCTTAAAGGAACTGATTCTGTTGAGAAGATGATTCATAAACTTCTCTTTGGCGATGATATGGATTTCTCGGAATCTGCAGAGTCTATCGTTGATAAACAGAATGCTGATATTCAAAGACAACTTGATAATTTTACCGAAATGGGATTCAAAGGAATGGTGGGGGCGCATGAAAATACGAACTCCGATTCCAAAGTTCTTAAGAAAAGTCGACATGAAGGGAATAACGAGTTTGATGAAAGTATTAAGGGTTTAAGACTTGGCGAGAGATTGGGCAAACGTGCTAAACGTGGACTTGGTCAACTTGGAGAAGATATTCATGGAAGATCTGTAGATACAAATCTTCTTGAAAATGAATTAAATACTCAAGCTAGAAATAAACCAGTGCCTTGGGATCCTAAAACCGAATACTTTTCAGGTAGACAGGTTATTCGGAATGGTGCTATCTATAAAGCTCTTGACACTCGTAAGAGTAAAAAGGGTAGAAATTTAGGTAGAGATCCTGAAAATGAAACTGATTTCTGGGTGTTTGTTTCAAGATATGTTGATCCTAATGCACCTGTTGCAAATCCTGGCCATGGTGCTTCTGAAGCGGATTATCTTGGAGGATTCAATACTGGTTCAACTCCTAAACCTTCTTCAACTACCGTTAATCAGACTATCAATTCTGAAGATAAAACTGTACATAAGCTTCTTGGATCAATAGATTCAAAAGTTTCAAGTATATTTGATCTTATGAAGAAAGGAACGTCTAAACGCGGAACTACTAAAAATAAAGATATTGGTTTTGATCAGAAATCATTGATTACTGCATTGGAATCTCTTCAGAAATCGAATGAAAAAGATTTCCAGAGAGTTGTAGATGCGGTAAATGATCTTAATAGCGGTTTTCAGAATAATCTTGAAGGTCTTGGAAAGATATTGATGTCTCTCCAATTACCAGGTTTACCCGAAGATATTATAGAAAAGATGAAAAAGGCTGGACTTAATATCAAAATTAAAGGTAAGGGGCTGTTTGGGAGAACTAGTGTCGAGATCAATAAGGGAACTTCTAAGTGGATTCAGCGTGGAAGACGTTTTGCAAAATGGACTGTGTCAAGATTTGGCGATATAGGTACCGGATATACAGGGGTTGTTAAAGGTGGTCTCGTAGGTCTTGGCGGAGTATTAGGAGCTGCAGGAACTGCAGTAGGCGACTTCCTTGGGGGAAGTGGCGATAAAACCAAATATCCAAATTGGAATGAAACCGAGTCTTATAAAAAAGGTCAAGGTGTTTCTTATAAAGGTAAAGCTTATAAGAGTCTTCTTCCTAAAGGTAAGAATATTGGTCTTAAACCTAAAGATACTCCTGAAGCTTGGGAATGTGTTGGAAAACTCAGTAAAACTGGCGGATTGATTCGCGGTATTGGTGATGGATTTGGTAAAGCATTTTCAGCCACTGCAGGGTTTTATGGAAGTATTTTGAGTGGAGCCGGTGATGCACTTAAAGGTAGTGGAACTGGTAAACATATTCCATGGGATGAAACCGAATCTTATAAAAAAGGACGAATAGTTTCTTATAAAGGTAAAGCTTATAAGAACCTTCTTCCTAAAGGTAAGAATATTGGTCTCAATCCTAAGAATACTCCTGAAGCTTGGGAATTAATTGGTAATATTAAAGGCGGATTGATCCAACGTGTTGCAGGCGGTATTGCCGATGCCGGTGGAGCAATTACGACAGCTTTCGGAAAAGCTGCTCCTGGTTTAGGTGTAGCTGGTGGAAATATTGCTAAATGGTTCAGTTCAATTCCAGGATTTGCAGGAGATGTAACATCAGGAATTGGTCAACGTCTTAAGAAAATGATAGCTGGCAAAGATCCTGAAGCTGGTCTTGAAAAGTTTGATAGTCCTGAAGATGCACTTAATGGTGGAAAAGAATATACTCAGAAGGAAGCATTGAATATTCTCGTCGGAGAAGTTCAAGCTATACGTTCAAAACTTTTAGGTAAACAGAAGAACTGGGCTCAGAGAACTTTTGATGGACCACTTGGAAACATCCTTGGGGCAGTTCAAGAAGGTGCTAAGGGTGGTCTAGGAGCTATCGGAGATGTACTTTCGAAAATTACTGGGTCAACTAAGAAGTCTGTACCTGAAGATTCTAATAAAACTGGCCTTAATCGGGAAGGTAGTTCTCAAGATCAAGAACGTGATCAGAAAGAAGAGGATAAAGCTGCTTCTGAGAAGAAGATGGCTGACACTCTTGTTGAAATCCGTGATAATCTTAAAGAACAAAGAAAATCTCGTAAGAAAGATCAAGAAGATCTTATTAAAGGTTTTGAAAAGAGTGAGATCGGAAAGAATCTTGAAGATATAGAACGTAACGTTCTTATCAGTGGAGCTGGAGGCTTACTTGGCGGAGGTGGTATTGGCGGTAAATTTAGTAAATTTGCTAAGGGTGCTAAAATTGCTGGTAAAATTGGACTAGGAGCTGCAGCTGTAGGTGTAACCGCATATGCTGGTAAGAAACTGTACGAGAAGTCTAACAGTCAGAGTTCTAAAGAAGTATTTGAAGATGGAACCGTTGGAGACCGCATAAGTCACCAAACAGGAACTTCAGGATCTTCAAGTTTCTCTTCCTCAGGTAGAGAAATGTCGGAATCTGAAAAATCTGCAAGATCTACTAGTGTATTTAAAGCTAGAGCTCCTATGTTAATGGCTCTTGGGTTTGGATATAAGAAACTGTTCAGTGGTTTAGGGGATGTCGGTAAAGCTGGTGTAAATATCGCTAAACGTGGTATTGATGCTGGTAAGAAGATTCCTGTAGTCAAGAATATTATATCAAAGTTAGAAGATCTTGTTCAAAAGGTTCTCAAATCTAAGCAAGTTATGAAAATAACTAAAGGTAAATTTGGAACTGCAGTTCTTCAAGCTGTTAAGAGTATTATCAATCCTAAAGTGTTAGCATCTCCGGCGGCTAGTAAAGGAATTCTTAAATCTCTTGCAAAATATGCTGGCGGTCCTGTAGGTATTGCATTACTTGTGAATGACTTCATTACAGGTATGGATAGTGCTAATAGATATTTTGAACTCGGAAGAGGTGCTAAAGTATCATTTGGTATGAGACTTACTGCTGGTGTGGCAAATATGTTGAGCTGTCTTCTGTTTGGATTTATTCCGTCAGCTAAGATTGCGAAGATGATATTTGGATTACTTGGTAATGCCGGCGAGAAGGAATTTGCAGCCGACTTCCAAGTATTCATGGGCAAGAAAGCTACTATACTTAGAGTAGAACATAAACGTCTTATGGAATACGAAACTAAGAACTTCTGGGAAAGAATATTCGGTAGTAAGAAATCCAACTCTAAACTATTGAATTTTAAAACTATTGGCGATTTTGAAGAATGGCTTGAAAAGATTTACAAACCTGTTGAAGACCTTCGTAAGAAGATCGCTAAACCTTATGGTGGAGACGACGTTGTAAATGCTATTCCTAAAAACGAAAATCATGAAGCTAAGATTAATAATTTCCGTAGTGAATTCTTAAAGGCGGCAGAATCTCTTGTCAAAGGTGTTAAATTAGTTGCAGCTTCAGTTAAGACTCCTGAAGATGAAAAAGCTATGACTAGCAAGGAACCTGTCGATGCAATTGATGAAAAGGCTATTAAACCTACAACTCCTGTTGCATCTGTAACTCCTGCGGTTACAACAGCATCTGTTGCTGCATCAGCTGCGGTTGATACTCCAACTCCTCCAAATGTTGCTAAGAAACCTGGAGCATCCCCAGTTGCAGCACCTACTGGTCCTAAGAAGGCTGCTGTAGATCCTAAAGCTAATGACAAAGGTCGTAAAAAGATCGATGAGATAAACGAATCTGTCGGTGTTGATAAGGCTAAAGATATTAAACCTTCTAAAGGTGATGTAGCTAAAGTCGCGAGCGTTGGGATAGTTTCTAAAAGTATTGATAAAGCTTCGCAGAGTAAGAAATCTGAACCTAAGGATGTTGGGAATATTACTTCTACAACTGAGAAAAAGGTTGAGAATTCTCCTGTAGCTGACAATATGATGAACATGAGCAATGCTATTAACACTGAACTTGGAGCGCTTAAGGCTATCTATGCTGAACAATCTAGACACAATATAATTGATGAATCGATGACTTCAAAACTTGTTGAATTGTTAACGATACTTGTGGACAATAGTAAAGCTACATACGATAGCGATATTAGTAGAAATGAGATTCTTGCTAAACAACTTCTTGCTGAGGTAGATCCTAAGTCTAGAAAACGTTTACTTGATGAACAAAAGAAAGCTAATAAAGCTCCTAGTTTAATGGAGAAATTTAAAGGATTGTTTGGAGATTCTGACTTGAATCAGGATGGAAAGTCTGATACATTCGGTGAGAAGTTTAAATCAGCTTTCGGAGGCGGCGGCGGTGATACTGGAAGCATGTCGTTTCAAGAAACTGGCGAAGGAACTGGGATGACGGATTCGTCTGGCCAGGTTATAGATCTTGCCAATGGTGATCAAAAACTATTAGGGGATGGGTCTCTTGACGATGGCAAAACTGCAGAACAGAATGCGCCTACTGGAACTGGTGGTGGTCAGATAGGAGATCTTAAATCTCAAGCGGCAATAGACAAGTATAAGCAACAAAATAAAGTTACCACATTTAAGGGTAATGCAATTGTTGAAGATCCTAAGAAATTGTCAGACTGGATACAGAAATCTATATCTGGATGGGGAGCTACTCACGAGAAAGCCGGCACAGTTGCTATGAATTTTGAGGGAACTAAAATTGGAGATGTTACATATTACACGCCTAAGAATAAAAAGGGTGATATTATCACTATGCGTAAATTCTTAAATGGCGATGTCGAATATGGAATCGATAATAGTCAGGCTGACGCATTCCGTATTTCTGCCGAAGGTAGAATATTTGGAAAAGATGTCAAAACTGCAGTTCTTAGAGAGAATTATAGCGATAACACTAAGAAATCTGGAACTGCGAAAGCTGCTCCAGTGGCCACTGGTAGTAAGAATACTCCTACTAAGGAAGCTTTAGATAAAAGCGTTGCTACAGGTAAGTCTAAATAATAATAAGTATACCCTATAACATTTTATAGGGTATACTTATTTTAAGGAGAAAATATGGCAGATCCATTAAATGTGCCTGGTCAAAGTAGAGAAGAGAAACTCGATCTATCACAGTTCGTTTCAGATACTTCAAAAGTTGCTATAAAGCGTGATTATAATATTACAGGCCTTTCAAAGATTGATACTATCAATGATATTGGAAAAAGTATATCTACTAGAATGAGTCAGAGTTTAAAGAGCTCTCTCACCACATCTAGTAATGGTACTGGTATTGGTCTTAAAATGATCGATGCTGGATCAAATTTCTATACTCCTATCGTATCTTCATCTAAATTGGCCGCTAAAGATTCTATTTCAGCAATACTTGATACTGATGCAGACGATGGTACAGGTCCAGCATCTCAAGGTGGCGATGGAGAAGAAGGTTCGGTTAATAGAGATTCAAATTTTAACTTCTTTGATTCATCTATCACAGAGGATGGTAAAAAATATAAGACAAATAAAATGGGCACAGGTATTGGTAGAAGTAAAGTTATCAATCCTCCATTTCAGTTCAATCCTCACGATGATGTAAGAAGTGACTTATATTTTCCACATTTGGGAAGAGTTTATAATGAGAAAATCGTATCGAATTATCCAATTGCATATTTTGAAGTTGGAAAAATAAAATACAATACAAATTTATTTACCAATACTGCATTTGAAGGTGGGGATGATAAGACTATATTAAATTACATCCGTGATGGTGGAGGAAATCTTGTTGAGAAAGGATTTATTGCAGTAAAGACAGTATTAGTTACGTCTTGGAATGTTGCAACATTTCCGTTACGACTTGGTACTGAAGGATTAAAATGGGTTCTTGGATTGAGAAAATATGCAATCTTTGTTCCACAATACAATCTTTTCCATAAATATGTAAATGATATACTCCGACAAGTTGCAACTATGATGGGCCTTTTAAATGGATCTGTTGATGATGCTGGAGGAGAAGTTAAATACTATGGCGATGAAGGTACCGCTATGGATGAAACTCTTCTAAATCAAATTGGAGAGAAATTTAGGGATAATGAAAGCTTTGGTAATGATTGGACAACTAAAGTTGATAATAAGGTTGAAAATGCATTGGATGGTTATGTTGGACGTTTGATAAGTTTAAGACTTGCAAGTATCCTTTATGATGATTCCGCGTATGGTTCTGAATTTATACCTTATATGATAAATAAAGATGTTTCTATATCTGAAAGTATCAATAATAGTACATCTCAGAACCCTTTACAATCATCCCTTAATGGTGAAGCTGCAACTGCTCAGAATGAAGCTATAAATAATTATAGTAATGATGCCGGGGCAAATGCTGCTCAATCATTTTTGGATTCTGTAAAAGCACGTGTAGATCGTGTTGGTAAAACGTTATTGCGAGGAGATTCTGGAACAGTTCTTTCGGGTGAAGGTCGTATTTCTCTTCCGGAAGTATGGACAGATTCTTCTTTCAGTAGAAGTGTAAGTATGTCTTTCAAATTCACATCTCCTTATGGGGATAATCTTTCAATATTTGAAAATACATACATCCCATTTTTATTATTATTCGCAATGACAATGCCTAGACAGATTGGTTCTAAAACTTATACAAATCCATTTGTTGTAAGAGTTTCATCGAATGGTTTGTTCAACGTTCCTATGGGAATTATTGAATCTCTTTCAATTGAAAGAGGTGAAGATAAAAATAACTGGACCATTGATAATAAACCTAGAACTATAAAATGTAACGTTTCTATTAAAGATATTTCTCCTGTAATGATGATGTCGATGAACCGTGGGTTATTTTTCTCATTATTTATGGGAAATGATTCATATAGTCAATATCTTAGCTTACTTGGAGGGTTAAGCCTTACGGATCAACGCAATATTTTAAAACGTGCCGGCAGATGGTTTAAAAATCTCGAAGATACATTTAAAGCGGGCGGACGTTTTCTAAGTTCTGCAAATGGTGGTAATCCTGATGGTCAGCATAACTTCGGAACTAATATACTTTCTGCACTTGGTTTACGAGGTACCGTTGCTGGGTTTCAGAAGAACGTGGCTTCCACTGAATACGACAGCGTACCATAATAAATTTAAATAGTGGGGATCACTCCCCACTATTTATTTTACATCTACTTCAATTCCAACTCCACGTAAGAAAACGCTCATCGTTTGTAAAGCTTGTTTGTTTTTAGGAACTATATGAAGATCTTTAAGAGATACATCTCCGCGTTCTTCAATTAAATGAAGCATCTGTTTCTTAGATACTTCATCATCAGCTCTAGGTCCCAATAATTCTTTAATTGTATTCTTCTGACCTGTTGTAATTAATCCGAAAGTTTGAGTATCATTTATACCAGCAGATTTACTATCGCTAGTCACTGTACCTGTCATAGGGTTTATTTTATCAATATTTCCAGACGCAGCATTCTTTTTAGAAACCATCTGTTGAAGACGTTTTACAGGCAAGTAAAGTATAAGTGCAGGATGAGGTGTAATCGAGCATATAGATCCATCAGCAGATTCATTCTCACGATACATTACATATTTGTGAGTTCTAAATCCTATAGATTCGCACACGTCGAATATTTTATCGAGTGTAATTTTATCGCCAAATGTGTCAACTTCAAATTGAATATATGTTTCTTCTTCAACAATATCTTTCATATATCGTTTGAATTCGCCATCGCTCATAGTTTCAAACAGTTCTTTATATGTACTACTATTGTACCCGCTTTTATCAAATGCATCCATTAATGCACATATTTCTTTTTCCGCTTGAATTCTTTCAGGACTCTTCTTGATAGTCGCCATAATGAATCTCCGTTAAATAATTTCTATACATTCTAATGTTTAAGTATAAAACATATAATTGGATAGAAAATCTTATAAAAGGAGTAGAAAGTGCTTTTTAAATTTGTAAAAAGTGTATCGGAAAAGTTCAACGTTATAGTGAACAGACTTATTAATTCAGCAGTTCATATTCTCACAGGAGAACATAATACGGCTAGTCATATGAATGATAAATCTACGACAATATGTGGAAACAAATATTGTAAAATGGAAGATAGTTTGCATTTTAAAGAACTTGAAATCCTTATAAGACTTAACAAGATTAGAAGATCTCAGACTCTTATGGGATTACAACCGTGTTATTGCAATGAAAACATCCCTAAAGAAAATGTAAGTTCTAAAATGTGCAAAGGTTGTGCATTTAAAGACACTTGTGACATGAGACGTGATGTTCCGATATGTTATAATTTTGAAGGTTCAGAGATTCCTGAGCTTGAGAGATTTTGTTCAACATGTCCTTTGGAAGATACGTGCAAAAACGTCGTTAAATAATATTGAAGTGGTGGGTTCGTCCCACCACTTTTCTATAAATTCCCAAAGAGCTATCTTGATTATATATTAATTTAAGGGTAAACAATCTAATGTAAATTTAGGACTTATAATTCGGAGGGTGTATGTCCAGTGTTGTAAAAACTGATTCTGCTAAATTCTCAACTTCAGCGCTTACTGGCATAGTGCAAAAGAGTGGGAGAGTTAAAACTTATTTTCAACTTTTAAATAAGATTGAAATGAGAATTATGGAAGATCCAACGATAGTTCACAAGTCTGTGATTGTTGAGTTGGACGATGGAACTCTCTATAAGGTGAATTATTCAACATTCTACATCAATTTGATTTTGTGGTTGTTCAATATTAACTATAGCGAGAAGATAATTTCCGAAGATCTTCACGATCTTACATCTGCGACTAAAGGGAATTTCATATCCACAATGGATAAAATAATCTCGAAGTTTATGAAACTCGGATACAATCTCAACAGTGTAAATATTGTTGGAACTGTTAAAGAGCGTATCATTAAAATCGCAAGATTCTATGGTGATGTGGTATCAAATACTTTCAGTCTGTATGACGTGATGGCATTTGAATCTCGAAATCCAAAGTTCGCAGAGTTATTTAATACTCAGTTGAATCTTGAAACTATGAGTATCTCAGAGATTGAGAAATTTTTAGATTTCGCAACCAAACGACTCTACAATTTGATTATTGAAGACCGTCGTAGTAATTTGTATCCATTTATCTCAACTGGAATTGTAAAAGAACTTCAGATGAGTCAGATGTTTATTGCAGTTGGAGGTCGTTACGATATAGATAAAACTATTCTTCCAAGACTTATTGAAAAGGGTTGGATGCATGGTATGCAAACTGTGAGTGAATTCTTCGCAGAAGCAGTATCTACACGTAACAGTATCATCGTTAAGAAAGATGCAGTTCCAGATTCAGGCTATATTTCACGTAAAGTAAATATTGCATGTCTGAATACTATTCTGGATTCGAATATCTTCGATTGTGGAACTAAACATTACTTAAACCTTTATGTTGAAGATTATGATTATCTTAAACTTATTGAAGGTAAGTATATGGTTATGAGTAGTGATGGATCAAAACTCCGTGAAATTACTACAGATGATAAACACTTGATTGGAACAACTATTCAGATCAGATCCCATACTAAATGTATTACGGGTCATAAGTTGAGAAAAGTGTGTTGTACATGTTTTGGAAATAAACATGTTCCATTGTCAGATGCTCGTGTAGGAGGATTGGTTTCAATTAAACTGATCAACCCTGTTACACAGCTTGGTCTATCGGCAAAACATGCTTCTAAGACTAAATCTGAAGAGATCGTTGGAGATATTATTGAAAGATACTTTACTGAATCTAACTCTAATATTTATCCAAGAAAAGATATATGTTCCCGAAAAGATGTAGTTCTTCTCATTCCAATGGATATTGCGAATGATATCCTTTCTTCAGACAACGTTATTGATAACGGAAGTGTTGAAGAAGGTCTTAATTTCTCAAAAGAAATAGAGATGATCTATGTTGTAGAGAATGGAAATCTGCGTGGTATGGATCTTGATGATAAAGGATTCTTTGTAAATATCAGTGATAATTTGATTTCATTGATATCTGATAAACGCGGTACTATAGTTAGAACTGAAGATGTTGTCAATAGTATCGTCAATATCGAAACTATGAATGATACTGCGAACTGGGATCTCGAGCTTCAGGATCAAGAATTCTTCGCTATAAATTTCAATGATATGGAACCTGCTGAAAGCGTTTTTAATGTAAAACTACTTACAGAAGAAGTTTCTAAATATCTTCGTATGATCAAAGCTACTATCGATGGAATTAAAACTCCAACGTATACTAAAGCTGAAGAAATGATCTATGATATTTACGACGTTCTCCATAAAGCTGAAATCAAGAGTCATGGTATGTTTATCCACATGGAAACACTTGTGATGAATCTTACTCGTGTAATCGATGATGTAATTACAAAACCCGATTACAGTACTCTTATCGAACCTGAAATTCAGTTTGTTAAGCTTACCCAAGCTATTCAACGATCTGATTTCTTGAGCGGAGTTGTATTCCAAGATCTCCGTAGACAATTTGAAGTTGCGGATACATTGAAGAAAAATACTCCAGGAATATTCGATATCTTCTTCAAGAATAAAGAATTCTTGAAGAATGGTGAAGAGTTTGCAAGAACTAGACCGTATCTTAAGAGAAATTATAAACTCGAAGATCAGTCTCTGATTGTAAACAAGAAACGCAAGAAATAATGATATTGTAGGGAGGGCAATCCTCCCTACTTTCTTTAATTACGGAGGTTTTATAAATGTTCGGAAATCAAAATTTTGGACAAAATTCATTTTCACGTAACATGTTTTCAAATAAGGTGTGGATGGCGCCTGGAAATACGATCATACTTGACACAGAAGTTACCATAGACGGAAGACTCTTTTCAAGAGATGAAATTGTATATCCTTGGAATTGGGAAATTGGACTGTATGTACGTTCGCAAGTTCCTGTAACAATAACTGTTCCTAAGAACTTTAAATTGGTTCCAAAAACTGGGCCCGATTCCAGAATTGATATAGTATTTGGAATGTTTCCTATGGTTCTGATAGTTCATGAGATTGTCGAAGCTGATGATATCCTGCCAGATTTTGACAAGTATGTCGGTAAAGATTTCGCGGATAAAATGTCAGGGTTTATGAAAAATTGTCAGAAACCTGACCCTGTAGACCAGAAGCCTAGCAACTACAAAATTCTTCCAGGAACTATTGTATTCTCAAGAGATCCTTTAACTTGGGAAACGCATGAATCTCCTGAAACAAGGAGTATTGTCGTATTAAAACTTATACAAAGTGGTGATAATAAGCAACTTAAAAGTATGAGTTTAAAGAGTACAACGATGTGTCCTAATTGTAATTTAAGACGTTTACCTGAGCATGATAAAAACGGCAAGGATAGTGCAAACAATCCTTATAAGTTTTATGCTTATGTGAGCATAGAGAAATAAAAAAAATAAGTAGGGGGAGAAATCCCCCATACTTACTTCTTGGTTCTCTTGAACCAATATACATCTTCGTCAAAATATTCCATGGTAGATGACGAATCTGTGTCAATTATCTTAACACTCGATAATGAGTCGAGCTTGATAATTGTTATAGTCTTGTTTGTATTCTCAGATTCTTTCTTATGAGAATAAGATTTCTTCTGATCCGCTGCTACAGCGACTGAAATAATCGCAAGTAATAGTAGTATCTTTTTCATAACACCTCTTTTGTTAATGTCATAATAAGATATATACATGAATAATCTATTGTTTCATAAAATATCCTATCGAAAACACACTAATGTAATTATTTATTAAGGAGCTCTGATGGAAGATCTTCGTCTTGAGATTAAAAGATCTGCCTATTATATCTATGGGTATGAGCTTGGAACTGCTAGAATTCTTGAGAGATCTCTTGCAGTATACGATTATATCTCAAAGAAATATACTCATTTTGGATTCGTTTATGATGAAGAGAATAAAATTCTCAAGATTCCATCTACTATCGACATTCAATTCATACTTGATAAATTTTGTTCAGATGGTATTGTTATAACAAATGTTACCGATAAGAGTAATGAATACGTTAGCAATCGTCGAACTTTGAGTGTTACATGTAATGCTGTACCAAGAGATAGGTATCAAAAAGAATCTGTAGATTTCTTGGTTGCAAAAGATTCAAGTGATAGTCATAAAGCGCATAGATTACTAACCCTTGACACAGGATTCGGTAAGACAGTTTGTGCAATTATGGCATGTCATAAACTACAAATGCCGTCAATTATAACATCGGTTAGTTTATCAAATCAATGGGTTGATCGAATTCAAAGTTTTACAAATGCTAAACTTGGAGAAGATCTAATCTATCTTAAGACTTGGAATGATCTTGATAAACTTATGACAATGAAACATCCTCCAATGGCGATGTTTTACGTCATTGGACTTGATGCAATGGTTGCAGGATTACGTAGAGATAGTGATATGTTGCACAAGTTCTATGAAAAGTTTGGAATCGGAATTCAAATTTTTGATGAAGTTCATGCTCATTTCTTGAAGATATTACAAGTTCTTGTAAACACATCTGTTGAACGTGTAATGTTTTTATCTGCAACTCCTGAACGTAGTGATAAAGCTCAAGATGCATTGTATAGAAAGATCTTTAGAGATAATGTTCAACAGTATGGACATAAAACTCATGAGGTTTCAAAGTTCAATGTAATCATGGCTAGATATTCCACTAAACCTGGAGTAGGTGATATGTGGAAGATTCAACCAAGACGAGGAGTTCATAGTTCTAATTACTTCAAATACATGTTTAGATATGAGTCCAGAACGCGTATAATCTACGACTATATAACATTCTTTGTTAGTAAAATATTCCGTATACATGGATATGATAAATCCAAAAAGGTTATAATATTCGTTCAAAGCTTAGATGGTATTAAAATGCTAAAGAAAGCTTTGGAAGGAACTACATTTCCTGACGGATTTAAACCATCTATAGGTTATTATACTGGCGAAAACAAGAAGGATCGACATCAAGAACTTGAAAAGAATGTCGTGTTTACAACAATCGCGAATAATATGGGACTTGACGTTAAGGGACTTATAATGGTTATTAATTTTATACCATTAAGTTCTGATCAACTCCTTAAACAGATTCGCGGTCGTGTAAGAGATCCTGAAGGATGGTATGTAGATATGTGTGATGAAGGATTTGACGGAATTGTTAGACAGCGTGATAAACGTCTTGTTAATCATATCAAGAATACTAGATCTTTAGTTTATTATGAATATGTAAACGGTAAAATAATCAAAGCAAATGCTTGATATAATTTCCTTTGGAGAGGTTGGAAATGATAAAAAGCGTAAATGACGTGTTGTACAGGAATTATAGATTTAAAGTATCATTATCTATATTTGGAGACGATGGTCCCGAAAAGAAAGATGATAAATTTAAATCTAGGAAATTAGTAACAATTTCTAAACCTGCTAATAACCTTGATGGAAATTCATTATATTTTGACACGTTTAGTCGTGGAATTATCGGCCTTTATGCATTAGATAAAGAGAATAAGGTTTCTGAGCAATTTCATATTTCTCAGAGATCTTATCATGAATTACTTGAAGCAATGCGAATTTGCAATGAATGGTTGACTTCTAAGAAGTATAAACACCTATTCAATACAGATCCTGAAACAGGCATTGTTAAAAGTTTAGGACATCCTGCACCTTATAATCCTTCAGTATTCAAAAATCAAAATGAGTACATAAGATTCTATCCAGCTGTAGTTAAAGACTATGATGGATTGAGTTATGAAGGTGTCGCAATAAGGACTCAGAAAGGATATCTAACTCAGCTAACCAATATGGATTTTATGGTTTTTTATAAATCATTAAAGACTTACTTGGACAATTCATATGCTAGCAATTTGAATTTGCTTACATTAGGCGTATTGTTAAATCAATTGAAAAATAAACCTAATGTTTAGAGTATATATACAATATTGATAGCGAGTGGTGATTAACTTGGAGAGAGGTTTATTATGCACCATGTACCAATAAAAGTTACACGAATATTCGGCGATGGAGGAGTTCTTAAAGCTTATAGTTTTGAGACTCAAACTCGTAGAATAATCATGAAACGATATCATAAGATAGTATTAAGAGGAATATACTATATCTTTATGGGGGAATTCACCGATGAGAGTGAAGTTCCAAGTGTAAACTGCGCGTATATTTATAACGAGCAACTGATTTTCAATACCGTTTATAGAGCAAATATTCCTCAAGAGTCGAAAGCTAGTAAGATAAAGATGCCCGAAGGCAGACTTACTGGCGATGATACGATATTGAAACTTTCTATCAATAACGATGATGATTACCTTATGGTACTCATGAAAACATTGTTAATGAAGAAAAATGTCACCGTTGGAGAGTTTAAATCTCTATATGGTGAAGAGAGAAAAACTGATATGAATAACGATAAAAGTAGACTTGAAAACAAGAATACTCTATCGTGGAATAAGTTTTCATATCTACTACATTTACTCGGTCATGAGTTCGCCCTTGACATCTATGAGAAGGATGAGGATAAACAATGAATTTAGATTACAGAACAATGTTTAACACGGTTATCGGACCAGTGTTGAACTATTTTGGATTCCATATGAATAACGATGGTATCCTCCAACAGATCGGTGGAACTCAGGGTATTACCTACAACGGTAAACATTTCTACGTTCCTTCTGATGGATTCGATCACTTTGCAACAAAGGATTCGAAACTTGTCACAATATTCGCTCCTTTCAAAATTCGTGAGCATACAATCATTCTATCACAATTCCTTTGTCGTGCTCTTAGTAATAAGTTCCGCGATGAAGAAGATGTTATTGAATACAATAGCAACGGCGAAATGATTGATATTGTGAAACTTGTCAAACGAAATCCCAAAGATAGTGATAAACTCCCTGCAATGTTTCATGGAGTGATCTATGAAATCTGGTGTAGAGATGATACAGATGTCTTAGGTACAGGAATTGATCATGATGGAAATGATATCAAAGCTATTGTAATGGCTATGATAATGGTTCTTTCAAAATATTCACATTTGGTTGACAAAAATCCGAACTATGATAAGATCTTCCGTTATATTGAGAAGGTTGAACTCAACAAAGAAGAAGAGATTGAACTTGCTCGTAATCAATTCTCATCCAATAATACGAATATCGATCTTGGCGGCGAAGCTAATGATGGATTTGAAATTGTTGAGTATGAAGAAGTTGAAGAAGATCTTGATACAACTATGGAGATCAAAAGTTCTCCTAAATCTTCGTTCGACGATTCAAGTGTTTACGATGAGATCGAATTCTAAAATTGAAGAGTGGGGTTATTCCCACTCTTTTTTTTCTATAGTTCTGAGTTAAACATACTAATATAGGTATTATAAAACGGAGGCAACATGGCTGAAACTAGCGGTGAGAATACGACAAGTGTTCCAACTAGAGAATATAAACCACTAACAGTTGGTGAAGTTAAAACTGATAAAAATTCATACTTCTCGACAGTTATGGATACATATACTGAAGACTACTCTAAAGATTCGGGTTCTAAATCTGGAGATGCGGTAGCTTCTCAAAGTAAGTTTAAAAGTAAAGTTAAAGAAGTTACTGAAACTGTAAACAATGGTAATTTCTTTAAGAAACGCGGTATTAAACTTGGTAAACTTAGTGGTAAGAATCTAAAAGGGTTCCTAGACGCAGTATCTAGTGTTGATAGTATGAAAGCTCTCACGAAAGGTAAGATTACAGGACTATTTAAAGATGTTGATCTCACATCCGGTTCTAAAGTTCGTAATTTAGGACTTGGCGCTCTTATGGATACTCTTGGAGGATTAGAAGCTGTAGGAGGTGCTCTTCTAAGTAAATTTGGAGGATTCTTATTAAGTTTCTTAGTAATCCCTGACCAAGTGTATCTTGCAACACTTATCGCATTGGATAAAGCTGGTTCGGATTTAGAAGCAAACGATTGGTATATCCGAAAAGTTATTCTTAAGCGTGATATAACGTGTGCATTAGAGTGGTGGAATAAGGAGTGGGATATAACATATTCTGGGTTATCAGATGATGCATTCTACTCAGATCCTATGATTTCCGCAAGATCTGGCGCATTTAAAAACGTTAAACTCATTTTAGACGAAATGTATTCAAATTATAATGAACTGATGACTCTTTATAAAGCTGTCGATACGACTGAAATTCGCACAGCCGAAGATAATGTAAATAAAATCATTGAAGAGTTAAAAGGTGCTGATGCATCTAAGCCTGAATACATCGTAGGATATATGGATTCTAGAGGAATCGCATTCATTGAAGATCTAAAATCTTTGAATCTTGGATTCATAGGAATGAAAGTCTACTATACTGATGCTACATATTCAACTATGTCTACAGGAAATGCGGTGACCGGGTTCTTTAGAACGGTTGATTCATATATAACTCAGTATGATACTATAAACGAGAAATTTAAAGTATACAAAACAGTTCTAGAAACTGCTAAAGATAAGTATGAACTTGAAACTATAAAGTATCTTGATCCTGCAAATCAGATATACAATTACATACTGACTGTTATGAAAAATACAATAGTTTGTGGATTTAGCGGGTTTACTGTAAAAGAACTTAAAAAGTTGATGGATGCCTATAATATAAAACCTTGTTGGTTTGGCGATAATGATGAAACATATCGCAAAAGATATCGTATTTCAGAAGGCGATATTGATATCATAGCTCCATTCTATAGACCTGTGAATAAAGGTGCTCTAGCAACTATTGCGACAATATCTAAAATTTCATCAAGATTTCGCAAGGAAAGAACTAAACGGAATCAAGATTCTGAATCGGATTCATGGTTTATTGATCCTAGAAATAAACAAATAAAACGTTTATATTTGCTACTTGCAGATGAAGGAACTTACGGAACCAAGGACTCTCTTATTCATAAGAATCTTGCAAATCGATTGAAGCACAAAATTACTACAGTGTGGATGGAAGCTTTGGATGAAGGTCTTGCAGGATTATTGCCTAAGCAAGTTACAGATTTTGCAGAAGGTTGGTGGAATGCAGCATATGCTTATACTAAAGAAGTTGAACCTTTCTTAGTAAACCCTGCTACATGGATGGCAATTAAACTTGCGGATACAGATGTAATTACTGACCCAAGAGATTATGTTCCATCTACACCTACAACAAAAATTAAGAGCGCGATAGATATAATTAAAGATATGTTAAAGTTGTTGTTGAAATACAAGATTATAACTGAAAACTCTATTACCGGAAATTATCCTACAAAAGTCTCTGAACTTGATGAACTTATCGATCCTGTGGTATCAGGTACCGATACATCAACCGTTATAGGTGAAATTGCGGACGATAGTAAAGATCCTGATTTTGATCCAAAGATTGTTGAAGAAATGATAATAGATAAAATAAAAGGAGATATTTATAACTATATAGATCTAAATATCGAATTAATTTATTCTACTCTGATACAATATATCAAAAACAACACCTATACTACAGAAGTATTGAATACAACTTCTTTGGCGGATCTTCAGAAACTTATTAAAAGTGAACTGATTGCTTCCGGTCTATATACACAAGTTCAAAATAATTCTGATGATTTGTTGAAATTAAAACTAATGATGAGTGAGATGCAATCCACAATCAATGGTGTTATTTCAGGAACTATCAAAATTCAAGACATTAAAACCCTTACCGAGTATATTACGATTATAAACAATCGTATTGATAGCGGGGATGTCAATGTTGAATGGCCGAAAACTCAAATTACTATAGTTAATACGAATATTATTAATCAGATTAATAATTTCATATATGATGGTAAAGATTTCCTTGGCGGAAAATCATTTGAACAGTTATTAAAAGAGATGGAAGCCCTTACCAATGATGGTAAAACTATCACAAATAAAATGCAAGATATGTTTAACATATTGACCATTAAGATTAATGATATTATCACTAAAATTGATAAAGGTATTTCTGTAGAGATTAAAACTATTAACGACATTCTTGATGAAATTCAAGAAGAATTGGATAAGAAAATTGATTTAACGGATATTACTAAGGTTCTCAAAGAAATGGGAGTCGAAAATATTGAAGATTATATCGATGAACTTAAAGATCTAGTTGATGCAAATAAGAAACTTAAAGATGTTGATCCTGATTACTATGATTTTGACGTGACAAATCCTACAAAAAAGACTATAGAATCTGTAAGAGATGAAGCGATTAATGGCGATGGTTTTGTCAAACTTGAATATATGTGGGTTGGACATAGTAAATATGGAATCCCTGTGATTAGGAATGATGTTGGTGATATTACAAATATGGATACAGCATTTGTAAACTATCAATAAAAATATGTATAGTGGGGATATTCCCCACTATACTATTTATTTAGACAATTTCTTCTGTAACAACTGTTACAAATTCGATAACGTCAATTTTGATATAATCAACAACTACAGTGCGTTCATAATATCTACGCATTCTTTTTCCGGTAGTTTTATCGATATACTCATATTTATTCTGCTGAGGAGCACCTGCAACAGCGATAGTATCGTACAAGTCAGCATCTGTTTTAAATATAGCAATATTTGCATCCGACACGTCAAGTGTACCTTTAAGAATTGCACCAAATGTTCTACCATCTGTCATTCTGAATTCAAACCGTTCATATTTATCGACGAAAGACGCTTTATCTTTTCCAGATTCAATATGCTCACAGTATCGTGAAACATCTGCTGGGTGACGAGCAAATGGAGTATTTTCAGGAATTTTTGAAAATACGTAACCAGCGCCACTATACGCTGGAGTATTAAACTTCTTAGTTGAGATAGTATTAATATACGCTGCAGGAGTCATTGTAACCTCACTGTTGGAGAGTTGATTTATTTATACATTACTATGTTTTCTGTAATATCATTTTATTGATGTCTATATTAAGTGATGATAATAAACTTAATAAAGGTGGATCAAATGATTAAAGAATTATTTGAAGCGATGATGAGAGAGATTAAATCTCTTGCCATTAATTTAAAATAAGAGCCTTCGGGCTATTTTTTTTATTATTTAAATCGAATTTATGGTTATATATTTAATTATGAGTAGATGTATATTTATATGTATATCTGCTTAAACAATGTATTGATAAATGATTAGTTTTTTCGCTGATTAATAATCATTTATCAATCAATTGTATGTCTAGATACATTTGATGTTGCTGTAGAGTTCCAACTAGCTTCTACGATTCCAGTCGTGTGAATGGATAAAGTTGGTCATTATAACCCGCCTAGACAGGGTGCGATCAGATGTGTTGAGTCTAGTCTGAGTATTCGTAAATAATAATTACTCAACCCAAATCCATAGATGAGTCCTATGGTGACGGACATTTTTAGTGGACCATCACTTACCGTACCAAGATGGTTTTCGCAACATCGTACGGTCGAACGGTGCGAGAGATAGGAGGGCGGTTATTCACCCTCCTTATTTTTTTAACAAGGAGATATTTATGAAAGTTATTTTATCAATCTTAGTATTACTCTCAAGTATACTGTGTCAAACGATGCCAACGTATGATAGATCTTCATGGGGAACTTGGATAGATTCCGATAAAGATGGTCAGAATACAAGACAAGAAGTTTTGATTCGAGATAATATTGCATCTTCGGAAAGTACTACATATGTCAATGGAAAGATTGTTAAAGGAATGTGGATAGATATCTACAGTGGAGATACTATTAGAGGTGCAAGTCTTATAGACATTGACCATTTTGTTCCAGTATCTGAAGCGAATATGTCTGGCGGGTATCTTTGGGATAAGAATAAAAAGATTAATTTCTTCAATAATATTAGCGATACAAAACATTTACATGCTGTGTCAATCGCTTCGAATAGGTCTAAGGGTGCCAAAGATCCATCTAAATGGATGCCTAAAATAAACAAAGATTCCTATATAATTGATTGGGTAACTGTCAAATATAAGTGGGGATTGAAGATGGATAAAGAAGAATATGATTTCATTATATCATATTTGAATACAAAATTCCAATAAATATGGTGAGGATTCGTCCTCATCTTTTTACATTTTTGAACTTCGTTTTGAACTATATATTTAATTATGAGATAGTATAACAATAAAACAACAATTGGAGAAATATATGTCTATTTTTAATCTAAAAATTACCAAATTCCCTGAGCGACTCCGTATAGCTTTGTCAACTGAAGCTAACCCTGATACATGGTTCAGACCAGAATCAACTGTTCCTGGGAAACTTGAAATCTTTTCAAATGTTGAGTTCTCAAATGAGGGTGAACTCGTAAATATTAAAAGTGTGAATGACGAGATTGTATCATTCAAATTGACCAAAAAAGGTGAGTCTTTAATATCTCAGTATGCGGATGAAAACATCTCAACAGGAGACTGGAAGACGTTACGAATAAACAATTTAACCGGTGAGTTATGCGATGAAACAGGAAATTATCAAGCTTGAGGGTGACAAATTCTTTGTTCTAGAGAATGGACATCCAAATAAAGAAGTTTCATATGAGCCTATCGTTGAGAATAACGATGGGCTCCTCGCAGTTTTAATTCGAAAAATCAGAGAGCTCGAACCAAATCTTAATCCCGGAAGTTATTTTATAACTTTCGGTAATAGATTCAAAGTCCTAAATGGCGAACTCTCTATTTTCAAACTTTAATTTTTTTTCTTAGAAAGAAGGATATTATGTCAAAACAAGTAATTACTGTTGAACAATTCAAATCATTGTTCAAGGCATGTAAAGATCCAATCGATACTACAGCTCAATTCAACAGTCTTTTGATCGCAAATGGTATTGATACTCCTGAACGTGCTGCATCATTTATTGCGCAAACTGCTGTTGAATCCGGTAACTTTACAAGATATGTTGAAAATCTTAACTATTCTGCACCGCGTCTTCTTGAAATATTTCCAAAATATTTTACTCCCGAACAAGCGGTTAAATATGCTCGCAATTCTCAGGCTATTGCGAACAAAGTATATGGGCGTGCTAATCTTGGTAATGGAAATGAAGCATCTGGTGACGGGTGGAAGTTCCGTGGTCGTGGAGCAATTCAAATAACTGGTAAATCTAACTATACTGCTCTTGCAAAATCTTTGGGTAAAACTCTCGATGAAACTACAGTATATTGTGAGACTCTTGAAGGTATCTTCCGGTCAGCTATTTGGTTCTGGAATGAACGTGGAAATTGTAATTCGTATATTGATAAGAATGACATCAAAGGTCAGACTAAAGCGATAAATGGCGGATATCACGGTCTTGAAAAGCGTATTGCCAATTATACAAAGTTGCTCCCGATCGTAAAAAAGAATCTTGCGTAAATTATATAGTAGGGGAGAGATCCCCTACTATCGATTTTTCAATTTTATTTTTGAGTATATATTTAATTATGAGTAGAGATATAGTAAGTTTTTCTATGGTTCTACAAATAAACAAATAACGTGGAGGCGTGTATGGGTCGTATAGCTAATGTTACCGAGAATGACAAAGGGATTATTCTAGATCTTTTAAAATCTGGGAAATCCGTTAAACAGGTTTGTGTACAACTTAAAACTTCGAAAGAAATTGTTGAAAAAGTTGTAGGCATTGAGTTAAGATACTATTCGGGAGGAAGATCAAAGTTTTACGCAGACGTAAGAGATGCATATGCTCTTAAAATGAGCTTCTCAGATATGTGCATAATGTTTGATGCAGAAGCTGGAGACTTGAGAGATTACTTCAAACGGTTTAACATTCCGATGCATTTCGGAGATGAAGAAACTCTTACAGAAGGAATTTCGATCGAACAAATGGATCGAATTGAAGTTATTACATACAAAGATGGGTGCATAAACCCTGTATCAAAAGCTTCATTTCCAAATATCTTTGAAGCATCTAAGGTGACAAAGATTCCTGTTACAAAGATTTTGAACTGTATAGACACTCAGTTGAATGTATCAAGAACAGGTCATGATACCGTTTGGATGAGTTTCAAAAAGGTGAAACTTAATGAATCTATGAACGTTGCAACTCTTGAGGAGATGTTCAAAGTTGAACCAAAAGATATTATTAAAACTTTGACAACTAAGAAGAAAAATCGTATTATTGACGATTCTGAACGATTACGTATTGGTGATCATATAGATCAAAGTAAAAAACAATACGGGCTTTCAACACTTACACCTGAAGAAAAGAATCGACAAATTGATAAATTTCCGGGAGCATTCATTGCTGGTCCGAAATCTAAAGATGTGCCAATTGATTTTGATTTCTCAGGATTGTATTCTCCGGAACCCGAGATTATTAAGAATAAACTTAAAGTCGGACTTGTTGTGAAATCAATCGCAAAACTTGAAGATTGGGTTGTGATTCTCGAAGTAACAAGAGAAGGTGCGGTTGTAATTGCGAATGAACCATCTCTTAGAGAAGCTATGAGAGTGGCTGTTTTAGATACTGCTGATTTTGACAAGTCTACAGTTTACAGACGTATCCGTGAAGATGATGTTAAGCCTTATAACGGGTATATCTTCGCATCTGCTGGAACCGTTTCAAAATACATTTAAGGAGTTTATTATGGAAAAATCTATAACTGTCGATGAGGTCAATGATCAGATTGATATTCTGAGCGGCTTATACAATAATGTGAAGCATTGTGCATTTAGAAATGATTATGAAGGTGCTCACACGTATGAGGATAAACTCTCAAAAGAATCAATGCTTCTAATTGTATCAGTCGCAAAGTCGAATGAAATTGTCGATGCGATGAAAATATTGTATATTAAAACAATTGCTAATATTTCAATTTCAACATCAAGTGTTAAATTTACAAGATATTGTGCATAACCAGTACCAATTCACGTAGGTGTAAATCGAATGTTTTACACCTATATTATAAAACAAAATAAGGAGCTTATTATGGAATTTACTTACGACCCAACAAAACCTGCTACCGCAAATTCAAATGGTGATGTTAAAAATTATGAAATCATTACCGGGGTTGATATCTTTATCATCCCTAATGTACAAAGTCATATAAGAGCGGAAAATGAAACCCGTCCGACACGTCAATATCCTTTGTGGGATATGAAAGTTTATGATAAGGATCTCGACAAAGATGGTCGAATCGAAATTTCCGCGGGAGAGGACGTTGTCCAATGCTGGATCACAGGTCTTGGTTCAGAGAACTGGCAGGATCATTTCATTCCCGATGAAGTTCTTCCTGGAAATGGTGCTCAGTATGAGCAGGATGATTTCCCATGTAAACGGATGAATACGTATTTTCCTCGCGAATATTTCGAAGGAAAGCTTGAGGGCGATACAATTGAATTGAACGTTCTTGGGAACAAACTTGTGATTACTCTGAACCAAATGAAATACCGTTATCGTAGATTTGGAGAATTCCATACAGTTCTTCGGAGTGTATGATTATAAAAGATGGGAGTTAATTCTCTCATCTTTTTTTTTATTTCTTGAAATGGCGGTTGGATTATATATAAGATAATGGATATAAATGTAAAATGGCTTAAACATTGAAACGTAACAAACTTAAGGAGTTTAGTAGAATGAGTTCAAATTATACTGACGACCATATCGTAGAGCTTTCAGAATTAGAAGCTCTAAGAAAACGTCCAATGCTGAATGGTAAGATTGGTCTTGACGGTGTATTTCACCTATTACAAGAGGTTTTTGCAAACTCTATTGACGAATTTATTGTTGGCTTTGGCGATACGATCGACATCGAAATAAATACAAATATCAACCCACTTGGTCCAGTATTCACTGTTAGAGACAGAGGGCGCGGAATTCCTCAAGGTAAACTTGTAAGAATTCTTACGAAAATGAATACTTCTGGTAAAATGGGAGATATTGCCGGTCAAGAAAATTCAGGTTATCAAATATCTGGTGGCGTTAATGGTGTAGGAATAACTCTTGTGACAGCGGTATCTAGAAACTTTGTAGCAACTTCCAAAAGAGATGGCGAATCTCATACTGCAAAATTTGATGCCGGTGTCCAAATAGAACCTGTTCACATTGAGAAATATAATGGGCCATCTGGAACTATAGTGAGTTGGATCCCTGATATTGAAGTTATGAGAGAAATCGATATCTCGAGTAAACGTTCAGAATATCGAAACTTTATTGAAGTTACATCAATGGTAACTCCTGGAGTAAAACTTACTTTCAAATGGAATGATGAAAAGGCTGAAACCTTTTATCATCCAAATGGAGTTGTAGATTATTACAATAAAGAACACAAACGTCGTGATCTCAAACCTATCGGAAAACCTTGTAATATTTCATATATTAATGATCGTCGTACTGTAGGGTATAACATCATGTTTGGGTTTACTCAAAAAGGTGCCGGAAACATTTCATATGTGAATGGTATCTTTACAAAAGATGGTGGAGAACACGTCAAATCTTTGTCAGAAGCAATGGGAATTCTAACATCCCATCTCAATAAATGTAATTACATTCCTAAATCTCTTCTCGGTAAAGTGAAAATTACTGGAAATGAGATTTCAGATTGTTTATTCTTTATCGTGATTGCTGAACAACAACACGCTGAATATAGATCTCAACAGAAAACCGAGTTTACTTCTCTTGAATATCGACCTACGGTAGTTCCTATCATTAAGGAAGAGATCAAGCGTTGGATTGAATCTGATAAAGAATCAATTGATAAAATCGGACAATATTGTGCAAAACTAGCGATTGCAAAATATGAAGCGTCTAAGATTAAGAATAACATTCTTAAAGCAGGATCTTCAAGCCGTACAGATCTTTTCCGTAAAATCGATGTTAAGAAGTTCTCAGACTGTAACAAAACTGATCCTGAACGTGGGGAAATATTCCTTTGCGAAGGAGATTCAGCAGCAGGTACAGTGAGATCTGCCCGTGATCGTGACTTCCAAGCAGTGTATGCACTTCGTGGTAAAGTTAAAAATGTTATTAAAAGTGAAGAGTTTTCGGATGAGTTATTTACTCTTGTTGAAATTCTCGGAATAGGATATGGTAAAGATAAAGATATTCGTAAACTTCGGTATAAAAGAATTATTATTCTTACAGATGCGGACGTTGACGGGTATCATATTTCATCTTTACTTGTGGCATTCTTCCACACTCACTATCCGGAATTGATTGCAAATGGTAACGTATTTATTGCGAAACCGCCACTGTATACTCTTTCTACAAAACAAGGTGATGTATTTATATCATCTCAAAGAGAACTGTATAAAATCATGAGTGAGAAAGCTATTAGAGTTTTCGATATCATCGATAAAGATGGAAGAATTCTTCCAAAAGGCGTTGCGAGAGAATATATTAAAAATCTCCCGTACTACTCTGAACAGATTCTCGAACCTATGGCAGAAAGATTATCTATCGATCCATTGCTTCTTGAAGCCATCGCGATGAATTTCAAACAAATTATGGCAGGTAAAACCAAATGTCTCGAAACATATGGTTTTGTATGCTCAACATTTGAAGTTCTCAAAAATGGTAATAGAAAAATGAATATCGGTAGAGGATATGAACAGTATTATATTCAGATCGATAGAGAGTTTATGACTAATATCATAGCTCCAATCGTTAAATACATTACTGAAACTATCAAACTTTGCAGAATTCGACTTGTTGGTCGTGGAACTAAGTTGAGATATAGTGAGTTTTATTATAATCAAGGTAAGCTTGTGAATAATAGTTTCTTCAGTAGTTCAGCTGGTTCTGATGTAAAACGTAGTAAAGGACTTGGAGCCAATACTCCTGAGGAGCTTAAGATTACATCAATGGATCCAAAAACAAGATGCCTTATAAAACTAGTAGCTACAGACCCTGTTCATACTTCTGATTGGATTCGGTATTTGTTTACGAATTCTGACCAGAAGAAACAGATGTTTATAGATAATAGTGCTGACTAATCCAAGAGGATGGTGCATCGTTTGCACCATCCTATCTTTCAAAAGCTATCGTTGAGTATATATCTAACTTTAGCAAATATATAACCATTTATCGAGAGGTTTTAAATGGCTGAGGAAAAAGATGATGAAGTCAAAATGGCGAAAAAGAAAAAACCTTTTAAAGGTAAATTCTTTTTCGTTGGAGTGAAAGAAGAAAGTGTGATGAACATCCCATCATTCGGAAAAACTTTCAACTTCGGTAAAGTTTATGAGAGTTTCAAAATGTCATTGAGCTCTAAACGAACTTTCAATCGGTCAATATTATCTATCGAAGATGATAATAACCGTGTTCTAAATCATCACTTTAACGAAAAACTCATCGATGTAAACACTGATGAACTTAGAGTGAAATCCTACAATAAAAAAGGTGAAGTTGCTGAGAAGTTTATCTTAAACTATTTCAGTCTCAAAATGAACCTTGACGATGGTGGTGACTTAACAAGAACCGATTACATCGTATTTATTACGGAACTGATGAATATTCTCGACGATGACATTCTCAAAATAATCTCAAACTATGTCGATTCCGTATATGATATGGAAATGGATGAGGTTATTAATAAATCGTTTGATAAAGATACAACATTCTACGACAGTGAAATTAAACAACTTTGTCATGTGAAATTCGCTGGAAATCTCATTGTGCCTCTGTGTACTCATTATTGTAATATCATGTCTCGTGATGTAGATCCAAAAGAGTTCTTCCTTGAACTTTACAAAGAACTCTTCAACAGAGTATCTGTAGTTTCTCAAGGAATGAATTGTATCGACAAACTTCACAGATACGTTACAATGATCGTAAGTGGATCTTTCAAATCAAATAAGAAGATCTATGACCGTATGAGTATTAGTGGTACAACAAAAGATTCTGAAGTAGAAGATGTCTTTTCTAAGATTCTGACGACAATTATCACTAAACTTGAACCATCTGGAACTGTTCCTGCATTCATTGCCGAAACAGTTAAACGTTCGTCTTCCCAGTATAAACCTCGTGAAAATGATGGATATGATGGGGGATTGAACGGTTTCTCAGATGACTACGTTCATAGTGGTGGGGATGATTCAGTTGTAACTGAAGCTGAACGAGCTGAATCTCGTATTGCAAGACCTGATGAATTATTGAAAGTTATTCGCAAAAATACTTGTGATGATACAATTAATAAGATATCAATTCGATACAATATTGGAATCAGTTCAATTGACGAATGGAGATTTACTGTTGAAAACATGAATCTTCATGAGTATCAAAATCGAATCATATTCCAGTGCTTCCATAACGAATATGGAGGATATGAAAATATGTTTGATAATAATCGGCATAATTACTCAAGACTCCTCTTACTTACGGATAAGTATCTACGGAGTATTGGACTTAACATTATTGCAGATTATACTTCCTCAGATTGTATTGGATACTCATTCCAAAACAGATGGGGTGGAAAAGTCTCTGATAGAAAATTGTTCGAAGATCCAAGATATATTGAATTGATCAATGGTAAATATCGATACATTCGAGATAAACTCGAGAGTAAGAATTTTATCCGTGATGATGCGGTATTCTTGGCAAATAATCTCTTCAAATATAATGGATTTATGGACCCCCGCTTTGGCGAGACCATAAAACATTCTGATGATGAGATTATCAATGCGGTCCTTGATTATTATATCAGAGTTATTGTGTGAAATTATAGGGGAGTGGTCTATTTGACCACTCCTTATATTTTATCAAAGAGAGGTGATAAAATGTATATAAATACTGGAAAATCAAATCGTTCGTCTGGCAATATACTCGAATGTGGAAATGTCGATTATTGTAAACGGTATATACTCATCGAGATTCCACAAAGTATGATGTTTGAATGTGATATAACCATCATGAATATCTCATCTTTCACAGATAGAGATTCGTTAGGATTTATGAAGGATCTACAAAAACTTCAAAATACAAACGTTTATCATTGCAAAGGTATGGTATTCTCAAAGTTTCCTGAAACGAATACTTGGGAAGAAACAAAGAAACTTATCAATTTGGATTCAATGATAACAGTTGATGATGTTTCATACGGTATCCATAACTATGATTTACGTAAAACTAAGTTTGGTGAACTCGAAACTTCAACTTCATATGATGATCTATTTTCATCACCATCTAGATATAGCGCATTACCAAACGTGAGATTCTATAACAGAACTCATCACGTTATTAATGAGGATATCTCTGGAAATGAGTATAGTATCGGTAAGATGTATCTCCCTAAGGTAGATAAAGATACTGTAAAGTATGTGGAATTAGTCCCTTTTAGGGATATGATTGATTCATATACCACAATCATTGTTACAAAAGCGTCTAACTACAGCAACTATAATGCTTATGATGAAGATTATGCACATGGTGTATTTGAGACTGAACACTCTACTGCCGAGATGATTGAGTATTTGGATTTAAATAATCTCTCAATGTTGATCGTAGGACCTGTGACAGATTTCATATTAGGTTTATTGGTGAATTCTGCAAATTTCGTATACGATAGTGTTGACGGGATATCTAGAGTTCAGTATAAAACTGATCATGTTTTCCCAACAAATAATATCTATATGCAACAGATACATGATAACCAACTATCTACATTTCTATCTGCGATGGAATATATTAGAGAGAGTGTAGGTTGGAGATTTAGACTAATGGTTAAATCGACAATCAGTTCTGTCACAGTGAGTGTTTTGAAGTATGATGTCCATAATGGTGGATTTATAACTAAAGATTTCAATTTTGAAATTGGAAACTTTAGAAATGATCAGCATTACCATGCTAGTCATTGGGTCAACAATATTGGGATGTAGTAGAACAATTTAATGATAACAATAGTAGGAGAGAACTATGTATATCGCAACTGGTAAATTTATTGATGATTTGAAGTTTGATAATTCTGTCATCAATAAAGCTGGTATAATTGATCGTAGAAGAGTTATCCATATATTTTATGACCCCGCTTTACCATTCAATTGTAAAGTCATTCAGATAAATATATCAACAACGGTCGGCAGTTCCGTAACGTTTGACAATACATTTATCAGTAAAGATAATGGAAATTTGTCATTTGTTGGAGTATATGTCTATGATTGTAAACTCAATACGATTGATAAAACTCTTGTAGATCAATTTAAACACGGTAATCTAACTGTACTTTCAGCGAAACGATTGGACAGAGAGACAAACTTCAATAGCAATGAAACCTATTCAAGTGATGCAGCTCAAGTATATAGTACATGTTTTAAGAATTATTCTGTAAGCGACTATGTCGAATCTAGAATGATGCCTAATCCGAAGTACTACACATTTGAACAAGAGTATTATGAAACAGGTGAATATCCCGAAGGAAATTCAATTATTGAAGACTTTTCGATAAACCTTATAGGTATGGACATCATCGACGATATAACTGAAATCTATCAACAAAGTCCGGATTCTTTCAGGACTATACGTGATACAATGATGATCAGTGATAACGAAACGTTGTTTGGACCTAGAGGTGAGATTGAATCAAGTGCGGCAGATTCTATATGTCGTATAAATCAATCAATCGGATGTGATTCAATGGTAAACGGAGGTTTGTTTGTTTATGATTCACAACTTGGTCTAAATTTCAAAGATGCTTCTATTATCAATAAGAAGTATATGACAGAGACTAATGCTGGTGTAGAGCTTCAAACATTTCTTACAATGTTGGAAGTTCGTGGAAGAGCTATTGAGAAAGAACACGGTAATATTTATATGCTGTATTCTCCATCATTGACTGGTTCCAAATGTAGAATAATCTATAAGGATTATAACAATGCTATATCAGATAATTTGTCAAAAGCTTCTAAAGATAGTAGTTATGAAGTAACTGAGTTTATAGGTGAGAAGTTGGATGCTGATGATGGTATTATGGTACACAAATATGCTGGAATAGAGGGTGTGAACTATCCTTTTCCAGAACGGGAGCGTTTAATGTCATACTATGACAACTGATTTGAAGAAGAGGAATTTACCTCTTCTTTTTGTATTAAATGGAGATGGTAAATGAAATTTCGTAAACGTTTTAAAGTTATGGTTTGTGGTGAACCCGAATTTAAATTCATACCTGCAGAAACTATTTCAAGATTAAAACTATATGAAGAGTTTTTAAACGATGGAATAGTTCTTCCACCATATAAGGATCTTAATAAGTTAGGATTGAACAAAGTAGATCTCATAGTTTTAACCGAAGATTTCAGAATTTATTTTGAATACAAAGGTTATCATTATGAACTTATAATACTTAAAGGAACTATATGGGATGGTTCAAGTACTCCTGTAAATATAGGGAATCTGTCAAGAGTTAGTCCTTATTCTATAATCGCATCACTTATACATGATACTATTTACGGCAATAAGTATTTCTCATTCTCCGAAGCAAATGAAATATATTCTCAACTCTTAAGATATAGAAAGGCTCCTGTTGGAGTAATTTTATTATCTGAGTTTGGATTGTTGTTTGCTAAACGTAGATATAGAGAGATTGATCCAAACAAGTCATGGCTTAAAGGGTTTAGCAAACTTAAACAGTTTCACCCTGAAAAACCAGAACTTATCAAAGATTTCAATGCTGCAGCGTAATAAATATAGTGGGGATATTCCCCACTATATTATTTCTTTAGTCGTGATTTGAATATGCTACTATTTGTAGCTTTGGAATCCAATTTGTTAGATTGATCTTTAGAGAGTCTATTTTGCATTATAGCTTTAGAGTCATCCAACCTATTATTTATAGTAGTTGCCAAGTTACCCTGTTTATTGGATTTAGATCTTTCTTCTCTGCCGCCAATAGTTTTACCATCGATAACAAACTCTCTGGTTGTTGACTGAGCTTTAGACTTTCTACTCTTAAGCTTTATCATTTCAGTATCATGTATCTCTTGAATCTTACCTTCTTGAGATACAATTCCATCGAATATATTGCCAGGAAATTTAAAATTTGCAGGAACCGTTTCGATATAACCTTCAATAGATTTTTTATTAAACCCTGTTTTATCCTGTACATAACGTAATGCATACCATAGAGTTTTTTCTATACCAGACAATTTGTAAGGGTTTTTAATATTAGCAGGTTCTTTAAGAGCTTTTTCACTATACATCGATTGATCGATCTTACGATACAATGAATTCATTTTCCCATAAACATGAGTAAATGTGTATGTAAATGATGGACAATTCGAATAAACTCGCATACCATATTCACGAACACTCTTATCTTCTTCCTGATCAAGCGATGCTATAGGATAAAACTCAACTATCACATCATAGAAAATATTCTTCTTATATCTAAAATTCTTTTCAGAAGGAACTTTGACAACGAATACTATAGATTTATGGTCGTTATAGACCTTCATACTTATGCCAGTTTTTGATACAACAAGGTTATATCTATTGGTTAAATCCCGTATAATTGGTACAGTACTTACGGCAGTTCCGGTAGGGTTATTAAAATTCTTTATCGTTAAATGCTCAGGTAATTTCATAATTCCTCCAATAATGTTTCCCACATTCTATTGTTGTATGTAATGTCTATATATAAACCCCTAAACATTCTAATGTAAATACTCAAAGGAATAATGATGAAAATTGAAAATATTGATATCGGTTGTAACAGTGCAAAGATGCAATATTCAAAACTTAATGAATTCTTTGCTTCTAAAAACCTCATAAATAATCCTCAAAATAAGTATGTTTATCTGATAGATATTAGTTATATGATATCTATTATTGAACGTATTGCAAATATATCTCCTGATTCAGGATTCACTGATACTGATCTAGATGATAAGACTATCACTGCATTAGTATATGGAATATTGAACGTTGCTGGACATTATAGACATCATTCGTCTACATCCCTTAAATGTGCCTCAGTATTGATAATGTATGCTTCAAATGGTTCTCATTATGTTAAATATCAGAAGACATTTGCGCTTATAGGTAGATTATTAAACTTATTCAGAAAAACAATCTTCGTTGAAAGATTGGAAGATGAAACTAAGTTTATATATCAAAATGTAGCATACTTCACTGCAATGAATATATTCTCCCTTAATAGTGAGAGTAAGAGAACTAATCGTATTGTTTATATTGGAAACAATACGATGATGTTCCAATTGTTGAGAATTGATCCTGAAATGATTAATATCAAGCATGGTCATATAACAGGTGGAACAGACGTATTCTTCAATTCTGATTATCTTAAAGTTGAGAAAGATGATGTATTTATATCATCTCGAAACGTAGGATTAATATCATCTATGTTATCCCTATTAGGATTTCATAACGGTTTTCCTAGATTGGAATCCCTCAAGAGAAAGCAGTCTAGTATAGTATACTCAAAGATATTTGAGAACTGCAGAGAGATCGTTGATAAAGATAATTTTGAATCTATTGTTGAAGGATTAGGATTATCGGATAGTGATGTACAATTGTTTGGAATTAGACTTAAACAGGTTGATCCAGACTTTCAAAATAAAACATTTTCATTAGGGAAAACATTACTAAAAATATGGAGCAGTAAATTGCATACAAATGCGATACATTCATATAATGATTTCTCGAAGTATGATGATTTGACACTTAACACTTTTTGGTTAATGGGTAATTAATATGGCTGAAGAACCTAAAGAAAGTTTTAGAATCAGATATGAAGTTGAAATGACTCTATATACTGAATCGGGAAATGAGTCATTTCAACCTGTACGTATTAAAGGTATGTCTAGATATATTGATTATGCTAAACATTTTACCCCTATGCTTACAATTACGACGATGTTGAATACTGGTCACGTTAAGATTATAAAGAATAATGAAAACACTATGATGTGCAAATTCATCCTTTATAAGCTTAAATATACTAATTCTTCAGACGTTAAAGACCGTGTTGTAGTAGAAAAAACTATATTGTATGATACGGTACTTGTTCCAATAATTGAAACTGAAGATGTAATGAATCTTCGTGAGAACGAAGATACTGTGCCAATTCCTGAAGGAGAGCCTCAGCAAATTGATGAAATGTATTCTAACGATTTAAGTAGAAATATGAACCTTTATCAGGTCAGATTCTATATGAATACAATAGATTACTATACAATGTATAAGAGAAACTTAAATTTCGTATTACGTGGTGGAAAAGACTCATCGATTATAACAGTTGACACTGCTCTTAGATTTATATGTGAGAATATAAATGTTGGCGGGTATATATTGGATATGCCGGACAATATGCTACCATATGAGAATATCGTTATTCCTCCTGGAAATGTCAAAAATAGTATCGATATGCTTCAAATGTTATATGGAGTATATTTGAAAGGCATTTTATCATTCTATGATATGGATAATCGGATGTATATCTTGAACAGATATTCGAAATCTCACGAATATGAAGAAGGTCGTATAAGAAAATGTGAGTTAGTAATTGATACAAATCGTGAAAAAACTGCTCATGGTTCAATGATATACTTAGATGACGCTGTCATACAGCATTATAACTATAAAGAATTAGAGGATAATTCTATAGGTATTGCTGCAGGTGAAGTGTTTGGAGATAGTATAGTATTCACGAACTTTGGTATTGGAACTGAAGCTTTCTATTTTGAGGATGGTAAACTCGCAAGTGTAAAACCTGCATCTAGGGAATTCTTAAGGAATACTCTAAGTCATTCAAAAACTGGAGTTGGATTGTCATTTGAATATGACGAACTAAATAATAGTTTCAATATGTTTAGTGTACTCGAAGAACTCGGTATAACTAAAACATATGTTGTAAATACTGAAGGTATGGATTTAGATTGTCTCCGTCCAAATGTGATATTCTCTATACGTATGAATAGTGACAAAGAAGTTGACAATAATAGATTTGTTGATAAATTATTTCCTATTTTATCTTTCAATCAAGAATTTGTGAGAGATAATGATATTAGTTCGGATAATGTTTTCATAAGTTATGAGACTATAATGTTAGCAGAATTAAACGATTAAGATATGGGGATCACTCCCCATATCTTTTTTTTAGTAATTGAACTCTGTAGTTCCACTATCTGACACTTGTTTCTGACGAGCCTCATTTAGTATTTTTCTACGTTTACTTCCTGTATTGACTTGATTTGTACCATTTTCTTTATCAACACTTGTAACCATATCTTTATTACGAGATGTATCGTATCGATATCGTGGGTCAGATTTAGATCTTTCAATATTCAATAGAGATTTGAGAGCATCTTGACATGTGAAATCTATCTTCATCGCAATATCATACATTACATTCCCGGCTTCAGATACGTAGATAAATAGAGGAATAAATGATTCAAGTATACTTTTATGATCCTTAAGGATTGAAAGCATCTTTTTCAAATCACGACTCTTCTCTTTATCTGATCCAGAAGCATCTTCAGATTTACTATTAACCTCAAGTTTACTATGGTTCATGTGTTGTTTAAACGATTTCATATGACCTGTAATCTTTTTGAAATCATTTTCAACACTTACACCTGCAAGTTTTTGATTAACAATCTGAGATGATTCCATTACGATCTTTTTCATTTCACGACCCATCAACTTGAATGAATCGGCAGATTTGAAAACATCTCCAACGGAACGTTCTGTAGGTTTTTCGTGAGGTTTTTCCATAAACAATGACACCATAACATGATGTATTGGAGGATACTTCTTCTCAGTTATACTTGCAACAGTATATCCATATACTTCAACTCCGTCAAGCAATGCTTTCGCAACTCTATGACGAACGTCCATCGCTATAGCCTTTTTAACATCACTTGTAGGAGATTTATCGTTTAACTGTATACCTTTAAATGAAAGGTAACTTTCAACTTCTTTAATCATATCACTGTAACTTTTAGATTGGAATAGTTTATTCATATGATTATTATAGTTGTGATAAATCCCTAAGATCTTATCAATCAAACCAGCTAGATATGGGCCACATTTTTCCATCAGTATTTCAACTGGATCTCCGAGAAGGTCATTCTCAACAACTGTAGCTTCGCCAGCGTAATGTTTATACAGGTGATCAATCTTCCCAATATTATTCTTATAGAATAAATCTCTAGGAATATTGAATTTATCGAAGAAGTTTTTAACTTTCAATCTACCTGTATCTATAGCATTCTTTACTTTCAAAGCTGCTTTACCGATAGATTTTGTACGTTCTCTATCACTTTTAACATCATCAATTTCTTTATTCCCTTCATCCGGAGATTTATCTTCTTCAAATGAATACGCCCATATACTTTCACTACTACGTTCGCTATCGTCAACTAACTGAAACTTTCCATCAGTCTCTTCAAAGTATACACGATCCATAACGCTATCAAGCATGCGTTCAAGACCATCTTTAATATTTGAATTTAGTATATCTTTATCATCCACAAAGATAGATAACATTCTGATATTATTGAGGAAAGATTCAAGATAACCTACAGCATTTACATAATTTCTATGCTTAGATTTAACCATATCCTTAACTGATATGAGATACTCGATAACTTTGATAATGTTAGTAAAGTTATCCTCATAGAACACGTGGCGTATACTAACAATGTGTTCATCATGTTTTACACCAGTTATGTACATTTTCTTGAAATTAGAGTCGTCATCCTCTATTATCAATCTCTCCATAGCATCTGTAACGCTTATTGGTGATACACACACTGTGTCAAAATATTTACGAAGCTCTGCAGTACTTTTCAGATAGAAGTTTTCATTATTTGAGATCTTCTTAAGTATGTCATAGATAAAAGGTTTTAACCAACTATTATAGTTAGTTTCCAATTCATCTAATTGATCATATAATGGAATAGACATATACGCTCCCTTATTTTTTATTACAATAAGATGTTTAAGTTAAAATATAGGGGGATATCTCCCCCTATATTAACCTAGAGTTATTTCTTTTCACCCTGAATCTTTTTAACAGCTTTTTTACCGTATCTCAAACATACATTCATCAATGTAATATGAGCCGAAGTAGACCAAACTAATCCAGTTGAAATGGTGTTAAGACCTACCTGCAGGTTACTTGCAACAGTCTTAATAAGTTTTCTATTCTCCTTATTTTCAACCTTTGTCGCCTTGACGGAGCTTTTAATGCCTCGTGAAGCTGTGCGGATTGTATCTTCGGAAGTCTTAAGAATATTTTTAACTTCATTCCCTTTAGCGAGCATATCCAAAGGAAATAGTTTAAAGAATTCAGAAGCTTTAACTTCTCTTACGCGATTATCTCCATAGAGTTTTTCACTTAGAGTTTTAAGAGAAACTTTATCAGCTTCTTCTTTATAAGCGATACCAATCTCTTTATAATCGATAGAGTTTGAAGTTACTGTAACTTTCTTGAAGAAACGTCCAGTTGTTATGCTAGTTGACACAACTTGTGATGTCATACCAGCCTCAAGAACTTTAGCACCATCTTCAGCAGTTTTAATAACTTCATCGAAATCTTTACGAGTAGTAGAATTAAACTCTTCAAACTTAAGTTTGATAGGTTTAATCTTAAGAGTTACTTCGCTCTCACGAATCTCTTTACCATACTTAGGTTCATATTCATTATACCATTTGGTAAATTTCGCCATATCTCCGGCAATCCAAATATAAACACGTTTGAAGAAGGATACTACTGCAATACGAATGTTTTCGAATATCCGTTTAACGAATTTCCAAAATTTACTCCAAGCACTATCATTGTTTACTGCAGTGTCAGATTCAGCTTCTGTAGAGATTTTTTCACCTTCAACAGGCTCATTTTCATCTGTACCTAATGGAAGTTTGAGAAGATCTTCTTCATCTTCCATATTATTGGAATGATTTGAATGTGAATCTCCTACGTTACTGTCAGTACCATGAGGCTTACGTCTCATACGCATAGCAGCTATTGCGCCACCACCCTCTGAAGCCCATAGATGATTTTCTGCAGCACGAAGAGCATAATCGAGAAGTTTTGCGTCTGTAAGGTATCGTTGTGTTTCTTGTGAGAGAGTTATCGAATTGTAAGTGATATCATCTTCAAGAATATTTGTAATACCGAAATCTTCTTCTTCAACACCATCATCATCAACAGATGTGAGGTCATTTGATTCAAGACCAAGAATTCTATCGCGTTTGAGTGTTACTTGAACAATAGCATCTTCCAGAGATACATCGCCTGTAAGGAATCGTCTTTTCATATTAATCTCCAATTAGAGTATCTATTTATCACATTAATATGTTTCGAAGAATAAAAAGAGACTGCGGTTTCCCGCAGTCTCTCAGATATTGATAATGCCGATAAAAGATTAATCTTTTTTCTCAGCAGAACCTTTATGTTTCGCGAGAACTTTCTGAGCAAAACGAAGCGCGTTACCAGCAATTTTGATACGCTCTGATGTAGCCCAAATGTTCACCTGGGTTGCATTGTTAAGCATAATCTGGAACGCCTGAGCGTTTTTCTTACGGTTCTTTTTCTGATCATCAGTAGCATTCGAATTACCATTAGCATTAGTATTTGCAACTTTTACTGCTTCAGATGCATCTTTAATGAGCTTTGCATTACCTTCATTCTGTTTACGAATGTCAGCAGAAATAGTCGCAAGAGCTGCGCCGAAACCAGATGTTCCATTTTCAAGAGTTTTAAGGAACTCAGAAGCTTTAACTTCTTTAGCAGATGCATCTTTACCATACATAGTTTCATTCATTTTCTTAACTGTGTTTTTGTCAGCAGTTTCGAGAATGGATTTAAACTCATCAGCATTGTCACTAGCGATCGCGCCAGATTTTTTGGTAACAAGGTCAACAAAAGTTACAATGCTCGCACGAGTTTCTTTAAGCGCACCAGCCTGAGGGAGTTTCAGTTTCATTGTAACTTCCATAGCTTTAGCATTACCTTCAGCTTTTGCAAGATCTGATTTGTTTTCACGAGCCCATTTTTCATATTTCTTCATGTCGCCGGCGATCCAGATAGAAACGCGACGGAAGAAAGTGACAAGACCAAGTTTGATTTTTTCAAAAATCTTTTTGATCCATGCCCAGAATTTTTTGAACACGTTGTCTTCAGACTCGTTAGACCACTGATAAGATTCAGCAGTACGGAGTGCAAATGCCATAAGAGCAGCATCACCCAGGTGGCGAGCAGATTCTTCAGCAAGAGCAGGAGAGTCGCCAGCAGGAACTTCAGATGTAGCAACATCACCAGTTACAACTTCATCACCGTCAGGTTCGTCTGTTCCAGTTACTTCATCAGCAACAGTACCAGTTTCATATTCGTCAGATTCGATAACGTCAGTGATTTCCGCAGGAACTTCACCAGTTTCATCTACAAGGTCTTCTGATTCAAGGCCGAATTTAGCAGTTTCCTGAAACAGGCTGCCAATCATGCTCTCAAGAGAAAGATCATTCATCTTTTTCCTCCACAAAATTACGATATTTGTTTTGTAAATCGTTGTACTCAACACGATAATTGAAACCCGTCAAAGCTTTTATCGAATATCATACGGTTTATTCATACACTAATATGTTATTAATATCAGTATATATTCATTATTTAGATATCAAGACCGCCAGAACCACTATTTCCAGAATTATCTTCATCCTCTTCAGATTCAGAATCTTCAATAGTGTCATTATCCTGGAGTTCTTTGGAACGGATGTCATCAAGACTTTCAATGTCATCCCCAGAAAGCTGCCGAGCAACATCGATCAGTACTGCAGTCATCTGCTTCTGTTTCTCGATTGTAGTCTGAAGCTCTTTATATTCTCTTGAATCTGGTTTCAATCCTGAAAGTTTAGTTTCAAGATGCTCAATCCCTACAAGAAGAGTATAAGATTGATCGATAAGAGATTTGGAGATATCAACTGTAAGGCATGATAATGAGTAAATGATATATCTCAAACCATGAACTACAGCGATTGCAACTACAATACTAAGAGCACCATACATTACAGCCGCACCGATAGCATCTTCCTGAGAAACTTTATCCAGATCAGGATTAATAGTATCGATATGATAATTTTCTTCAGAAGATTTCTTCTTTTCGATTTTAATCACACCGTCTACATATTTTTTAGGATCTGAAGTGTTTTCGCAAGAAACTACGATAGGCACAACGTTTTCTGCAGTAGCGGATACGAATGAACGATATTTTGAAGTGTAAGCTTTGTTAACTTCATCAAACAATCCAATCGAAATATCTTTAGCATACTCTCTAAGAGTAAGAGTTAGATATTCAAGAGCATATACCATGAATACATACTTCATGAAAACCATAGTTGCAGATTTAACACCTTTCTTATGGAGTTTATATGCTTTGTTGAAAGCATCTCCCCATTTAGAACTGTTAACCTGTTTATAGAGACGTTCATGAAGATCGAGCACAGTGTATCCGCTCTTAGAAACTCGTTTAGCTTTAGAGATAAGATCTGACATAGATTTTACAGAGAAACGAATTTTTGAATTACGTTTACCGTAAATACCTTCAGTCTGTTCAATCTCGTCGATATAACGTCTTGGAGTTGGACCATTTTTACCTTCAATGAGATCGATATAACGTTTTACAGTTATATTCGCCACGATGGTGTTGTGTCTTACATTAGATAAAAATCCTGTTTTTTCACCATCTTTTTTATTCTTTTCAGCCTTTTTGAAAGCTGAATCGATAAGCTTGGAAGGATCACTCTTCAAAAGATCTGCAAATGATTCAAACGAAAATGTTTTAGTCACTTTAATTCTCCATTAAACTTTATAAATAAGGGATTGGATCAATTTTTCCATATCTTTACCATCTTTATTTCCACCAGCATAGTCTTTGATAAGGCTATCTGCACGAATAACGGTATTGTTTTTAAGACCATAGAAGTCAAATTCAACAGTTCGTGTAGTTGTATCTACGATACAAAGACACAGGAGCATCAGTTTATCCATGATATTCTCATCGGATTTCTTGATGTTTGCCCAAAGATTACTGAAACCTTTTTCGATTTCATCTTTAGTTACACAAAGAGAACAGATTGGGAGTACATCAGGTCTACCTTTAACAAAATCGGAAATTCCTGGAATAAGCTGTGCTAATCCATTCCATTTGCGACCAGTTCTACGTTCCATCATCTCTCTAAACCAAGGATGTCTTCCAAGCTTAGCATAGAGTTCTTTATCTTTCTTAGCACGTTCCATTTGAAGAATAATATCTTTGAACAGACCGATTTCGCCAGAAAGAAGTTTTACGATACGTACAAGAGGTTTATCATCACGAAGATATGAGAAAATCCGTGTAGATTCACCAGTTGTTACGAAACGAGGCATTGCTTTAACTGCGATAGGAAACTCAACTTCATGTTGATTTTCAGCCATCTTAAGCTTAACATTGACAATTGTAGGATCGCTAGATCTAACTTTTGTTTCAAGTTTAGCAAGTCTTGCAGAGATACCAAGTTCGATTTCGCGAGTTTCACGAATCTTTTTTCCATCAGTACCTATGAGAGGATTTCCACGTTTATCGCGTTTGAAATCTCCAGTTTCTTCTTTGATAATTTCTTTACTACCAGAATCTACACCTTCAAAACTTTGGTACTCTTTAAGATGCTCTTCAGTTACTTTATTTTTAAACTTTCCACCACCAACGCTAATTGTAGCATTAGGTTTAAGTTCAAATCTTTCAAAGTCTGCAAGATTTTCCTCAGAGTAGAATGTTGCGATATGAGATTTTGGATCATTACCTGCAAACACTGGGTTTAAACCCATTGCGATCATTGTAAATGCGGCGTATTGAGTCTCCAAATATCCGCAAATAGCGTACATAAGATCTTCATCGTTTGCCACAATACCTTCTGAAAACAGTACAGGATATGAGAAGATTGCATCTTTAGCCATTTTTGTAATAGCATTCATCTTACCTTGCATTTTGGTAAGATTTTTTGCAATATCCTGGTTCTCATTCTCGGTATGTTTTTCAAATAGGCTCTTCGCTATATCGTATAGCAGACTCATTGTAAACTCCTATTTATAAGTAATCATTACACATTAGTGTGTTCTTTAGAGGATAAATCACGCACAACATTACAATGTGTAACAGTCATGAACAATTAAGGATGTAATATGGCACTTGAAGACAATTTTGATTTCAGTAATGTCATTCCTGGAATTACTACTGCATCTTCCACAAGTAGTGTGAAACGGCCATTAGATAACGATGATTTAACGGAGCATATACGTAAATCAATAGTTGAAAATGTCTCAACATTCGGAAAGCAGTATAGTGAAGGATCCGGAGTAGACAGTACCCTCATCAATAATATAATTAAACGATATTCAAATGCTCTCACGAGTGTAGGGTTAAATTTTGATGATCCTTTGAAAACGTATTCTACGAATTTCAATAGAAATATGCAAACTCTTGGACTCGATCCTCAAAAGCCTGGAAATTCGTATGTGTTCTTCACTAGACCAGATTTGAATCTAAGCGCATCTACTGTAAATCGAATGGCATTTTTGAAATATTCAATGCAATCCGAAGTCGGACAACTTGTTGTGGACTTATTACAGTATCCTACAAGAGATAAAACTATGGATTATGATCCATCTACCGACGGAGGAGATGCGAAAAAATTAGATTCATCGTTTTCAACCGATTCATTCTTTGATCCTCTTAAAAGTAATTTGTGTAAAGAATTGACTGGATTGAAAGACTTTACATTGGATAAGTATGAAACTGAAGGTGACTTTATGGGTCGTCAGTTAACATATGCTTCAGGTGCTGACGGATATGATTCTATAGGTGAAGTTACTGTAACGTTTGAAGATGCGTATAGATCTCCAATGTTTCTATCACATTATTTACACTTGCAGTATATTCAAGAAGTTTGTAGAGGAACTATTTCTCCAAGACTTAGATATATCCAAGAAAGATGTATAGATTATACAATTTCAATGTATGTATTTAAACTTGCCGAGGATAATAAGACTATACTTAGATTTGCAAAGTTGACAGGTTGTTTTCCAATAAGTGTGCCAATGAATACATTGAATCATAGTAGAGAAAATAAGCTCGATGAGTTTGATGAAGTAAGTATATCGTATGCATACAACTCGTACGAGCCAATGAATCCTAAAATTATTGCAGACTTCAATTGGTTGGCAATGCAGACTGCATTTACAAATTATGGTGCAACTACACTTGCTAATAAGACCAAAGGAACTCCTGCAGGAGGTTTCAATGCGGTAATGCCTCTTGAGGAAAACAATATTGGAATATTGATCGATAGATTTAATCTTCAATTTCCAAGAAAATTTGATGATTCTATGGATTATGAAAGAGAATTGGAAAATGCGACGATATGGGCTAGAACTCCTTTTATTAACGGAAATAAACTTTTATTTATATAGGATGATAAAATGGCAATAGGAGATATTAAAAGTACTGCCGGTACTATAAATCATTTTACCGAAGCGGTATCATCTTCGTTACTCGGAAAGAACGAAGTTGGATCTACAAATCCAACTTCGTTTATGAATTTATATCTAGATCAAATTGGATCTATGGTTTCAGCAAATTTCTACGAGTTTTTGATGGTTAAACAAGAATCAACAAAGTATACTGCTAAGACTCGCAGGAGTCTTGTCAGAAACTTAGATTCAACCCAGCTTACAGGGATATTTGGAAACCCTTCAGTATTTACATTTACGGTAGGGTTTCCTATAAAAGAACTTCTCGATGGAGGAGTTTCTCAAAATGAGAATCTTAAAAAGGTTACAATAAATAAAAATACTATTATTTCATTGATGGATAAACCAGAATTTACAATGGATTATGGTATTGATATTTATATACGATTTGCTGGAAATCTTAGTAATCCTGCAGAACGTTTAGATCCTGCCAAGTATACTTACTTTGCGAAGTATGTAGATGATGTGAGTGATGTTACTCCTCCTTTATCAAATCCTTTTGTAAAGAGTTACTTCCAGAGAATTGACAATGTTGATCATTTCATGATGAAAATTCAAATGAAACAATACTCTAGAAAAATTATAGATATGGAATCTATGAATATTTCTCAAAAGGAATATGAAATAAATGTGCCATATATGGACAATTTGTATGCTTTTGAAGTTCTATACAAAGAAAAGTTTGAGAATGAATTTAGAATACTTAAGGGAACTCCCGATGGTGTTGTAAATACTGGAGGTTATAACTTCAGCTTAAACGATAGAATTCTCAGCAACAAATCCTACACTATAAAATTTCATAGAGATAGTTCAAACTTCTCGCCTGCTAGAGGATCTTTTCTAAAGATTGTTACGTATACAACTAAAGGTGAAGATGGAAACTTCTTCATTAACAATTGGAATACTGAGACGCCTCCTATCAATGAAATAACTTTTGTTCAAGAAAGAGATATTCCTGAACAAGATGCAATATTCCTTATGTATCCAGCTGTATCTATAAACGGCCCAGAAGCTGTAAATGGTCGTAATGAGATGGAACTTGATGATCTCAGAAATTACGTGATACGTAAATCTGACAGTAAGAATGTTACACTCTCAGAATTGGAATTGATTGCTAAAGAATATGGTATGAGAATTACCAAAGAAAGATTTGACATTCTGGATATATATTTCAAAACCATTGGTTTTTTGGAATATCAAGGGTCTCAAATCTTAACAATTCCCGGCACAGTTCGTGTATCAGATAGCAATAGTTTGATAACTCCTAAGAATTTCTTCAGATCTGGACAAGATGGCGTATTTAAACAATCCACTGTAACAATTCTGCCTGAAGATTATGTTAAGGATTTCAACAACACTAGCTTATCAAATAGAGAATACTTCTTCCCTTATTTCATGTTTTTCAACGTTGAAAACCATTATGTGAATTCAAGAGTATTGGATATGGCTATTAATCAAACATATCCTACAATCTTTGAATATTATAATGAGGGATCTGTTTCTGAAGCTGGTATCAATCTTCTTGCAGTTCGTCGAAATCCGTTGAGTATGATCTCTGGAAATGACAGTGAAACTTACAAATTTGTATTTAATCTGCAGATAAGTGAGTTGTTTAATCCCGATCAGATACTCAATAAAGAGCAGATCGATATTAAAATCGTTATTAAGAGTGTTTATAAAGATTATAAATATTCTATAAAACGAGATAATATATTAATCACTGAAATTTCAGATGGGTTTTATAAAGTTGAAGGATCTGTCGTGACAGATAATACTTTCAACTCTCTCGAAGGTCTCGCAATTACCGATGGCGTTGAAGAGTTTCCAAAGAATGATTATAGTATTAAAGACAAATACTACATTGATTCAGAAATTGATGTTGATATCGTAGTATCATTTATTGGTACAACTCCTGAAGATAATCCTAAATACTCAAATTATCTATCTTTATCAGATAGAGCTATGGGGTTCAGAGATATCTCAGTTGTATACTCTGTCACAAATATTTCTCTCTTCAAAGACTTAACGGATATCATTAGACCTATTGTGGATTTAAAATCTAACAATACTGAATATTTGAAGTATACTGCGGAGGATTTTGAAAATCCAACAGATAGTATGTATGAAAGATATGATAGTATTGTCTATGATACAAATCCTGACGGTTCTATAAAGAAAGATAAAAATCTTATAATCGATTCGAACAATGTTCCTCGAGAATATGAGATGAATAAAGTTCTTCATAGAAAAGGTGAGATAAAACTTAATGATGCCGGATTACCAAAGTTTAAATATGACATTGGCGATGTTAAAGTTGATGAAAACGGAAACCAAATTCCAGTATTCACTGATATGATTTATGAAGTAAGAGAGATCCCTCTTATTGATAGAATCTATTTCGGTAGCGGTTATGAAACCGTAATGAATGCGTTGAATGATATGGTATCGCGAGTCGATTCATGGTTATCAGTCAGTCCAACAGGTTCTTCTGCAAAGCTTGGCGTGTACAATACTGTAGCAGGTAATTACTACTACATCGACGTCGACAATAATAAAAAAGAGTTGTTGAAATCGTTAGCTCTGACTTTAAAAATTGGAGTTAAACTTGAAACTGACGACCTTGATGAAACTATTATTAAAAGCGCGATAATTGCAGAAATTGTCAAATACATTCGAAGTGCATCTACATCAAATGAAGTTTCTTTTGTGGAAATGTTAGATTATGTAAGATCTAAAGTCATTGGTGTAAAGTATTTTGAATTGTATAAAGTTAACGATATCCCATACGGTAGATGTAATACAGTTTACCATGATAATGATATTGTTGACGATGGTGTTATTACCATAAAAAATAAAGTTGCCAATGAAAATCTCGAGGATATCCGAAACGGGAATATCATATTTAAACCAGACATAGATATTAAAATTATCAAATAGAGGAGATTGTGATGAGTATTACATCTATTAATAGAGAAGAAATTCTTTCTATTATTTCTGAAGAGAGTTCTAAATTCCAAAAACGTGCTTCCGGAGCAATATTTGGTAAAAGAATTGCTGGAATTACTGCTAAAGTAATGGTTAAAGTTAACCCTGCTCTCGGAACTGAAAGCGCAGTTTCGGTAATTGCTAAGAACTTTACAAGTGAAGTTCTTCCAAATATATCGAACAAACGCATTGCCCAGGCTCTTGAAAGTGGCGGATTGATGTCAACTTATGCTGAAAGACTTGCTTCTACGATCCACAAATTCGTATCGCAGGAATCTTCTTTCCGTGTAAATGAACTCAAAAAAGAACTTTTCATTGCAGCTGAATCATTTGATGATCGTAAAGCTGTAATTTCTAAAATTGTTTCTGCATTCGAAAGTGATGATCTCAATCTTGAGCTTTCAGAATCTATGAATGAAGAGACTGAAGTAGAGCTTGAACCTGAAGAAAATGATGTTGTTGAATCAGTTTCTGATGAAGTAAAAGAGTCTATCTCTGATGCTGAAGAAAAATCTGCTGCAACTCGTGTGGTACTTACTGAATTCCAAAAGGTAAATGATGCCGCTGAAGAACAAAAGAAAGCTCTTGCTCCAGATCCTGAAGCTGCAATCGAAGCTGCTCGTTTCGATTCAACTGAGTTCATCAAGAGTCGTATTCCTGTAACTGCTACAAGATTTGCTCTTGAAATGGAAAAAGGAAGTTTCACGAAACATAAACTCGTTGATATGCTTCTTACATGCGAAGATAACGGTAGCTATAAAGCTGACGTTGATTTCGTACAGAAACGTATTGAAGCTGTTAAAGCTGATGCGATTGAAACTCGTGAACTTGATACGTCAAGTGTAGATGCTTTCAACAAAATCTTCTCTGAAGCTCAGGGTGATGTCGATGGAGTATTCTCTTCATTCCGTAATCTTGGTTTCGGACGTGGAGATGAGCCTGCTGCTAAACGTGATGCAGATACTCTTCAAGTGATTGCTAAAATGGCAAACATGAAGACTGATGAGAATGACAAAGCTAAACGTATCAACGACATTGAAATTCTTGTAAAGAAGAGTGTCGTTCCTATCGAATCTGCCGAATCTTTCCTTCAGATGGCTCTTGAAAACTTTGAACTTAAATCTGCGAAAGCTGATGAAGTTATTAGTTATGATGAGTATGTTAAAGCGGTTGACGTTCGTGAAGAAGTTCTTCAAGAATACGTTGTTGCAGGTATGGAACATGTTCCAGCTGAACGTGCAAAACGTCTTAAAGAGATCAACTCTGGACTTAAATCTGCGGCTGCTGCTGACGGTCTTAGACAGATGAATGCAAATAGACTTAAATCTATTTACTACAAAACTGCTCAGATTGTTAAACCTGAACTCATTGTCGACTTCGGTAAAGAAGCTACACGAGTTAAGGAAATGCTTGAAACTGCTTATTCTACAAAAGATTATTCTGATATCGTTGACGATTTCTTTAGCGGAAACCCTAAAGGATCTCATCTTTCTGAAGAGAATCTTTACGAAGTATTTGCGTTTAAGAGTTCAATGAAAATTGCAACTGAAAGTCACGGATCATTCGATGAAAACGATAAGCGTAATATTAAAGCATATGCTGCGGTACATGCTGGTTATTATAAGTCACTTGAAGCTCTGGGTATTATTGGTACTAAAGAGCTTAAAGAACTAGTTCGTAAAGCGCGATAAAAAAAAATAGTAGGGGAGAAATCCCCTACTATTCTATTACTTCAAAATTCCAAACAATTCGACACTATCACTTTTTGCAGCCTCAATTCTAGCTGTAACAGGTTGTGTATCAATGATATCTTCAACCATTCCAAAGGCAGTATTTGAGGTTTGTCTTTTAGATTTTTCAATGATCGTTTCAGCTTCTTTTACAGTGTTGAGAAACGCTTTTGAACGATAATCTGAAACAGCACTTGCACTATCAGCTTTCGGACGATATACAAATATCTTTGCGGCAACCCCCATACGAGTCTCAGCAAATCTGTAAACGATTGACATCATCACGATCAGTATAGATCTTACCTGGAATTTCCAAGCCACGTCCATATTCGAACTCTCACAGAATATTTCCGTACGAGATATAAGGTTAATATCACTAACCATTTCATCATAGAACAGATTGTAGCTGTCAGGGTATTCATACATCGTCATGTCTGCAAATTTATTCTCCACGTCGGAAATCTTCATACTACTTTTGACAGAATCATAGAGATCTGGCACAGAATCTGCTACAGATACCGTACTTGACCATACGCTTTCAGTAAGTTCTTCATCGTTGATATCCTTTACGACGTTGTACAAGTGCTCAACAATATTCAAATCACTTTCCGTAAGGCGTTCGTCCATAATTGATTGTGAAAGAAACGTTTTACACATATCCAATGTAATATCGTGAATTGGATTCTTGAGGTATGCAGGATTGACATAATGGCCACCGTCAACACCTTTAGGGAGTTGAAGTTTTCCGGCAATTTTGAATTTGCGTGTCTTCAAAGCATGTTTGATTATATTCTTATAGAATATAACCTTGTTTCGACGTTGTATATCCCGCATCACATGACTTGATGGTTCATAAAATCTGTTTACAGTTCTGTTGTATCCGATTGAGTAGAGTTCATCGAACTTCGAGTACAATGCGAATCCGATTTCGTTAATGATACTTCTTCCTTGAGATTTCATATCTCTCTCCATTTTTAAAAAGTTTATATAGTATACTATCTGAATACTATATCAATTGTCTTACCATTATTTAATATATAGTTTAAACTATATATTAAATAATGAATAAGTAGACAATCTACTAAGTATAATTATTTTATGGAGGAGACTTTATGTCTGAATTTGCAAAGAGAGAAGACGTTGTAATTGAAAAATTCGCTGATGATTATGATCATATTATCATAAACCATCCTAACGGAATGATCCATTTCTTCAAGAGTCCTGACGAAGAAAGAGATGTAGTATTTTCACGCATCTATGATGACAATCATGGTAAAAACTGTCCTTATTGTGGTGGGTCTATGGAAGGTGAGTTCGCTCCAAACTTCTCACATGACGAGTGTTTACCTTCTCAGTTTGGATATAGAGAACTTATTGAAGTTCTTGAAACCGCACTATTTGGCGGGTTTGAAATCAAAGTTGAAGTTCCAGTTACGTTTGTTGCAACTATTGTCATAGAAAATGGTACAAATTACCTTACACCTACAAAATGCGGATATTCTCTTGATAATCACTGTACATATGAAGCTGATGTATCAACTACACCAGCTGAAGGATGTGATGAAGATCACATCCCTACAGAATATGAACTTAAGTAAAATATTGGTAATGGGGAGAAATCCCCATTATCTTTTTTTTGTATTAATCAATTGATGATGTCTATATACTATTATGGCACTTAGTATAATAAACATATAGGAGTTATATATGGCCAGTTTAGAAATTATCGAGTGGGTTGTACAGGCTGCCGCTCGACAGGTTCATTCGGGAAAAATCCCGAATGAGCAAGCATTCTCTGCGGAGGATGCAATCATCGCATATCTACATGGAAAAGACGTGGATATGCGCGGCGTTGCGGAGATGTCCATTATGGACATCTTTGCAGTAGTAAAAGACGCGTGCAAGTATAAACCATACATGCATCTAAATTAAAAGAGGAGGGACATTGGCCCTCCTCTTTTTTTTTATTTAACCGTCATGAATTCAAAAGGATTCAACTCTAATAGACTAATCGTATTATTGTGGAAACCTTTCAAACTTAACTGTACGAAGTTAAATCCAACTCGTGAAGTTAAACTTCCTATAGAAAGAAGGTTTGTTCTATATGGAATCTCCCCACAACATTTATTACAAACAATGAAAGGATTTTGTTCTTTGCAGAATAATGGAGATCTAAACATACATATCTTACCGACATAATCTTTAAAATTATCTGGAGTTAGAAGTGTAAGTTTACCACCATCATTGAAATAATTCCACATATACAGTTTCTTATTAGTTTTTGTAAGTAAAACTTTCTTGTAGATCGTAGTTTTACAATCACTATCTTTAGGACCAGCCGATACCGAGTTCATCGAACCGTATAGAGATTTAACGATAGATCCACCATCCTGAGTCTGAACTGCTCGACCATATGAACCATTAATATTCATATTTGCCCACAAGTTATAATCTTCAGGATTCAGTCCGGTCATCAAATTTCCTTCAGGAATACCATACTTCCCTGTAGTAGGGTCTGCAATCGGCGAGAATGTTCCAACAGTTTGTTTAAGATGGTTACCTTTATCAGGTTTACCCAACTTATACAATATGTAACTAGGATCATCTTTAATCTCATCAACTATAGACGCAAGTACAGGATCTTCAACTTTAGATACATAAGATATATCGCCATTAGCAATTACATCAGCATGCTCTTTAACCAATTTTTCACGTAAAGCTATAGATTTCTTAGGCGTTACCAATATCTTTCTAGAAAGACTTGGAAGAGCCATATCTGCAAAACGTGTCAACCATACAGCGTTATCGAAGAGTTTAATCATTTGATCAGTATTAATCTTACCATTCATAAGATGAACAGTGCATTCATTAATAAAATCATTGATCAATACTGGACCATCGACATATGGGAAATATTTACCGAATGGATCAATTCTAATAAGCCTGTTAACAATAGCTCGTCCAATTGTGGTTTCGATTTGTTTATCCAGATTTATGACATCTCCCGGATTAAGAATGATTTTACTAGCTAAAGTAAAATCATTCTTTTTAACCGCAAATGATCCGTCAGGTTTAACCTCTGGAACAACGTTTCTAAACACTAATATATCTTTTGCAGATATACCACTTGGATTATTGAGAATTGCAAGTATCTCCTCAATTTTCATTTTTCAATCCTTATGAAAGAATTGAATATCTGATAAGTTTACCATTCTCTTCGATATTCATGTAAGAAGGAGCATGTACAATCTTACTGTAAAGTTCAACGTTACGAACTTCTTTGTAAGTTGGACCATTAGGCTCAGTAACCATACCATCTTTAGCTGTACCTGCAGTGGTATTTACCATACAGAGTCCAAATTCGGTAATCTTCGCGCCGTTAAGACTTCCAAACATAACTTTAAAATACTCTTTAAAATCTGTAGGTTCAACGAGAAGCTCAAATTTATAATGAGTATAGATCGCATTATTCTGAAGAGGGTGTTGAGTTGCAGAACCAGGATTAACTGCAGCGTTATTCGCATCAACTGGAGTATATGGAACTCCATTTGCATCGATCATATGCAATACGCCCGGATCGAATTTTTTCAGGTAATAAGTATAATACCACGAATTTCCGATTTTTTCTTTACGACGCATTGCATATTTTGCACGTTCAATCGATGTCATGATCGTGGAATCATTAGCAATTGGTACACAGCGGAATGGAATCATATTATAGAGACGAGTCTCGTAATTTCCAGGTTCAGCCATTGTGAGAGGACTTTCATAGTTAATGCCGCTATTTCCTACACAGAAATAACTGATATGTCTATCATTCCAGTCCGCAGCAACTGTTGTATCCATTGCACTTGCAGATGTTGGATTTTCATAGTTGTCAGCTCCACCTTCAGTCTTTTTAAGACGAAGCGTAGTTTCAAGTGAAAGGTGTTGAGATGGGGTAAACCCGTTTCTAAACACCATTTCGAGAGTAGCAGCTCTACCGCCAAGAACTGTGGTATTATGAGTCGTTTGCTCATGGGTTTGGATACCATTCTTATCTGTATCAAAGATTTCAACGATGGTATTATGTTTCAAGTTTTCAGAAAACATAAAATTTCTCCTTAAGGTTTATAATCGCTTATTGTAAAAATTTCAACACCTTTTAGAGGTGCTCGTGCTTCTATCATAGATCTAACTTTATCAACCCCATTTGAATTGATACATGTCACTATGCGATTTTCTTCATCGACAATATTATGATTAACACCCGACGATTCGGCAGATGCAATCATTTCTTCATCTAAGATAGTCATGGTATATAATCCTCTATACTAAACTCATCAGTTAAAGTCAGTTTTTCAGGATGATAATTACTTTGAACTTCATTATAATCATCAACAATTTCGACAAGAAGTTGTTCTTCAGATCTATATTCAAAACTATACTCATCATTAACGTCAATGAAAAGATTTACGTCAGATGTATCATCACTCCGAATACTCTCATTTAATTCAATATAATCTTTAAATACATCAAATTCGAATATACTAAAATCATGAGAGAGCATTACAAGATCTTCATACGAAGTGAAGAACTCGAAATCATATCTATCCATTACCTGAGTCCTATTATAAGGAGTGTCAGATAAATCAATATAGATATTAATTTCTCTAAGTTCAACATATATTGAGACGAAAGCTTTAATCAGAAGATTTAAATCTCTACTGTAGTTTTCAACAATATTCGTATCAGTTCCAATATTCTCTTCTCCGATAATTGGAGAGATAACATCCTTAAACGTATCAATCAAACTCTTACCAAGAGCTTCAATCTCTAAACCACCCGCAACAGTTGGAGCAGCTGTACGTATACGTTTATCTATCTCTCCAAAGAATTGAGGATTTTTAGTGCTCAAGAAATTTGGAAAGACTGTAAATCCGGCGTAATCAGCTTCAGCAGTAGCAGTTACTCTAAACCAATCATAAATAGTTTTCCAAGACATTGCTTGCATATATTCATCAGATTCAGTAGATCTAACTCCTAAATCTGTAAACTTATTGTACGCATCGTCAAACTGATTAACTATTGAACTGAAAGTGTTAGATATGTCGTTGAAAGAATAAACGTATTTACCAATTTCAGCATCCGTTAAAAAATCTCCAACGAATACCGTATAGTCACTTAAATATGGCATAAATGTAAGATTCTTCAAGATTTGAATTGTATCTTTCACAGGTATCATATTAAGTTTCATTACGTTTAAATATGTCCAACATCTTGCATCAATGCTATTAACATCACTTACAGGAATTGTATCATCTTGACGCTTATCCAAGTTTCTCAGCACGTAATATGCTGAACTAAATAGATCAAGTAAAGATACAGGCATATCTTCAAAATAACCAGAATTGTCAGGAATCTTACTAAATCCTCCATAATACTGGATTATTAAACCAATCTTATGAATCATTCGATCGTAAATCTCATTGAGATTCAATCTCCCAACAACTCCGAGATACTTAGTATTCAACTTATTAAATTGCATTTTAAGTATCTTATCTCGAACCTTATTTACCGCAAATAGTTTACCAGATTCAGTATTATATAGGCCATTAGCTCCCCATGAGGGATCTTTTAGAACTATATCTGTATACGCAACTGGTTCTTCGAATGTGTCTCGATCTTTGAATGTTGAAGCGACTTCTCTACCGATAAATGCAAGATCAAAACTTTCATCATACGGTTTAGATGGATCAATTTCACTTCTAGATTTGAAAGTCTTTACAAGGTCGAACTTCTTAATTTGAAGTTCTTTAGATTTATCCTTTGAAACAACATCGACAATCTTAGCAAGAATCTCCTCAGTACCTCTATATGCGAGAAGGTTATCGATATTCTCAACAACATTTCTCAACACCGACATACTTACAGGTTTAAGATCTTTAAGATTGTGGGATTCAAGTATATCGTAAATCTCTCTATCTGTGTAATTTCTCAGTGAGTACTTATCTAGGTATGATATACATATCTTCTGAAAAGTTCCCATTAAGATGATCAATAATTCCATATTAGAATAATGATCATACATAGATTCAAGATTTCGAATGTACTTATTTTTCATGATAAATTCTTTTACAGTATGGTAAGATTTCAAGAAATTCTCAATATCTATACTATCTGTAAGTATACTTTTATCATACCACAATAGATCAAACTGTTCTGATTCGCGGATCATCTCGATAGAGATATCCTTGCCGATATATTTCAAATATTGACATTGTTCACCGTGTGTAGAGATTAACTCTCTTAAATCTCCACTTACATACAAACGAGTATATGTATTGGGATGATCTATAGGGTTTACTAAATGGAGAGCAATTTCATCTGTCAAATTAGGTGTATCGTCATTACGGACAAAAATGAATTGTGAAGCATTTACAGGCTTACCCATTAACATTGCACAATATTGATTCTTATCGACATAATTTTCAGTAAATTCTTTTCTAAGAGACGCTATGAATTCTCTAGTTTCAACATCCCCTTCTTTATTCAGAATATCCAACTCTTCAGGAGATTTTCCTTTTAAGTTAGCAGGGAGATCATCTATAGTGTAAACATGGTCTCTAAACGTTGTTAGTTCGTTAGAACACTTTGCGTATTTTCTGTATGAACGTATGGAATCGGAATCCTCATACATATTAAGTTCTTGTTCATTTTTAACGACAATGGTATCCATGAACTTAAGAATCATACTCGAGAAGTCTTTGCCTCCTCTTACGTACATTAAATCTTCAATATTCACATTAAAACTCCCGTTACACCATTATCTCTTGGTTCCACTTGGTTATAAATTCATCAAAGAATCCTTCAGATTTACCAGAATTTTCTTCATATGACTCGGTATAAGATTTAAGCTTACCGATATGCTGAAACGTTAAACCTGAATAATATTTATTTAAGAAAGATACAACGTCTCCATGAGCCATCTTGTAATCGAGAAATCTAGGTTTTTGACCCTTATTAGTGTTATGCACGGCTTTATGAACTGCCTCAGATAACATTACGATTTGAACGTTGTTTAATCGATGTTCTTCCATTACAAGATGATATATCTTGGATGAACTGAATGCAACTTGGTTTTTCCAACACCAATTCATCACAATCTCGACATAATCGAATAGTGTAAATATTGGACCATGATGCATCTCAATAGGAGCCATAGAGTCTGTGATTTGGCTGTATACCATACAGTGGTTTAAAGGCGGATCAAGCTCCTCTTTAAGATACTTGATATACGCTTTATACTCTTTACTAGTACGGACTTGAGATTCAACATTCTTAATAAATCGAATGAAACTTGCGTTATCAACACTATAAGCTTCTTCCTTAAAGAATGGAACTAAATCTCCACTCTTATACGAAGAAATGATGACATTACTTGTGGTAGGAGTGGATACAACGCCTGAGATTTCAACAGAAGTTTTACCCATAATAAACCTTTAATCTATTAATTTCGTTACATTGGTATGTTGTAAGGTGGGTATTTTACTATGGTTCTGTAATAAAGAGTTATTAATGTCTATATTAAGTATTGATAGGATCTAGAGGTAATCAAGTGGAGATAAGATATCGACCACCTCAAAATTTAATAGAAAGGACTCTATCATGGCTATTTATTTCGTAAACGGGACCAAAGCAAACTTAACTCCAATTATGGCGAGAGAACTCGCCATGTTGGGAAACCTTGTAACCACTACTGAAGCTATCCCAGAGCTTCAGAGGGCGGAAAGGGATTTCCTGTTCGATGTAATTAATAGAAACTTAACCAAGTTTACCGACCGTGAGGGTCGGGATTCTGGGTATGAGACTCGGGTTACAACGGGATGGAAGGTCCCGGCTAGACGTGACCCATTTAGCGATTCAATATTCATATCCTCGTAAAGAGGATAAAATAAGTACGGGGAATTAACCCCGTACTTATTTTTTTATCAGAATTACGCACCAGTATCAAATGTAACGCCAGAAGTATCTTCTGTTCCATCGATAGTAAGAGCGACTTCAGGAGTAGCAGTGTCAAGCTCTTCGCGAGTTTCGCTAATAGTTGTAACATCTTCTCCGATAGCACCTTCAACTTCTGATCCCTTTGTAAGACGGTTCTTAAGGTTACCACCAATGAAGCTACCGAGATATTTCTCAGCTTCAGCAGTATTAACGCCACCATCTTTAAGGAAGTATTTGTAGATGTAAGAAGGAAGAACCACATCTTCGGCAGTGTCTTTGTAGAGACCATAAGCTTCTACACAGTACATTGCAAGCATGTTGATTTCGTCGTTCTGTACATAAGTTCCATTAAACGCGACATCAAATGACAATCCTGCGTCGCCTGGTTCACCGATAGCACCTGAATTGAGGTGACCGATATAGTCAGTTACAGGGAATGCATTCAACCAAAGACATGCGAATTCGATGTCATCCGGACGCATTGTAGGTCCAAGAAGTGCATAAAGGAAATCCCCACCATAGTTGATCTTACAGAAACGAAGTTCTTTGTTACCATGGAAGTGACCTGTTCCAGTTACTGGATCAGAGATACCACTTACATAGTATTTCATGATTTTACGTACTGGAGATCCTTTTACTTCAGGAATCTTAATGGTAAATTTACCGTTAGATTCTTTGTAGTTACCTGCATAAACTTCTTCACGTCCGTTAGCACCCATTGTACGAGACATTGTGCTAACTTCATTGTCGTTAAGACCAGAAACTTCAAGAATCTTATCCTGGAAGAAGTACACGAAGTACTTTGTAATCACGGGATTGAAGAAAGGAGGAGTTCTAAGCCATACGCCAAGGAAACGACCGAGACGGAGAGGTTCATCGATAGATACGGTGTTGTGATCGAAAGACTGTACGCCCTGAACTTGTCCAAGACGAATATCTACAGATCCACCGAGAGCGGTAGTATGGTGTTCCCACCCACGTACCTTAGCAGATTCGACATCTTTGTGATATCCGAATACACCTGATACGTTACCGTCAGCAAATTTTACTTCATTATTAGCCATTTAACTTCTCCTATTTCGATTCTTGACGATTAGCTGTAATAGTCACATTAAATGCTTCGATTACATCTGGGAAGTAAATCGCAACGTCACAAGATGCAGTTTTGTTAATCTTATCATTCTTCGTCTGGAAGATTGTAAATTTGACAGGGATGCTAGATGGATAATATCCACTAGAAAGAGTTGTCGAAATTTCAAGAGTTGCAGCAGGGATTGCTCCAGCAGCATTTCCAGGGTGGAACGAATATTTCGCAAGAATGCGTTTGAAAAGACGGATGATTACACCAATGAAGATACCATTCCGGAATGAGTTCATTACCGAGTAATCTGTATTATACATTGATTCATCATTCATCCAATAACGGTCATCTGAGCTATCCAAACGGAGAGCATAGAGGAGTTTTGCATCTTTAAGAGGTGCAATTTCAAGGTTGTCTTTTACTACACGTGGGTAGTAATCAAGTTTCATATTCTGGATTTTTCCAGAGAAGTAACCTGAAAGAACTGTGAAATTACCACGGTTACGATATAGTTTTGGAAGCGAAGATGCAAGTTCATATGTACAAGAAGTACGAACGTTCTTCACACGGTTTATAGTTTTACCGTTGTGAGCAACGATTGTAACTTGACCGTGACTTGTTGAAGAAACTGAAATGAGATCTTTATTCGCTTCAGCATCGTTTGCGGTATAAATGTCTGGACCAAGGTCACATACAACATAAATATCATCACGAACTTGTTCACCAAATGTAGTCGCCATAACATTTTTAACTTCAAGAGGCCACCATGCATCAAGTGTAATACCTGATTCAATAACGCGACAATCGAACAGATTCTGATCGATTTCACCTGAATAGAATGAGATAAGCAGTTCTTTACGAGTAAGTTCTCCGCGAGTAGTAATTTTACTAATCGTACGGAAGAAACTCGTTGCAGGAGTATTGCCTGTTTGAAGAGTTGCCATATCCGCAGCGGTATAATACACTTTTCCAGCAAGAGCTGAAACACCGTTGGTATTAGCAATAACTTCACCATCAGCATCAATATAAACAAGAGCTTTTGAGAAAAGATCCCCGTCTGTACCACCTGAAAGAGCTGTCATTGTGGTGGACATTACAATCCCGGCAGTATCGAGCTTAACAGATGCATATTCAAGACCTTTAACAGTCTTACATGTAAGGATATCAAGCATTTCAATTACAGGAACTTCGGTATCAACGTCGTCAATACCTCTAAGAACTTCAAGAGCGGCTTCGTAGTTTTCAACATCAAAATTTATTGACACTGGAAGGTTATACTTCTCTTTATATTCAGGGTAGTTTACATCAAAACTGTCAGGAACTGTTGATCCTGGGAGAACTACTGCATTCGGGTTGAGAGCAGTTGTAATCGTTTCGAAAGGACTTCCAACACGTTCGTATGAACCAGAAGGGAGTTTTTCATAAATAATGACGTCATAACGACGACCATCGCCATTTTTTCCGTCACGGTCTGAACTTGGAACGATTTTATAGTAATATTTATTACCATATTCGCCGGCACCATCACAAATAAACGCAAAGAGTGGGAAAGTGTGAACTTTACCAGTAACGTCTACAGTTGGAGCCATGTTTGTTGCATAGTTTGTGCCATCGGCAAAACTATATGCAGTCTGCAGAAGTTTAATAGTCGCGCCATTTTTTGTGGTAGTTGTACCAGCAGCATCGGTCGTTTCAACTTCTTCTTCAGTAATCTGAAGTTTAAGAACACTTGATGCTCTCAAAGCATCACTTGGCATCAATCTACACGCATCGACAATTCCACCGCCAGCGAGAACTTCGCGAGCAATCAATCCACCATGGCCATACTTACGAACATCATCGACATCAGAGCCGAATTCTGAATCAAAAGCACCGATACCAGTAAAACGAGTAATTGTATTACCACGACCTTTTCTAGAAAAGAAAGGTTGAAGATATCCAATGCCAGTTACCGTAGCTTCGGGGGTTGGTGGGAGAATAGAACCGTCCCGGAGTGTAGTTTTTACCAGGCCATCATGGTTCACTGAATTCAGTGTAATTGGACCCATAATTCCTCCATATAGTTAAACACACATCATCATCACACTATGATGTTGTTTCTAGGGTTAATCAATGTTGTTTGGTTAATAACTTTCTATTGAATAGCTTTTTCGATATCCGATTCTTCAAGCTTCATATCACCACTTCTTACAGCACCAATACTACTAGTCATTGCAAACTTAGGATTACTTCCTGTAATTGCGCTGAATTGAGATGTTAGTGACGGAATTGCGTCAACATTTACAAGCTTTCTCATAAGCATAGACAGTTTAGGATTATCTCGTAGAGCCTCTCTGAACTGTCTTGATGGGTTTTGAGGATCTCTCGATACCATCATTGCCATGAGATCTAAAAATATCGAATTTACGCCCATATTGATATTATTTAACTCACAACATTTTTCAAGATATGAGATTATTTGATCATAAGGGATGTCGTCAGGAATCTTACCGTTTAGCATAAGAAGGATATACTTAACTACAACTTTGTGAGTTTTAGCAACTACAGTGTTAACTATAAGTGCATCTCCTCCAAAGTATTCAAGAATCGTCATATCATTCTTACTGTCACCGATAATTCGAGTAGGTTTGGTAGAAATAAGAGTTGGAAGTCTTAAATGAATCTTTACAGTCTTTATTTTCATCAGAAACAGTATCCCACACATATAAATCTAAGAAACCAAACGTACTTATTGTGTCTCCGATTATTTCAGAAACGTTTGTCGTGAAGTAATAATTAGGCATTCTCACTTCAACGTACTTTCCCTGCTTTACAATAAAACGTTTATCAGCGGTTATTTCGAAGTATCTTTTAAGATTATCATCCATTGATATCCTCCATATCCCCGTTAACCATCACGTTTTTAATAACTTCAAGGAATTTATCTTGTTCAATGTAGTAAACCATTTGAGCAAAATTGTCATCAACTTTTCTCAACGATTCATCGACATTATCACCCTTAGCAGCATATCTCACAAAGTCATCAGCTGCACAGAATTCATCACTGAATACGTATTCTGTAATGAAATTCTTAGGCATCTTATCGGAAATACCATTGAAGAAATAATAATTCTTAGAAGACTTAACAAGATTCTCTTTAATAAACAAAACAAATGTTAAGTAGATATCATACAGATCTGAGAAATATGTAATTTCTCTATCCAGATCTACTACAACACCTAAACATTCTTCAAAGATCTGTATCAAACCATTTGTGAAGGTGTCATACTGAGCTTCTTTATCAGATGCTTTACATGCATCTTCAAAGTTCTCAATAGTATTATCATCACCGTCCATCGTGGTTCTTACATACTCTAGAATATAGTCGGTTTCATACTTGAACTCTCCAGTAAAGTTTCCAAATTTATTACTGATTTGATCTCTAATATTATTTAGAAATACAATTTCAACACTTTCAAGACAAGAATCGTCGTCAGTTGACAAAAATAATTCATCTTCGTTGTTATTCATAAACTCCCCATCATTCGATATTTACATTAAAATGTTTACTTTAATAAGTTTGTGTTAACAATGAATTGATTATATTCTTCAACTTTACATTTAGGATATATATTAATTAATGGATAAAGGTTATTTAAATAATAAGGAGAGGTTATTATGATGCAACAAAATCCTTTTAACATGTTTGGCGGCATGTTTCCTGGAATGAATGTCGGTAACATGACATTCAATTTGAATCTTGGAGCAGCTGCTGGAAATCCTATGGCTCAACAAGGATTCTTCGCTAATCCTCAGATTTCTCAAGGGTTGGATCCTAGCATGGCACTGTCATACAATGATCGTGCAAACGTTCTTGCACTAGACTATGACACATCTATTGAAGATAATACTTCAAAAGTTGAAGTTATTGAATCTCATGGATCTGATAAGTTTCGTTTCGAGAATGTGTATATCGATAGCGAATATACAATTCGTGTAAAGTCTACTCGAAGTATTAACAAACCTTCTGGGAAATATGTTCCGCTTAACGAATTCTATAAAGTATTCGAAACGTTGGATGGAGCGACTAAGGGAAATGTAGATATTCATGGAAAGATCGTTAATAGAAATGGTGAACTCCCTACAGTATTGTACGTTGCAGACTTTGCAGATATTCCAGGAAATTGTATTGATGATATGCTTATACACGCAATGTCATTGTCTATGAAAGCGGGGTTCAATTACTTCTTCTTCATTATTGAAGAAACTGGAAGTGTTGTATTCGGTGAGCCAGAAAGATCTTTGTGCTTCAATGATAAAGGTTTGTTTAGAAAAACTATCTATCAAATCTACATTCCAAAACATTAATTAAATAAGGTAGGGATTACTCCCTACCTTATTTTTTGTATTAATCATAAAATCATGTCTATATTAAGTTATGATAGATTAGGGAAATAAGATAAGGTGTCTTATAACTCTACAACTTAAAATAAAGGATTTATCATGAATAAAGAAGAACTTATTGTAAAAATGAGCTCATTTACAGGAATGAGCGTTTACCTGAGAAAATTTTCAGGCAATAATATCGTTGGAGTTATTTCATTTCAATGGGATAAATGCGAAGGCATTTACTGTATAGGGATGGGATCCCTTACAGTTGGGTATTCAATCCGGAATGATGTTATATCATTCCGGGAAATATCAGGAAGATTTTCCCAATTCGGGATTACTCCTGAAGATCTCGAACAAGTAGTTCGAGATGAAATTAAGAATACCGGGGAATAATCCCCGGTATTTTTTTTTGTTATGCAACGTTTCCAAATATACGATCCCAATTATTAAACACCGATTTGAAATCGTTAGTTCGATTAACTCCACGATTTTCAACATACATAGGTTTAACAACACTATTTTCGTTATCTTTAACGTTTGCAATGTTTGATCTAATATTATCAAGATCATCACTATCTTCCAGTGAATCCCCATCAAACTCTCCAGAAACTTTATGAATTTTAGTCTTCATACCATCTCTAAAGATTTTCTTAGATGTAAGTAAATTAGACAGATCTTCAATAGAATGAATCTCATTCTGATGACTCATGAGATCATTATACTGATCTCCAATGATTCTTCTAAGTTTACTATCAGTTTTCTTTTTAGCATTACCAGAGTTTCCAATAACTCCGACCATATTACCTTTATCGAAGTCAGACAATATTTTAGACTTATCTATATACATTCCTACATCTTCCACATAAAGTAAAAAGTATAGTCCTAATAGATATGCCATAAGTGTATCATCATGGTTTCCTGGTCTATGGTCTATTCTACCATTTCTAAGACGGATAAGTCCTGATATTTCAGAAATAATAGTTTTATCCATAATTCTATCACCATATTCATCAACTGCAATACGAAGTAATACATTGAAGAGTATAGGGCGAATTTTCTTACTGTTGAAGATACCTGGGCGATCTGGTCCTTCATGGTATACTCTACGAGTTCCACCAGGGATGTAACTTACGATATTATCGATAATTGCACCATTGTAGTTACGCTCAGGGAATATTACCAAGTTAGGGAATAGATCAGTCATGATACTTATGATACCCATCGAATAAAGAGTTGTACTTTGAGAGTTAGTTCTCATTACAGCAACAACTTTAAAATTGGTAGGATCTATAACAACTAAAGTTGAGAAGTCTCCTTTTAAGTTACCACCTAAGTCCATACCACCGATCAACTGTTTACTACAATCAAATTTGCTTAGATCAACGTATATACGCATTGCATATGTATCATTAATAATAGCGTGGTCTAATGGAGATTTAATAAGAGTATTCAATCTCTCAATACGTTCTTGACCAAGAGGGTGTTCAGTGGAAATATCTTTCCATTTATTAAGAACTTCTCGATCTAGCGTATCTTGCGGAGTAGGAGAGTTAGCAAGACGACGTTTTTGATCATCAAGATAATTCTCATCTTTACCAAGGTCATAATACATGAAGGAAAGATCAATGAATCCTGAAGTGGAAGTATTGTTAATAATTGTTTTAACAACTTCAATTTCCATATCATAATAAGATTCAGAGAAGTCTGCACAACTCATAAGGAATTTATAAGACCATTTGCCTTCTTCGGTATTAAGGAATCCTGCAGTAGTTGTCATGATCTGATGATAAGGAGAACCATTTTCTCTTGCGAGTTCAGATGCTTTACTATATGCGAAAGAGATACTATCGTACATTTCACCGATATAGCTAATGAACGCGATCTCGTCAAACCACTGAGAAGGAGTTGTAAGTCCTCGACCAGCTTTTCTAGCACCATCAGGATTTCGAGCAGGAGCACGACAAGATATACGATTATCATTAGATCGATTGTACATCTCTCTTTCATTATCTCTATCCTTCTTGCTATCATACTGATTAAGCCAATCCGGAAGATTATCTCGTATATCTTTTACACCTTGAAGGTTTTTCTTTACAATAGCATCTTCGTGTGCAATGAATACCATTTTATTGTGGACACTTCCCCAATAATAAAGGTAATTGTATATAGTACACATAGTTGTAGTTTTATAAGCCTGTCGCGGCCATACTACAAACGCACTTATATCATTGATAACTGCCCATACTAAGGCTAATGTTCCACGATGGAACTCAAATCTTGCTACACCACCACCTGCAGGAATTCTCACAATTTCTCTGAAGAAGTACCACGGATTATTAATAATCTCATGAGTAATCATTGCCTTTTCCAATTCAGTCAATGTTTCAGAGAATGGATCTACATGCAATAGTGCAGGATTGTCTAACCTGAGCATAAATTTATTATTCTTTACACCCATCTCACCGAGTAGATACGCCATCTTGACGGCAGAATCATTCGTTGTATTAAAATGGATCATTTACATAACTCCCCAGTTTCTGTAATAACTACATTAAGATGTCTATATTAAGTTATGACAAAGTCGGATATAAGATAAGATTTCTTATACTTCGCAAAATTTTTCTATGGTTCAAAGTAACCAGGAACGGATTTATTATGACTACTCTTACAACAACTGAGCCTGTATCTAAATTTTCTCTCACTATCGCTGATTTTAAGGCAAATAATGTTGACATGATATGGCAGCAGGAATGTATATTTAACGGGGAACTTACCCCGGTTAAATATAAGGTTATTGTGGATGATGAGTACAAATTGAAGTTAACATTATCGTTCCCCGATCTTGGGGAATCACTTACAATGAACCTAACAGATATTCATGAGGAGTATCCAGAAAATGATAATGGGGAAACCCATTATGAAGATCAGATGGGAAGCTTCATCGTGAATGTAAAGCTTACCGATGAAGTTATTTACTTTACAATCTATAAATAAGATTGTAAAGTAAATAGAAAGAGGAGGGAATTAACCCTCCTCTTTTTTGTTATAATTCGGATAATAATCTTTTAAACATATTTAAATTATGTTTTTCAAGACTAGACATCGATTGTTTAAATTTTTCATAATCTTTTCCAAATGTTAAACATTTGAATTTATAAAAATTAGTTTTAACAAACAATCTCCCAATGAATTGAGCTTTCGCTGTTTCAGATATGATAATTGAAGTATTATGCAAACTATCTTTAATTCTAGAATTTTCAACTTCAACTACACTCTTATCTAAAGATTCATATCTCCCAATTATCATTTTAATAATTTTCAATATTTTAGATTTATCATCAATTTTATCAAAATTATAATCCGTAAATGGAATTATACGATCTTTATCATCAGAATCATAACCTGTAATATCTGCGATAGTTTCGGAAAAGTCTTTAAAATTCTCACGATTTCCATCTCGCTTATAGTATTCAAAATCTTCACGATCAATACCATTTACCGAATTTATAAAACTTCGAATATTATCACTGTAGGTCGATATTACATCTTCATAGATATCATAAATCTTGAAATCATCATATTTATTTAAGATTTTTTCAAGTTTATGATTATCTAGAAGTTTTTTAATGAAGTCGCCTGCAGCCGACTCTACTGAAAATTTTCTTCACCAACACTAATTTTAAAATCGCCATTATTCGAAGAGATTTCAGCACTCTCGATAATATCGGAAATTTTACTAATAGTAGTCTGAGCAACCTCAGCTTCATCTTCAGTCAGATTACCAGTATCTACAACCATTGAAAGTTTAATAGATCCTTTATATGCTTCAGCAAGAGCTTCTTCATCTTCAGACTCAGCAGCAAATTTCGCATCAGAAATCAACTTATCACAATATGGTTTAATGTCTACTCCGAGTTTTGTATCACTCATAAACAGAGAAATCATATTCTGAGAGGTCTTAGAGAAAATGTTTCCAAATGCCCATCCACCTTGTTTGAGATCTTCAGTATCTTCGGATTCGTATGAAGTTTTAGGTCCACCACGAACGTTGAGTTTGTTTTCCATATCATTACGCATACTATACATCTTACTTGTAATAGAAGCAATGTAGCGAACAAGACGGTAAACTGTACCCATACCTGTGATACGTCCACGAATATTCATGAATTTATCAAAGAGGCCGCTTTTATTTACGATATCTTTAATATCTCCCTGTCTATCATCTTCGCTTTCATTGTCCCACTCACGAGGACCATCGGTTGCAGGAGTACAACATTTACTATCAGAAGCTGAGATAAATGTGTCTTTCTGAACGCTATACAAATATCGTTCACCTTGTTCAACACCATTAACTCCGGATCTCATAATATCTTTGACAAATTCATAGTCTTTTACAGAGATATTCTTAGATTTGTAAAGACGATCTTTGATGTCAAATACATATTTAAGAGTAAATGATCCGGAAATGATAGCTGCAACTGATTGGTAGAATTCATCGATAACTTTAGTGTAATCAGGTGCTACACTTTCGAGATATTCAAAAATTCTATTAATCTCATAACTATCATGAGTTCGATCGCCATCGAAACAACGACTTGGAATTCCAACGAGGTTTTCAATTCCAGCGTTGAAATCTTTACTGCCGATAGACACTGATGCCAATGACACCATGAATACAATAGAATTCGACACAAGGAATTCCAACATCGCGTCATCTTGATCTTTAGGAGCAACAAAGATATTCTTTGTCATGATATCTGAAATCATAGAGTTGAATACGAAATCCATACTACGTGATCCAGTCAATACTCCAGCATAAGTTCTTGATGCAGCATATTGAGAAGTTCTAGGATCTTCTGACCAACCAGCCTGATACAGAGGGCTATTCTTAGCGAAGAATCTCATCTTATCGGCAACGTATTGACGAGTTCCTTTGAAAGATACGTTCGAATAATATTTATTCAAACTTCCAATGGTACTTACAAAGATAGATGTCGCAAACTTCGTACTGATAACGAAACTATCCATCATTTCAGTCAAGAAAGTTCTTGATGAAATATAACTGAGAACCTCACCTACAACAGATCTGAACAGAGTTCTAAACGTTGAAGTGTCAAGACTCTTAAGTGCTTCGCCTTGGAGTTTATTCCAAACATGGATAGTTATGATTCTATACATATCATCTTTATCGATATGGGTGTACACATTGATAATGTCAGATTTGTTGAGAGTCTCAACATCTTCAGGTTTATCAAGAGCTGTACGAGCCATCGGGATACAGTATGAAAGTGGTATCAGTGTATCATCGATTTCACAATCAATTTCACGACGGATTGTAGAAAACTTATCAGATTCGCTATCACTGAACTCAACAGCTTTAAAACGTTTAAGAAGTGTAGTGAAAACGTTTTCACCCTTCTTAGGATGTCTAACATTGTCATCAAGACGATAAAAATGTTTAATCGCATCGAATCCAGGGATTACAGAATCCGCAGTAAGTTTTACATTGTTGGTAGATGCGTCAATTGGTTGAATAATTGATCCAGCTTTCAAACCATAAGATCTTCTAAGTGTATTATAACTTGAAGAGAATGTTTTGAGAAGTTCATCATAATCCGCATCATTGACACTGTTACCACGTTCATCGCTGAGAACTTTGGTTAGCAACTCAGTGTATTCTTTAACATAATTCTGCAAAATCTGAGAGATGTTGAAGTCATAGGTATTGAAAAACCCTGTTAATGCAAACTCTCTCAGGTTGTTACTAGTCTTAGGATTTCTATCAAGATCCATATAACCGCCTTATTCAGATTAAAATTTCTACAATATGATGTCCATAAAGAAAAGAATTTAGTATGGGATTTCTCCCATACTAAACTATAAATACTAATCTTCGGATTTATCAACATGATGGTTGATACCAAGACCTGCAAAGATAGAAGCACGACGTTTGTACTGAGAATCAACGTGTTGATAGATCTCTTTTACAAGGTCGGTAGTTCTTTCGATATCTTTCTGAACACGTTTGTACAGTGCAAGATAATCTTTTACAAGTTTGATAAGACCTTTTACAGCTTCATTCGCATTCTTATCGCCATCATATTTTGAATCAAGTTTGATAGCGTTTTCAAGACCTTTTTTGAAAATATTAGTTCTCATAAGTCCATTAATACTGTTGATCTGATACATATATGTATCAGGCCATTTGAGAATCTCAACGATAGTATTCTTATGTTTATGCTTACCTTTTTCGGTATTCTTAACATCTTCATTATACTCTGAAGTAATTGTTTCCAATTCTTTAGAGCATTCTTTGATATCAGATATGATTTCCGAAATATTTCCGCTACTAACTCTAGATTTGAAAGATTTGAAAAGTGCTTCAACTTTCTTGTATGAAACCTTCATTCCTTCAATAGCTTCACCAACGTTTCCATTAAGATAAACACCAATGATATTATATCTATCAGTGTTAGCTTTATCTTTAAAGATTTCGTCAACGATCTTTTCAACAAGACTTGTATTTGCACGTCTGAAATAGATGTAAGGTCTATTTACATCTTTGATAGCCTCTTCAAAGTTCAAGATGAGATCAGCAATTCGACGAACTGCAACCAAGTATGGAATCATATGTAAAATATTTACCAAGAATGCTTTAGCTGCATCAAGGAATCCCTCTTCTGAAACTTTATTTGGATCAAGATAATTCTCAAATCCAAAAAGGCTTTCCAAACCATAATACGATTTCCAAAATTCTTCTGACATTTGAATAATGTTAACGTTTTCATCAAGTTCTTCAGAATCGATAGATTTCTCTTCGAAAAGTTCTTCCATATCGTTTTCTAATGAAATTGTATCAGTCCATTCCATATAGTACTCCTTAGTAATTATACATTACAATGTTTCTTTAATAACAAATATGAGTATATATAACATTATGGTATGGAAAGTATATCTATACTAACAATTAAACTTTTAAGGGAGATGTTTATGAAATTCGGAATCAAAAAACCAGAGATCGTTGTGAAGAAGGATTATCGAGTCGGTATCAAAATCGAGGAAGATGTGCAAGTATCGGCGATTGCAGTATTCGTGAAAAATGATAGTGGGAAAGTTGTCCCAACCGCAGATGTGTTGATATGGTTCGAAGAGCGTGATGATAAAATTGATTTCACTCTTTGGAACTTGCGGGCGGAAGCGGACTATGATATCGGAAATCTCAGACAGATTATATGACAGATTTGGGGAAACCCTTGAAGAATTCAACATGAATGGTGCACTCGTTGAAGTAATCGAAAGACATCGCGTTGTTGATAGTAAAATCATTGCATGGTAAAATTTTAAATAGGAGGGAATATCCCTCCTATTTTTTTTTATTTATGCGTCTCCACCTTCAACAATACTATTACATGGGGGAACTATACCACATGAAGTAATTATACTGTAAACGCTAACCCAAGTAACAAGGTTTACAGGTGGAATTTTACCAGTTTTATTGAAGTGTTCTCCGCACTCTACAGCACTCATACCCATTTAGAAGATTCCTTATTTAAATCGTGTATGAATGATCTAAAATAGAAGTGTTCATTAACACCTTCTCTATATAGACCATTTTTAACTTCTGTTAATTCAAATTTGTGTCGTCGTAGTAAAGGTTTGAACGAATCGTGATTATCATCCGAAACATGAAGTTCTATCCCTTTTGGAATAGAACCTACGGTACTATACATTATATCTCGCATATAATTAACTACATACCCGAATAACATATGTCCAATACCTTTTTTAAGACAAACAAAAGTGTTTATCTTAAACTTTTTCATGTTAACCACTGCATAACACGATCCTGGGAAGAAGATTATATCATGCGTTTTATCAACCAATATTTTATGCTCAACAACTTTGGATATGAATTCAGTGAAATCCGGATAGAACTCTTTAACGTGACCTTCCAAATGATCTTTAATATTCGAAGAATAATATTGATATTGTGGAGATCTAGAATAATCGCTTAAATGTAAGAATTTTGGAGACATAGTTACATCTCAGATTTAGATAAGTGTACCAATGACATTTCGATACGATTTTCATGACAATGATTGTAGCTACAATTTGTACAATCTTTAGCTCCATTCTCAAGAATTACGGCATCTCCAGCATCAATGCCAGGACATGTTGCTTTGTAATAATACGGGCATGTACAAAATAAACAATTGAATCCATGTTTTTCAATATCTACGCTATGACATGGGAAGAATATACAATCACGATTTTCAAAGTAATTGTGTTCAAATGGAAATCTTCTTTCAGGATGATCAGTAAGTTGTGCAATCTTTTGCAAATTATTGAGACGACTCATTTCCGGATCACTATTAACATAATCTTTACCAAATGATGAACTCATTATTTATTCCCCTGCTTACGTTTTGATATAACTTTTTTCATTCTTTCGACGATCTTTTCATACAGATTTACAACTACATTAGTCTTATGTAGTTGCTCGATTTCATAGTCTGGATCATTTTCAATAAGTTTGAACGGGTACGTCATAACACTCTCCTTGATGTATTAATATGTTTAATCATTAATGAAAATAGTATTAGAATATATATTTAATATTGGATAGATATATGAATATTTACTATCTTAATTATATTAACAAAGAGGTTTAAAATGACTGCGACTGACATTTATTCAAAGTATAACCCAAAAGGTGGTTATAAACTTACTGTAGGTGAGGGATTATATCTTAGAGCCGATACAGCGATGATGTTTATCAACTCCGAATCGCCGGAACCAAAAGTTGTTGAAGATGTTAAAATTCTTACACATCTTGAAGATATAGATAGATCTATTGTGGTAAGAGCCGCTTCAGTAGAAATTGAAGCCGGGTGCTTCATATCTATTGATCACATTCGGAACTTTATAAAGATTGGTAAAGAAAAATACTTCAAAGTTAAGGTTGTAAAATTTAAAAATTGAAAAGTGGGATAACTCCCACTTTTTTTGGACATTTTATTGATAAACTATAATCGGAGGATATAATGAGCAATGACAAATCGTTAGAGGATGCAATTGGCGAATTGTTCGGAGAGAGTAATGAAAATCAACTATATATGATAGTTGATATCGATGGAACTATTGCCGAACTAGGAAATAGATTGAAATGTATTGAAGAAGAACCTAAAGATTATGATCAGTTCTTTAAGAGATGTGGAGAAGACACTCCGATTGCTGAAACAATCGCGCTTGTAGAAACTCTCGATAAAAACCTCAAAATCGTAACAGTATTTTGCACAGGTCGTCCAGAAAGTGTTAGAGATATCACTGTAGAATGGCTTGGAAATAATGTAAAAATTTCAGAGTATAAATTGTTAATGAGACCTGACGATACTCTTGGTGAAATACACGATACTGAAGTTAAAACCAAATTAATGGATGATAACGGTATCAATGTAAATAATACATTGTTTATCCTCGAAGATAGAAATGTTATGGTTAAACATTTCCGCGATAAAGGTTATAAAGTCTTACAAGTTCGAGATGGTGATTTTTAAATAACTTTAAGTGGGGATATTTCCCCACTTAATCATTATTTTATTTATAAATTTAAGTCTAATTCACGATAAGATTTTTCTGTGATTCGTTTACGTTTTGGAACTATAACTTTATCTTCAATGAGTTGTTTGTGTTCTTCACTTCCTTTAACAACTACTCTCACAACAACCCTGTTACATCCACATTTGCATCTAGTGTCTAAAGCTACCTTCATCAATTTAACTCCTATTAAACCATGACATCTATTAGAATGTTTTGCAAATTCAATGTAAACACATGACTATATATTAAATAATGGTATAACAATTGAAAATGGAGATTATATGAAAGATTATTCTCACGTTCCGGTCAATAGAAGAAGATTCTTAAACGATGATGTCGTCGAAAAAGTTATCTGTTCAGCTATTTGGTTAAAAGATTTTAGATCGGACGAAGAAGATATTACACTTCCTCAACAACCTTGGAACGTTAAAGAGGGAATAGTTGTAACAGGTTTAAGGCATTGTAATTGTATAGTTACAATATGTTTACTAACTGGTAAACGTATGAGTGATTTCAACAATAAAATTCAAGGGTTTATTACAAATAAACACAATTTTGTTACAAGAGAAGAAGCTGCAAAAATTGCTTGGGATTCAGGTCAACTTGTAGAAGAAACTGATCATTTATTTAGTGAAGATGTTTGGTAAAGGAGTTATAGATGAATCCAATGAATATGTATTTATCGCCAAGTTATAATGAATATTATGCGGCATATGATCCAGATACTGCAGCGAAGGTTACTCAAATGGGTCGTAAAACAGTATCGAATCTTGAGAAGGTTTTTGAAGATTTTCTTAGTAATCTCGAAGCTAATAATAAAATTATTCAATTTCCAAGGCAGTCGTATAAACCATTACACCATAACGCTTTCCAAAAAGTGTATTATGAAAATATGCTCATGGAACTTGTACGAAAAATTAACAATAATCCTAATTATATCGCAAGAATTGTAATGGGGAAAGTTGGCGAAAGTAATTTCGGAGGTCGTGGTATCGTTATAAATGAACCTTCTATAATTCTAGATTCATGGCCTGTACAAGCGGGTAAGTCTGAAATTACTAGAAGTAGCGTTGAAAAACTTATCAATGAAGTTACTCAAAAAGCAATGAGTCGTAAAAACGGAATTTAATTAGGAGTTTACAATGAATTTTCAAGTAAAAGTTGACTTTCAGCCACAAATTATGAATATTGAGGCTGAAGATGAGGAACAGGCAATCTTATACGCTCAGAAAAAGATGGATGATGTTCCAACACTATTTGGTGGTTCCGGATCCATGCCAATTTTCACTAATGATACAAAATATCGATATCGCATTGTAAAATACCCAGATAATCCAATTCCTGGAATGATTGATCTTGGCGATGTTAAAGATTGTACACTTGGCGTTGATATTAGCGGAGCCGGAGTATCCAGTTCGAGAGACAGTTCGATTGTAGAAATGTTGATGCAATTGGATCCGAAAGCTGATCCTGAATCACTACATGTCGTATCTGAAAAAGCTCCAGGTACAGTTGAATGTACAGAGGATGAAGTTGCAAATGGATTGAAAATTGACATATCATTCTCAGATACCGAGAAATATGATGAGGATGTAGTTCTAGCATTCAAACAATTAGCAGCTCGTAAATCTTCAAAAGATCAAACTTTAATTGTCGGAATGGATTTCGGATCGACGGAAGATGGGTATGTGTTACATTCCATTGGTGATACTAAGTATGAGGGTAAACTTGAACTTAAAAACTATGCAACCCCAACTCCGGATGTAGTTGTAGTTCCAGCGCCTGTAACTTCGAGTTATGCTCTATTGTATAACCCAAAGAATAAATACATTGGCGAAATTACAACCATCGAACAATTGTTATCTGTAAGGAATTCAATTAAAGATCTTGGGGTTAATGGGTATTATCTTGCGCTGAATGATCATTCCACAATAGGAATTGATAAGTATGGTGAACTGGAACGGTATCCTGAAGGGTTCTTCGATGAGTACCTTGATTTATTGTTGAAACTTACAGATCGTCCAGGTCCAGATAAAGTTTCAATTAATCCATTCGGCAAAGATAATCTTGACAAAGTTTTTTCGGAGAAAAATCATGAAGAATATGATAGACTAAAATTTCCGAATGCGGAAGATTATAAGAAGTTGATGGAACTTAGAGGTGAAACGGACAATTTTCGCAATGAAATATAATGCTGGAGATATAATCAATGTAAACTCTAGCGAGGGTGACGTAAAAACGTTATACGTCACAATTGTTAATGAAGAAGACTCGACTATAACAGGCGGTATAATGAGTAAGAAGTATACTGAAGTGGTTCCTTTCGATAATATAATAAATGTTGTCGAAGAGAGTCCTTCAACATCAATTAGAACTCTATTTTCGTTAGGAGAAATAAAATATGTGTAATCCATTTAGTTATTTGACCATAGAACAAAAGAATCCTTTGGATGAATATTATAGTTCTATACATGAAAAATTTCATCATCCGGATAGACCGGATATTGATACGTATGCGAAACGTGCAGGGATACTTGAAACTTTAACATTTGGTGCTAAAAACTTAATTGCAAAAATTCCTCTTTATAAAAGAGAAGGACTTGGCGAGACTGATATTCATATCGTCAAAGGTGATGAGAAGTATGTATCGATAGTAATCCCAAAAATTGATAGATTCTACAACTTTATCAGAGATGAGCATTCCAAAATTGACATTTGTGCTAAAGTTGTAAACTATCTTAAAACACTTCGCGAGTATGGCGAATTAATTTTGGATGATACTGAACACTCACGTACAGGAGTTATCAATTTGTCTTTTGAAGAGATTGACATCTTATATATTAATGGTTCAGAGGGTGCTAAAAGATTTTGGTCTGAAGTTATCTTATTAACCTCTTAAGGAAAAAATTATGAAGATTATTTTAGCAATTCTTAAAGGTTTTGGAGATTTAATAGGACAATGTCTAGCATCTCTAGCATTGGCTGCCATATTTGGATTTATATTGTTTTGGTTAATGTCATTGGGAGGATTACTTTTCTTAGTAATGCCAGCTCCAATTTGGGTTAAAATTATAGTAATAGCTATAGACGTTTTTATCCTATACGTAATAGGATATAATAGCTCTACCGAAGAAAGAGGTTAATTGTGCAATTTCTAGGATATCAAACTGTAGTAAATCTCGATAAATGTGAGTTCTTTAAGCTTAATTTTCGAGAACAAGATACCACATTTGTCGAAATCAAATTCGTATATGGGGAAGGTAAAAGTATCGACGCTGAAAGCAACGATTCTCCTATACGACGTATAATTAGATTTTTCCACTCATCTAAAATATACGATTTTATTAGACATGGCGGATTACCAAGAGAGTTTGCAAATGATCTACAGCTTATACATAACAATTGCTCTCTAGATATCCCATTTTTCATGTGTGGCGATGGAGTTGTATCTATACGACAAGCTATATCAAACTCTTCAAAATACATAGCTCTTTCAAATTGTCGCAGAGACGACGAAAGAGTGTGTATGGCGCTACTGAAATATATCAACCGGAATGAAACTTTCATAACTAATGAAAATCTTCTGAAATGGTTTTTCGATAAAGGTCAAGTGTTTGCAGCATTTCACCATGCGGTTATTGAAAATAAAAATGGTTACCCGACGTTGATTACTCTCAAACGTCTTAAACTTGAGGAGGTTTCAAATGAGTAACCCTGATCAGCATAAATTGATACGTGCACCATGGAAAACTCCTTATGGGATGAGTAATATTGAATGTTTGGAAATGATTCTTCGTGGCGGAAATGTAAAACTTTCTATCAGACAAGTTGAATCATTCGTTAAGGATGAATATATCCTCACGGTTGTAAAAAACTCCGATTTATTGATTGACAAATTCTGTTTCAGATCGTTTCCTGCTCAGAGAACGATTGATGAGTGTTATAAAGATACACCCGATGAAACAGATGAATGTACAGTAGTTATCGATGCGAAGAAGATTAGACAGGTTATAATACCTGATCCTAAATCTTTCATATTAGATGTTAGTCTTGGTATACAATTTGTAATTGAATTTGTTTAAATAATTGGGAGGTCATTATGGAGTTGATAGCAATAAATCTAACTCTATCAGATAGTGAAATCGGTAAGGAGCATACATTTTCGCACAATGTTATATCGATTCCAAACGTTGGGGATATTATAACTGTGAAGTATTCTCCCCTTAAGAATGGTAATTTTATTGATATTGATTTTAAGGTTATAAAAGTAAATCATAGACTTGAAGGTATTGAATTATCTGACAGATACGATCATCTTGTAATTCCATATTATGTCGATGCAAACTCCCACACAAAATCATCGATCAATGTTATCTGTAATAGGATTAGAGATAGGTGTAGGTAAAACTATGTCTTGTAAAATAATAATAATTGGAGATCCGTCTCAAAAATTGTTACAATTTGCATTGGCAAACCAATTTGAAATTGAAATTTGTCCACCTGAAAAAGTTGATAGTTTAGAATCTAATTTACTCTATAGTGAACGTCGAAGTATAAGTCGTTCACTTGATATCTTAGCTGAAGAGTGCAAGCTAAATGAAATTAAAATTGCTAATACTCGATATCCTACAAAGCAGGATAGAAGAAATTGGCGTAAATTTAACAAGAACTGAGAATTTACTATGGAAAAGAAAAAATACCCTGTGAAACTTGGAGATATAGTTGTTGGTGAATGTGAAGCTCCTGATGAAAATGGAGTTTCAGAAGTCACCATAACCAGTCCGGAATTACTTGAATTGGTAAATAAAGCCCCATCATTTGGAATGAGTGTGAGATACTCTGCGGAATTTGCTGACGATGAAACGTTTATCTTGACCGATAGTGGAACGATTGAAAATATCACCAAACCTGTAAAACAATCGGTTATTATCTTGGGAGATGATGGAACACTGCACCATGGTGTTGAAGAAGTTCAACCGCTCGGAGAACAGATTTTCCATATTTCAAGATCCCAAATACTGGAGGAGCAGTATGGACCCGATGAAAGATAATCCTTATGTAAGGGAATTTGAAGGTGAATTCTATGCTCCATGTTGGCTTGAAAAGAATACTCTTGGCGGATTATTGGACATGTTTGTTTCATATACTGGCGGTGGTGGATGGCATGCTCAATTCAGATTTGTCAATATTAAAGATATTGACAGAGAAGTAGTATATCTTCGAACTTTCAGCCGAGCATATGAAATTCCGTATGGCAATTGGTTAACTCCTCAATTTTTGGACATGTTGTGGGATCATTCGATTACAAAAAGTCGGAAAGATTACGTTCAAACTTCACAAAGGTATATCCAAATCGATCTGTTAAACCATTCATTGGAATTTGTAGCGGGTATGATAAGCGACGAAGCTGATCGTAAACGTGAACCAATTGATGTATTAGTCATCGATAATTGTGAAAGCTTCTTGGATCCGAAGAAGAGACGTCCTCCAAAAATGGTCAAGTGTGTTAATGGAAGTTTTATTTAACTAAAGGAAAATGATCATGTTATATTTCCCAAAATTTGATAATGGGATATCTAAAACTATGGCCGAAGTAATGCTGGAACCTAATGATCCTGTCCACGGGATTGATCATACAAGGGAAGTATTCAATACGTGTATGAATATACTACATAGCCGTGTCGATGATGATGGTAGATTGTATGTAGATTTCAATACTTGGGAGAGTGAAAAACCAGCACCAACATTGATTGTGACCCAAAGAATTATTAATATCATGGTGATCGCAACAGCTTTCCACGATGTTTGTCGCGGAAAAGATAATCATGAAATTGAAGGCGCAAAATTGTTTGAATCTTATTTCAGCGATATTTCCGAAACAGTTCCGGGTAAAAAATCGGTATTTACTATTGTTGAGAAGGATCTAGTTTATGAGATCATGCTCGATAAAGATGATGTTGAAGTTGTAAAATGTATAATAAAGTCGCACAGATCATCGAATGGACAAACTTTACATCTTATAAATCAACCAGATATGATGTGTGCAATTCTTCGGGATGCTGATAAACTTGATGCTATTGGTGTCAACGGAATTAGAAGATGTATTATACATGGTGCGATGAATGGTCAACCATTTCATGATCCACAACTACTGCCTAAAAATAAGTATGATGGAAATTCCACAACTGGTGTCAATCATATCTTTGAAAAGTTGTTGAAGATTAACCCTGAATCAATGTATACAAAAAGTGCATCTGCTATGGCTGAACGTGGACATGTTTCTTTGGTAAAATTTATTGAAATCATTGACAAAGAAACTATTCCAACGTTATTTGGAATTGGTACACAGAATCCTTACAGTGTGCATATAACTGAACCTGGAAAAGATTGATTTAATCAAGTTCAACATGCGTTTGAACAACCCAATAGTCGAAAGACTAATCTAATGTAAACCGTATCAACTAAAGGGGAAATGCCTATGGGAGGAAAACTTCTAATTAACTAGGGTTTGACTTAACAAGGAAATTTAATGCGATCTATCAAAGTAGTTCTTCTACTAACAACTTTAACAGTACTATCTGCTAATGAATATTTGCCGGTAAATAATATTGTCCAAACTATTGATACGTCTAAATCGATTGCGGTTATAGATACCACTACAACTCCTGTTGTAAAGGTTGACCCTGGAATTGGTTTTGATTTCAAGAAATTTGCCAAGATTATAGAAAGTAAAGAGTCTGGTGGAGATCCACGTGCTGTTAGCTGCTCCAAGATGTATATAGGTTTGTATCAAATTGGGGATTTAGCTTTAAAAGAAATTGGTATGAAGAATGTATCTGTGGCGAAGTTTATCAGAAATCCTGATATATTTCCAGCGGATGCACAGTTGCTAGCTCTGGAAAAGCTAGCTTTGAAAAATCAACAATACCTTGAAAAAGAGATTAAAAGGTTTGTAGGTAAAGAAGTACACGGTTACACCATAACTAAAGCTGGGTTACTTGGCGCCGCTCACCATATCGGTGTTGGCAGAGTTAAACAGTTCTTGTATACCGGCAATGTTGCTCGGGATGGGTCAGGTGTTCCGTTAACAACATTTATCAAGGCTATGGTTGACATTTAAGAGTATTTACTGCGGGATAGTCCCGCAGTAAATATTTTATATAAATTAAAAATGGTAGAAAATAATATGGGACTTGATAAAAATGAAATAAAATTATTAGAAAATATTTATGATGATAACATAATTTGGAATTGTGAAAGTTTCAACAAGCGTGATGGTAGATATAAAACAAGATTGAGATTTAAGAAGAATAATATCATTATTAATAGAAATACCTCAACGTGGAGACTTGAATCATCATTAGGTAGAAAATTAAAAAACAAGGAATCATGGAGGCACAGAAACTTGTGATCATATAGATAATGATAAAACTAATGATAAGTTATCAAACTTAAAATTGTCTCTCCGAAAATGTATTGAAAATGTTAACATCAAGATCATTATTGAATGGACGAATTCTAGTCCCGTTATCAAATGAGATTATCATAAACATGTTAAATGATTATTATACCGATGGAATTGGTATAAATGAGCTGTCTAGAAAATATAACTACGATAGAAAAAGTATTGCCGCAATAATAACTTTCAAAACATATAGACACGTAAGTGCAGATTTTAGAAACAATCTTAAAATTTTAAGAGTAAACTGCACTAATAAAGTAATAAATGAAAATATCGCATTCAGAATACTATGTGCTTACAAATTTGAAGGTATGATTGTACGTGATATAAGTAAGAAATTTGGAATATCAAGACAATCTGTTACGGATATAATTTATAATAGAACTTGGAAAACTGTACCTCGACCATTTTATATCACAATCGATGGAGTCTCAAGATTTATCAAAACTGGAGATGTAATTATTGTAAATGGTAAAGGTTATAAATTCACTGGAGATCTGCCAGATTATAGTCAGAATTCTACATATATCGATGGAGACCTATTGATAAAAGTTTCAGTATGACGGTTTTTATAAACAAAATGGCGAGTTTACATTAGATAAGAGGTAGTAGGGAGAAATCCCTACTACTTTTTTTATAGATTTTGTTAAACAATTCATTGTTGAGAATATAAATTTTATCCAAAGGATTTCGAAAATGGTAACTGTAGGATTGATTAGAGAGCCTGGAAAGTTCATAAACGTTATAAGATTCTTCAATATTATTGATAATCCTATTATGGAACTTGTGCTTGATATTGAAAAACTTGACGATATCTCCGCAATCCAGCATGTCTCGGATACAGAGATTTACTGTGAATTTGCCGTAACTTATGGCGATAAATCAACAGTTATCAAAGTTTCCTATGATTCGGAAGAGTCTCTCAAAGAAAACATTCTGACTTTGGAAAATTTCTTTGTTCAGAAAACCACAAAAGAATTGTATGATAACAGACAAGAATTCAATTATTCGATTGAAAAAGAATCCACTAATTACCTAGATCGGATACCATTGGAGAAATTGTTTGAATCTGCTGGTATTATTCATATGGAAGATTTCCTAGCCAATTATAGATTTGGTAAAGATATCGTAACATCAAGAAGTTTATCCGAAAACCTACCTACTTGGTCGAATTGTTAAGAATAAATTGTGAGTGGAGAGAAATCTCCACTTTCTTTTTTTTCAAATATAGTATTTACATATATATTAACTATCGGTAATGTAAATATTTAAGTTGGAGGAAATTATGACATTGTTCAGAATTGAGTTTACACAGACAGATAGTCTGGTTTATCAAACTGATAAGTTTAGCGTCATTGTTAAAGCTAATACTATTAACGGAGCATTCAAGAGATTTGACAAACTTACAAAGTATAAGTTTGTCGATTCTAATGTCACTATACTTAAAGTTAGTAGACGTAATCGTATGAAATTTCATAGACAGCGTATAAATAAGATTTTAAACGAGACCGCGATTCTCAATAAGGCTATGAACGGAATTGCTAAACTCTTTGAAGATTTTGAAGACGATGGAAGTAATCCTGGACTTACAGGGTATATGGGTTTTATAAAAGCATTTGATTTTCCAATAAACCCAATGTTAAATCGTTTTATTTAAAGGAGAAATTATGAGTAAATTTATACCAGATCACCCCATAGCTAGACAGGGTAGTGCAAGATATGGGAGTTCTCCCGAGGCGTTGGTAGGTTTATTTGCAAGGTTGCAAGAATGTTTCGTTGAGGAAGAATTCGATTATGAATGTCACAATACGTTTCCCAACGATTCCGTGAGAAAGAATCTGTTCACTGAATCTGATCGTGATATAAGAAGATGGGACATTGGAACTTACATTACTGCGAAAACTGTCACGTATGATTCTGATATTCATGCTACACCAATTGATGTTATTAAAACAGATACCAAAACTATTCGTGGGACTACTAATTACTCCGATATGTTTACAACAATATCTCTTGAAACTAATGTAGGGATGCGTAAAATATTGGTAATTGTTGATTCAGATAGTGGGAACTTCAACGTGATATTTGATAATGATACTTTCAAAAGTGCAGTTATCACATTCATATTCTTTAGACCTAAAAATAAGGACGATAAATAATTATGAGTGAAGATAAAACATTTGATATGCAATCTTGCAAACCTGGCGATTTGTTATTATGCGAATCTGGTTGTGTTGTAAAATATGTTGGATATGGTGAGCATCCACGATATAGATCTACTCCGTACAAGATAGAATACTTCAACGGAGAAGAAGGCACTAGGTCGATAAAAGGATTGGTAGATACAGGATTGTTTGGTTCTATGACAAAACCTTTCAATATTGTCGGTAAAGCTCTTGCAGAAATTTGTCATGTCAAAGATCGATCAATGTTACCTAAACCAAGTTTCTGCAAAAAGTGTTCATTAAAGAAGGAAATATCATGAAATACTTATCTGAAGAAGAATTCGTACGAAAACAGTATGGTAATACTGAAGAAGATTACAGACGTGGTCATGAAGATCTTACAAGGAAAATTATAATTCATCGTGATGAAGAAGCTCGCCGTGCAATATTTAGAGAAAACCTTGGAAAATTAGCAGGGAAGGTTTTAAATGCTTAAATCTATCGTTAAAGAAAAAACAATGATTGCGCTCGATAGAGAGACTGGAAAAATCGTAAATCATCAGAGAATCGTTGCAATCAATCCAAATGGTACAGTATATGGGATATATGATACATATCGGTATACATTGGAAGATATATTCAACAATGATAAATCAGAAATGGATATGTATGAAGCGATTATTGAAGGTTATTGTAATCGAAAAAGTGTGACTTTGGTCAAAGGTTACATTTGGAGATATGAGCGTGACTTGAGAATTAAGGAAAAGAATACATAAAATTAATCAGTGAGAAAATTATGCCCTACGGAGATATAGTTGAATTTGAAGGAATTAAATACGAAAAGGCCCCACAAGAAGTTCCAGATTCTTGCCAAGGATGTCATATCCCGCATAGAGGAAATTTCGAATGCGCTGCAGGAAAATGTCTAACTGCGCCATACTCCTCAATTCTTAAATTTAAGAATCCGTCTGATGAATCTCGTGTAAATTCTCCAAATAAATGTGAAATCCAATTCAGATGTTTGGGAGAATCAAACGGTAGAATTGAATGCAGATTCTTCCAACCTAAACCGATATCTAACAAACCTGGTTATTTCGATTATGGAACTTGTGTTGACATGATTAAGGATTGTAAGGAATGCGATTCAATATGGTGTAACAATACATTTGCTAAAACTGCTACAATGAAAGCTGTCTTCGATGTTAGTTGACAAATATTTAAAAGGTAAGAAAAATCTCAGTGAAAAGGTTATATCCGACGCTGAGAAAATTCTAAAATGTTTGTTAGAAGATAAAGACTATAGATTATACCGTTGCGTAACTTCTAATGATCAATGGTATGGATTATATGTGGCATATCGAGGAGAAGTTGTTATACAGACCGATTGGTATGACTCATCCGAAAGTGATCTTTTGAAAGGCATTTTCGAAGATAAATTTACATATTAATAAAAAAAAGTAACAAGGAGATTATAATGATTGAAATTACAACGCCCGTAAAGGATAATAAATGCAACATTTAGCAATAAACGATAGAAGTATAACTGAAATTAAAGGTCAATTCTCTGCAGGACATCTTCCTCAATTTTCCGAAAGAATCACTGCTCAATTCTCGTGTATACATTGCGGAAACCATATAATGTATGGTACAGCAGCTGAGCATTTATATGATAATGGGGATTATAAAGATTATTATATAAGAGAGTTAAGAGAACGTTACAATTCTCTTATCAGACTCATATACACTGAGTATGAGCTTAGTCCGGAAAAACTTCGCGATTTGATAAATATTGAAGCTCGGAAAAAATCCGAGTTTCATAAATTTGTTGATTGGGAATTATATTTGGCATCTTTAGTGTTTGATGTTAAAGTTCCCTCAGTATTTGAACTCGAATGTCCCCATTGCAATAAACGTGGAGAATATCCATTTGATACAAGTAAGTATCACATTGTTGGACAGGGTGATATTATTAGAGAAAAAGCTGACAAATGTTTAAAAGAATTTAACAATTTTACGAACTTTATCATAACCAATATCATCCAATATCCTGATTTTAAGTCCAACGTTCAGCGGGTTACAGAACAATATTTATTACTTCGTGAAGAATTTAAACGATCAAGGAAACAATAATGGAAAAGGCTATATTGAGACTTGATGATGGTATTGATAGTAGTGTCAGTAAAGGAAAAAATGTCCTTAATGATCTAGGATTTAACCCGTATGATTTTGGAATGTCTCCTGAAGGATTTGAAATAACAGGATTAATTATAACTGATAAGATCACAAACTTCTCCAGATGTGTTGATAGAAATATCAAATTAATCGATGATCCTGTATCCGATATGCTAGTATGGAAATCGATAAATGTCAATGAACCATTCAGGATTGGCAATGATCTTCAGTTCGCGAAATTTAAACTATGTATAAACGTTGAAACAGGAGATTATTATTTCCGTGATATCGGAGAGTTCAACACTGTTAATGCGGTTTCGATAGTATTTGACATTGTCAAAGTTAAACCGAAGGAAGAAAATATCGATCCTGACAATTACATTGAAGTTGTTCAACAACCATTTCATTGGAAAGCTTTCGGAATTATAATGCTAATTATAAATTTCATTATGATATTTACACTTTTAGTAAACGCATTTACAACTTTTGTATTGAAAATTTAGCATAGGATTTATTATGTCAGTTGGTATAAAAACTTCCAAAGTTACTATGAAACTTGGGTCGACTGGAAATCTTTTAACCGAGTCTGGTCATGATTTTAGATCGTGGAAATTCTCAAAAATAATCTTACCATTGTGTGCGAAAACGACTGATGAAGTTACAGTTAAGGAAATATCCACTAATTCTCACGACAACCCAACAAATACCTCTGTAAATGTGAAGGTAAATTTGTTATCTGATGGTGAACTATTGGAAGATATTTTTGCAATATATATAGAGGGCGGTGGATCTTACAGAGTCTCAACAAGTATGACAGGACATGTTGAAAGTATAACAATTGATTTTGAATTGGAGACTATACCATGTCAATGAATATAAAAGCTGTACAAGTGATGTTTGACAAAGATTTGCACGTATTCAATCCAGTTACAGGCGCACTTTGTGAAATAACTGCGGCCAGTGTTGCGAAAATGTACAAGCCGACACTTGAATCGTATACATCAGATTGTGTAAGAGAAACTATTCTTCAATCTAAGGATGTAAATGATCCAAGAATTCCGGATGTTATCGCAAAATGTGCCGAGGATTATAATGAAGTTTGTAAATTTGAAATCCTTGATGAATCAGTATTGTTTGCAAATGCTAGCGTTGGAATACAAGATGAAGAATTCAAGAAGAAAAACATTATCAAAGAAGTTATCGGTATTGAATTTGATTTTGGGGAAGATACTAGAATAAGAAGGTAAGCATGGCAACGATATTATTAAGGGCTGGTTCCGAAATACATTTGCAAAATCCGCACTTATCAATTATCAACCCATCGGACACTGAAAGTATAGATATTGACGGTGGAAATGGAGCTGTGTATAACATTCCTGCAGGGTGTAAATTTATGAAAGTACATAAGGTTTCATATAGTGGATATTGTAGACGTAAAATGTACATTTACAGATGTTTAAAAATTGAAACAATATAGGAGCGACAACCATGGATTGGAATAGTAAAGTTGAGATTACTGTATAAACTCAGGTTGAGAAATCTATTTTTGAAATAATAATAGAAAACTTAAAACAGGTTCCAGTTAACAAAAATTATACAATGATGTACGACTACACAATAACCAATGATGATAAGTTATTGATAGAATTGACCCCTACAATCTCTACAGAGTTTTATTCTCTAAGGTATTGTACAATATTTAAGGAATTATTGAAAAAGAAAAGATTTCGTAAAATAGATCTTCCCCCATATCCTATGCGGGCGGAATTGTTTAAATGTGAACGACTTAAATTTGAAACGAAGTAATTGTGGAAAAGTTATCGAAGATTCAAATATTTGCGATCGTAATGCAGATTATAGTTGGAATAATGATTGTTCAAAAGAAGGTATCATAATGGAAGCTAATCTTTTCGATATTGTAGTTCTTCCGAAAATCGTTGAAAAAGCGAGATCTGTAAATCTTTCGGGAGATCCGGCACAAGATCTTAACACTGTAATTGGGATGATGGCAACATCGTTAAAGTTTATTAGAGACTATGACCTTACAAAGGAACAATCTCAAACTTTGGCAAATGTATCCTTAGCCGCTATGAAAGATATTGGTCTTGAAGTATAAAAAGAGTGGGTTGATTCCCACTCTTTTTATTATGTAATAATGAGAATGTTACGTCTATATTAAGTGATGATCAGGATATATAAATAAGGTTTCTTCTACAGCAGCAGGTATAAAGCCTGTTGCTGGGTTGGAACTGGTTCAGGAACTAACAATTCCTGGAGAACAGTTGTATTAGAACTTAAAGGAACTCTCCAGTTCGTTAAGTTCTAATAGGACGTCATGAGCATGACGGTTATAAAAGGCTCATCTTCTCTCCCTGACTCAAGGGATTATATGTCATAAGCATGGGCTAGACACCGCAACTATCGGATATAGTTAGAGAAGAAAGGTTTCAGGATGACCTATATCAACCTGACACCGCATGCTATCGTGCTTAACGATGGTCGCTCATTTCCAGCTTCAGGAACACTTGCACGTGTTTCGGCTAGTTATAGCACCATTGTTGACGATGTATGTACTCAAGTTTACGGCGATGTTCAGGATCTTCCTGCTCCCGTAGATGGCGTACGTTACATTGTAAGCGCACTTGTGCTTGGAGCTCTCAATGGATCACGTTCGGATGTAGTAGCACCAGCTACTGGTCATCCTGACACTGTCAGAAATGACAAGGGTCACATTGTATCAGTTCCATCATTTGTGAACTAGCAATGCATGCGGAGGCGGAAGTAACTAACGAATACTTCTAAATGGGTAGTTAACAGAATGTGTGGTCGGCAATATCCCCGCCGTAATTCCACACACCTTTCATAAAGGAAAAAGTTAAGAGTGAGGATTAAGCCCACTCTTTTTTTTTATTCTTCAGTATCGGATTTATTAGTTTTATTCTTCTCAGAGAATACTCCACTAATATATCCAGCTCCTACAGCTGCAAGTAAACTTTGGAATGCCAATACCCAATTAGGAGTCATTCCCTCAACTATAAGGTTAGATGTCATCCATCCAATTGATGAAAAGATTACAGTAATGTATGCAATACGCTTACTTGAAACTTTCCCACCTTGAGAAAATAATTCTAAAAACCATTGTTTCATGATGTCCAACTTTCTTTTAAATTAACCGAAAATCATTAGAAATACAATCGAAGCAGTTGTAACCATGATAGGTGTACCAATACATATTATGAGTATACGAACCCAATGTTTAATAATAAATTCATAGGTATCGGTTATAATTTTATTTAACTTCTCTTTATCTGTAGAAATTACAAAGTTTGCTGAAAATATTGTGACAAAGTATCGTACTACAAATAGTACAAGTTTCGATAAGACTTTGAGAAATTTATTTTGTTTTTCAGGACCGGTATTCATTTCATACTCTACGGTCATAATAAGTCCTTCATTAAGTTTACACATTAAAATGTTTTAAAAGAAGTGTAATAATCAAACTTTGGAGTATATATTAAGTTATGATAAAGACGAATATGAGATAAGGTTTCTCATACTTCGCAAGATTTTTCTATGGTTCGAAAGTAACCAGGAATAGGATTTATTATGGAAGAAGTAGTAGTATTTGGATCGACATATGAAGCTGTAAGCTCGTACGAAGGATACCTTAACAAATATTATTGCGTTAAGGTATCAGATGGAACGGTTATTCAATTCTCTTCTCAATCCGTAGATTTCTACGGTGACGAAGAAGAATCGATTGTTATAAACGGACTCCCGTACTCACGGGAGTCAAAGATTGTTAACGGGACTCAGGTCCTGCTGAACATGGATGAACTCGATTTTGGAGTTCACCCATTAAATGGTCCGGAGTTCTTAACAAAACTTTCGGGCGAGATTGATCTGAGAACACTCAGATCAAACCCAAAGTCGGCAAAGTATGCCGACTTTGTGGAGGCGTATAAGCGCCTGATCGCAGATTTCAACATTCATTGATAAAGAAAGAAGGCGGATTAATCCGCCTTCTTTCTTTTTTTTTATTTACAAACTAGTCGTATCACACGCATTTCCCGCGCAAGCTGACTCTGACTGCACCGATGTGTTATCTTCAGTTTCGATAATGGAATTAAGATCGAAGTCTACAGAGCGTTCCATCAATATAGATGAAAGACGTTCATATTCTTCTTCAGTAATATCTTCATATCGGAGCTGAGGATAAGTTCCTCCGTCATAATCGAGAAGAGAAATACCGTTATAAATGTTACGGTTTTCCCACATCCAATCAGTAATCATACCCCATTCATCAGGACGAACAGATACCGTTACAGATACATTGTGACAGTTAGTTCCTTCACGATGCGTTCCACGAATCCATTC